ACTATGCTAGAAAGGGCACAGGGTTAACGCTGGATATGGAGTATTCTTCTTTTTTATTGTACTTATCTATTTTCCTGCAAAGTTAACAATAATTTGCAGATATAAAGATTTTCACCTCTTTATTTTTCCAAGTGCAAATATAATAGTAAGGGCAAAAGCTTAAAATCTCCTGGCAATGTATAAAGCTGTTGCCCTTACAGGGCGCATTGCTGTTTGCCATTATACCCAGGGTGTTACCCTGGGCTAAGAGCTTCTGCCCTTACAGGGCGTGCTACTGATGGCTGTTACACCCAATGGCGATGACCATTGCGCTTTTATACTTTTGCACCATTGTACTTTTGTGTTATTGTATTTTAGTACTTTAGTACTTTTATACGTTTGCACAATTGCACTTTAAAACTATTGTACTTTTGTACTTTTACGAAAATACACCATTACACTTTAATGCTATTGCACTTTAGTACTTTAATACTTTTATGCGATTGCACCTTTCAACGTCCACTCCTTTCCACTTCGATACGTCCACACTTCCACACATTCGTACTTTTGTATCTTTGCATCTACGTACTGACGTACTTTCGTATGCACGTAGGTACGTAGGTTCATACGTTTATTCGGACGTAGGTATGCACATTCGTATGTTGATACGTAGGTTCGTATGCTGATAGGTATCTACGTTCATATTTTCATTCGTTCATAGATACGAACCTATAAAAATACTTAATATTTAAAATATAAAACGGAAAATAGTTGGTAGTTATATTTTTTAGTTGTATCTTTGCACGTATGAAAAATCATAGGTACGTATGTAGATACGTAGGTTCGTACTTTAGTACTAATGTACTTATGTACTTCGGTGTATTTAGTTACACATTATAGCATTATCGAATAGATTATTCATTTAAAATAAAAAGATTATGGCAGAAACAAGATTGAAAGAAATACTCGCCTTCGTGAATCATAAAGGTGGAGTAGGCAAGACCACAACGGTACAGAGTTTAGCAACAGGGCTGCGTCGCTTCGGTAAAGGGTACTTCGGAAAGGGTGCAGACGGAAAGGAGCGAAAGCCACGTATCTTACTCGTAGACCTCGACCCACAGGTCAGTCTGTCTTTTCTTTTCGGTTGGGACCAGGTGAACAGCGACAATAAGCCTACCACCTACGATGCTCTTATCAACCAGACCTCCCTGCCCGTATATAAGATGCAGGAAGGTATCTACCTCGCTCCGGCCTCACAGAAGATGGTCAGCATCGAGCCCTTCCTTAACCAGATGGCGGTGCCTCGCAAGGCCTTGCGCAAAATTCTGCTGAAGCCCTTACAGGAGATGCAGGGCGCAGAACTCGCAGACGAGGGCGTAAGCAGCATCCTGGATGCCTTCGACTACGTATTGATAGACTGCCCTCCAGCCATGTCGCTGCTTACCTATAATGCGCTGGCGGCGGCATCGAGTGTCGTTATCCCCGTCCAGTTGGAAGTGTTGGCCACAAAGGGTATTGCAGAAATCACCAATGCCGTGATAGAGACCAGGGAAGACCTGAATGAGGACCTGGATATTCGTGGACTGTTGGAGGTGATGAGTAATGACCAGACCAAGGCGACGCGTCAGTTCAAGGAATATCTGAGCGAGAAGTTCGATGATTACGTGTTCGATTCATATACCCGCAGAGATACCAAGATGGTGGAAGCTCAGGCGATGGGTACCGACATTTTTTCTTATGCACCTTACTGCAGGGTAGGGCAGGACTATGAGCGATTTACGAAAGAAATCTTAGAGAGTATGCCTCAGTAGGCAGCTCATGTTATATTTCATACAAATAATTGAGGACTTTTAATCAATAGAATATTATGGCAAGACCAAATGTAAAAAAATTCGGTTTGAATGAATCAGACGCAATGGATAAAATAGAAGGAATATACGAGCAAGGACAGACCTCGCAACAGTCGGCATCTTCTATGCCTTCAACAGGTACGGCGAGCGGTAGCGCCACCACAACTTCCACTGGCATCCAGCAGCCGGCAGGCGAAGCACAACAGTCATTATCCATGCAACCTTTAAAGACAGAGAAAAGTGTAAAGGTAACAATCCCTATGGATTATTATTTCCGCTTGGCTCGTCTGAAGGAATGTACGGGTAAGACGCTTCAGGAACTGGCTGCCCAGGGAGTGATAGAGTTTATCGACAGATATTCTCAAGGCTAAGGTAAAATGACTCATAATGTTTTTTACCTAAAGGTGTGCGAAGTCACTACAAAAGTGTGCTGTTTTTGGTTTGTAACACCTACGGATTTGTTTACCAATACCTACGGATTTGTTTACTTAAACCTACGGATTTGTTTACCAACTCCTACGTTTTTGTTTACCTCGCCGTAGGTAACTAACTGATAATCAATGCGTCCAAAACCTCTTAATATAATATAACATAAGATATAGTTTTATCGTTTTTCAAAAGGAATAAAATAATAGTTTATATTATATTATATTAAGGAGATAGGGAGGGGTTGAAAATCAACGAGTTAGAGCATACAAAGTAAACAAATATGTAGGAGTTGGTAAACAAAAACGTAGGTTTTGGTACATAAAAAAGTAGGTTTAAGTAAATAAAAACGTAGGTATGGCAAAGAAATCGAAAAAAGAAGATAAAGAAGGCAAACTTCAAATAGCCTTGAACGAACTGCGCTGGATAAACACGCCTGTCAACTATACATCATACGCTAAAAGCTATTCCCTCATACAACAGGATGTGATGTTGTTGGTAAGCGGACGGCTGCAAGATCATTTTGCCAAGTTCTTGAATGAGCACCGCTATTTAAATAAGGAACGTCCAAATGGAGGCATTACGAAAGAAGACCTGTTGAAGATGGGACCGATACGTTTGCGTCTGGCTGACTTCGGTATAGAAAGCAGTCATTATGACGAGTCGGTGAAGGTGATAAACCAAATGAAGAAAATTGAGTTTCATCTGCCTCGTTTCGATCCAGAGACAGGACTTAGAAAAGGTGAGGACTACATGCCTATCTTCAGTAAGATATTTATTCCGAAGAACTTCACGTCACGGGAAGGCGAAGATTTCAACTATTCGGGAGACGGTGAAACTAAGATTGACGAGGACGGACAGGAAGTGCGCAAGTTTCGCCGTGACGGATATATCGAGGTGACGATAAACATCGAGGTGGCAAAAGCCGTGTTTGACATGGCAGACGGATATTTCAATCATCTTGAACGTATAGCCTACTTCTGCAATTCGGCTTATACGTCACGTCTTTATCTCCTGTTGATGAAGTATGCGAGCAAAGGACAGATGCACCCTGCTATAGATTATCGCGAGTTGAAAGAAGCGTTGGGAATGTTTAAGGTAGACGTTGAGAAAAGCGATGATACGCAACCTGCAAAGGTGGTGACTACTGAGAAATATCAAAAGTTTTCTCAGTTCCGTAAACAGGTGTTGGATGTGGCGCGTGGCGACATGGAACGGCTGTGCGAGGAAAACAAAATTGAGATCATGCTCTCGTGTACCGACCCCGACAAGAAAGGTTATGAGCCGATTTATAGAGGCAGCGTGAAACGAGGCAATCCCGAAAAAATAAAGTTCCATATCAAGCGCACGCCTTTGGGTGTGGCGCGAGAATTGGAGCTGCATCGCGGTTCGTCGGAAAAGCGTTTATGCGCTAAGTTGATGTCGCTATATCCTACGCTCGACAGAGAACGGCTCAAGGCGTTTGTTGCCGATGTTCCCGAAGAACTTTGGAACGATTTCAAGGCGTATGCCTATAATGGCGTGCCGAAGGCAGTGGAGCAGCCACATAGATGGAGCGGCACGATGGAGGACTTCGTGTTCTACATTATGGATCAATGGATAAAACAGCATAGCGCAAAGCCGGAACCACGGCAGATGACGCTTGCCTTTGCCGAAGCCGAAGAGGTGAAACCAGGTGAAAAAGAATGGCAGATGTATTTGCGCTTGATTGACAAGCAGCTTGCTTCCGACTTGAGCAAGGTCAGGTACTTGTCGTTTGATGATGGTGTAGTATGTCTGGGCGTGGAGAACAAGGCTCAAGTAGAAATGATAGAAGAACATTTTGCGGACGTTGCCGTTTTGACCCATGCACAGCAATGCGCCGTTAAGTCATTCGGAAAGAAAATATCCCTTAACTATAAGATTGTAAAACAATAAACATTCACACCGCTTACCCATTCCATAGGGTAGGCGGTGTTTTAGTATGTCCTGTTGATGTCAGCGGCTTTTTCTAACTTTGCAGGCGTAAATCAACAAGACGAATTATGGAAAAAATCAAATCAGCAATGTTATGGCTTCTGGCTGTAATCATGTTTGCGAGCTGCGCTTCCTCCCGTAAGGTGGAGAAGTGGAGTAGTGAGCAACGGCGCGACAGTGTCGTAGCCATCGTTAAGGACAGCGTGGTGAAGTCGGAAACTTCTACGGACAGTACTGTCAGTGCTGCCACCACCGAACAGCTCACTACCGGCTCCATGACCGACAAGGGCAGTAACGAGGAGACCATCACTGAGCGAGTGACCGAGAGCACGGACGCCCAGGGCAACAAAACCACCACCACCGACCGAACCATACACCGTAAGGGCGACTATGAGCGCAATGCCACCTACGAGGCACGGCTGAAGCATCAGGAAGAAATTATCTCGCGGATGCAGCTCACAATAGACAGCCTGGTGTTGAGCAATAAGATGAATGTTGGCACCCACTGGGAGAAAAACGACAGCAACTATCTGGATAAAGAAAAAAATACCGCTATGGACAGTACTACTTCATGGTGGGGAAGATTCAAGATCCAGATGAGGGCCTTCGTTCTGGCATTTATGATGATTGTCGTTTGCGTATTGGTCGCCAAATATCGAAAGCAGACAAAGAAATAGTTTTCCTTATATATAATATAGTTATGGGCAGAAAGAAGAAAGACGATTTTATGGACAATAACGATCAGGCGGTGGTTACGCTTGATGATTTCGTGATTGAATCCAAGATAGAGGCGTTCTGTCGGACCTATAAGCCCCTGAGCGCTTGGACGGAGGACTGCGATGTTTTTAACGACTCGAAGTTGAGGACCTACTTCAAGGCAGTAGTGTGCCCTTATGGCGACCCTCTTGTCCTTTATCTTCAGGAGTTGGCACTTCGTGGTTTCAGTATGAAAAACGACGAAAGCGGTGAGCCTGTTATCTATTGCCGAATGCGCAGAACTGGAGAAGAAGGAGATAAATTTTTTCGTTAAACAATAAAATATAAAAGTTATGAGTAGTAAAAACAGACCCCATTATTATTACAAGGTAGCAGCCGACAGCGAGGTAGGCAAGAAGCTGCAGGAGTTTATCGACGAATGTAATGAAGCCCAGGAAAAGGCTCGTGCGTGGGCTGAAAGTGTCCATGCTGACGCTTACTACGAAACGTGCGATGGCTACGCTGGTGGCATTCTCTTTGTCGAGTTTAAGAATATTGTCAGTAAGGAAGGCTGGGAAAACGTAAGAGTACCAAGACCAGAAGGCTATCAGAGCACGCCATACTTTACTCCCATCAAAGGCAGCGACTTGGAGAAGGAGATGCAGGCGCTCCCCGTTGTAAGCGAGACAAAGCTTATCGACATCTTTTCCTTTAAGCCTGTTACGGCAAAGGACAAGGAAGGAAACGAGGTACCCGTTCCGTTCAGCTTTGGCGACACTACGCCGCCTCTCTTTTTGCATCACGGATTCTGGTACACAGATATTCCATACGAGAGTACGTCGCCCGATTGTATTCTTACGGGCGAGAAAGAGTTTTTCCGCCGTCGTATGGCTTTCATTAACGAACAAGATTATTCATAGGTTAATAGATTATTTTCCCCTAAGCGTAGGGGACGGTTATTTCTTTATTTTTAAGTTTACGGATTTTTTAAGTTACAATGCAGCCATCCGTCCGTGAGGATAGATGGCTGCTTCTTTGTTCATACCTGTGGGTGAAATGTCACTCACTCATGATGGATGTCATCTGCGGCTATGCCCATCATCGTATTTCGTACCATAGCATTTCCGTTTGCTCTTACCTCAAGTAGCTGCTTGGTGAGTGCAGCAATCTCTTTTTGTTGGTCACCAATCAGTTTCTGTTGCTCATTGATGATTCCCAAAAGACGGTCAACCAAGTTTCTGTTGTAGTTTGCTTCTGTAACATCAGTGATGGGAGTGTTTTCGTCAGGAGTCTTCGATTCTACCACTTCAGCATCCGCTCTATGGTCTGTGACTGACGCGCAACCCGATGGCTCACAATTGATATTCTTCTTGAAGATGATGCCGGGAACGATAGATGTTTGCTGTTCTACGTCTATCGGGTTACGAAGAGAACGACTGCCGTGTGTCCGCTTCTCGCCGTTCTTGATATAGCCTTCAACAGGCTCAAAAGCGTCGCTGTCGAGTGGAATGACCTCACTTTCTGTCTCTATACCTTTAGGATCGTCGGCATATCCAAGATATTTTTCTTTGTCGACAATGAAAGCTGAGATAGGTACATGGAACGTGTTGCAAAAGCGAAGAATGCTGATGACAGGCATCGGACATTTTCTGTCCAGATACAGTCTTAAACTCTGGTTACTGGTAGACCCAATAGCCTGTAATATTCGCTTGCCATCTACCTTTTCGTTGGCTGACATCCATCTCTCAAGGAAGGAATAATTGTACTCGTACTTCATAATTGTTAAAATTATAATATTACACCTCGGCTATTCGCCGTTATTTATCTCAAAATACCTCGGATAAGTTAAATCTTGCAAATTAAAGAAAGAAAATACCCGAGATATATTATAGTTTCGGTTTTAATTCTTAAATTTGCAACAAATTTAATCAAAAGATTTCAAATGACAAAGGAAAATATAGAAAAAATCTCTATCCCAAGTACTGCGTTAGATGTCAAAGACATGACGCCCGATGAAAAGAAGCATTTATCGAGCTTCTTACTTGAGAAAGGATTTACCAGTCCAACCTTCTATCTGCGGTTCTTTCAGAAGGGCTTTTCTCTTTGGGAGATTATGGGAACAAGGGAGTGTAAACGCCAGTTCCTGGCTATCCCCGAAATAGCTGAAGTACTGAAGGACCACGAGGCTGCGCCTGATACTGACAATGACGGAGAAGGAAAATCTCTCTATGACATGGCTTGTAGCGACGAGCCTGGTGTGTTCTATGCCTGTCTGAAAAAAGAGAAAGGACTTTGCACTCGTTTCTTCCGATTTATGCAAGACAAAGGCATGTGCATGGGTGTTACCATCAAGCGCTTCAGTTCCGATGATTGGAAACCTTGGGAGCAGGAGGGCATCACCTCTTTACTGAGGGAGTATATGAGTAAGTAAGTAAGAAGATTTCTTATACCTTTATTATAATATATAGAGTTTTAATTGCAAATGATTGATATTACAGTAGATCTTGAAACGTGTTCGCTTGCCCCCACTGCTGCAGTAATGAGTATTGCGGCAGTGGCATGGAATCGGAATGGTGACAGAAGTCCATTCTTCGGCGAGAATGACGATAGATTGAGTTTTCCTGAGTTTACCGAACATGTAGACTTGAGAAGCGAGTTTCTGAGCGGCTTTACCTTCGACCAGAGTACGGCAGACTGGTGGGCTCGTCAGAATGACAAAGCAAAGGCAGCCCTTCTTGACAACGACAGCGCGGATTGCCCCTGTCAGCCCATCGACGTGGTTGTAAAGGATCTCATGGACTGGATGGAGGACATCCGCACGAAACTTGACGAAGACGAGATTTATCTCTGGGCGCAGGGCACCGACTTTGACGTGGCGATTCTGCGCAACATCTGTCACAAGATGGGGCTTCGCTTCGGCATTAAGCACACCAATTTTCGTGACCATCGTACTTACTATTTGGAGATGGCTCGTTGTTTCATCCCCGACGGAGAAGAGTTTACAACAGATAAAGCTTATGCGCTTACGGACGAAAGAGAGACCGATATGGTTATCTACGGACTGAACAACGGGGCTACCCATTCTCCCATATATGATTGTAAGCGCAGCATTCTTTCCACATGGAAGATGATGGGAATGGTACACGATGCGTTCAGTTCTTGTCGTTTGCAAACAGAAATGTAGCCGTGGCAAAAATCATACGCAAGGATTATCTGTGGATGCCATACGTTCCCAACCGCAAGAACATATCCAAGGCTGGACGCCATTCCAAACACAACTTCCTGCATCGTTTCGCCTACACAGAGACGAAGAGAGGATTGGATGACGAGATACCCACCTTGTTGTTCTATGCGCCGTTTGAGCTCCTGAAAGATGTATGTCAATACTTCTATCCCCTGATGGCGGGCAGAGTGAAAGACTTGCGCATCATGGAGAGTCATTCCTGTCGATGGAAGAACAGGAAGTGCTACATGAGAACGGAAGTGCAGATCATCGGACTTGACGAGCAGTTTATCTCGCTTACAGAGTTCACTCGCTTGCTTGTATATAAGTGCCAGGCGATATGCAACTGCACCGTCCGGCACTATCGGCTCGAAACGTTCTTGAATCTATAAAAGCCATAAACACGTTTTTGCCATATCGTGTTCTATATATATAGGGATTTGTTCTTAGAGCGAGTCCTACTCACGGGGAAGGCGCAGCGATGGAGAGTGTAGCAATACCTCTCTGATAATCATACGACAGCACAAAACGAGGTAGGTAAGTCTGAGAGAATAGTCATGAAAACCTGCATCAAAAAGTGTTGTTCAACTCTGAAGTTTGGCGCATCGCTGTTGCCTTTCCTTTTAAGAAGAAAAAATATGAAAAGAAACGAAAGACCGACCTCAGCCATGGAAGCGGATAGCGGTAACAGCAATGTCCGCGGCTTCGCTCATATACCATTGTCGAAAGCTCTGGAGTAGAGTACGAAAGTACACTACGACCTCGGAAATATGCGGAGTACAGTGGATTCTTGAAGATAGAAAGTATCTTTGATTCATTTGCCTTCGTGTATGAGCCAAGACGATGGTTGTCTCTTAAAGTTTTGCCTGTCCGCTTCGGTCGGTTTTTCTTTCTTTTAACTAATATATACTAACAACGAGATATGTTATTTCATCCTATCATCAACCAGCTTGCCAATCTCGACATGACTTTTCTCGTGAAGCCTGCCGAGAACCAGTGTATCGAGGGACAGACAGCTTGTTTCTGTCCCTTCTGCCAGAAGGAGGCAGCTAACGACGATGCAGGAAGCAAAGCGAAACAGACACCTCATTTTATTATTTATAAGGACGAGCGAGGTGGTCTCTATAATGGTGTAGGGGTGGATGATGACAGACAGGCAGAGCATGGTGCCGTGAGGTGGATGTGTACCAAGACCGGCAAACATGGATATGGAGCCTTGGAACTATACGCTGCCATGCGCAATCTGCCTATGCACGGAGCCAGTCTGCTCCGTCTTTGCCACGATCTTGTGGTAAGAGTGTACGGCGATGCTGAGAACGTGAGGGCGAAATATCCTATGCTTTTCTCCAAGATGGACTACCGTACCATTTCCGTACAGAATATTGATACATTTTCTTTTATTCCCAAGGTGGATTTCAACCCACAGGAACTGGCAGCCTTGGGCTGCGAGGTGACAATGGTAAAAGGTTTGCCTTCCTTCGGTTTCGGTCGGGATTTCAACACGAAGATGTTGAATGACGACTTCCGTATTTATGCGGTTGACCAAGTGACATTACCTAATGCCGTAAGAGATGGCAAGCAGGTAAGCGAGGTTATTTATGGCACGCCATGGAATCCTCTCTTTGTCTGTTTTGCTACTGATGTGATTGCGCCGCAGGGCTCTTGCGGTTGCCTTTTCCGTCCTGCCATGCAGCAGCCTCCTATCGTCTTTTCCACTACCGAAGAGCACTCCGTCAAAAAAGTAAGTCGGTGGCTGATGGGAGACAAGGTGTTCACTTATGCCATGGACCATCGTGACTCCAACACGACGGGCGTCCATGCTGCCATCAGTAAGTGGCAGCCCGACGAAGTTTATACCAAAAGCAAAAAGAAATGGGTAGAGAATGAATTGAAGGATGGTACACCCAAAGGTACTTTCCACCAGGAAGACGAAGAAATCCCCGCTGCCGCCATCAAGGCGCAGAACATCATTTTCTGCCGGACTCCCGAGGATGCAATCAGCATCTATTATGCAATGCGTTCTCTTCGCAAGGATAAAGATGGCGACACTCATTTTCAGCAGAAATGCTGGTATCACGTAGCCTTCTCCGTAGGAAGAAGAAACTTCTGGTATATCGACCGCGGTCAGTGGCGACAGGAGAAACTGGATTTCAACGCTGTGCAGTACCAGAAGATGAAGCGTTTTGCCGAAAAAATCATCATGCTCTACCCCAACGACATCAGCAGTCAGCGCGACTGCGGTGCTATCGCCACCAAGTATAGTGACATTTGCTATGCGATGCTGCCTGATGCTTTCAGGGTGAGATATAACCAGCGATGGCAGTGGCTCTATGGCTGCTCCCCTCGTAGTGTACGTGATTATATGTTGACGTTTCGTATGACCGATGCAGATAATTTCCGTTTCGATCATGACATTCGTTTGCCTCTTTATTCTAAATTGCGCGGTGCCAACAATACCGACCCTTTCGAGATAGAAAATCCCCGTGACCCCAGAAGCGGTAAGCCCAAGCCACCGACCTGTAAGGTAAGTCCTACAAAGGTGTGGCTGTTTATGACCTCGTTGGGCTATTATCGAATGATAGACCCTGAGAGCACCGACCTCGTGGGACAATTCATACACCTTGACCGATGCTTCGTAGAGTATATTGACTCGAAGAGCATTATCCAAGCAGTGAAGACAAAACTCCTTGAGTTTATCGAGCAAAGTTGGCGATATAACGATGAGGAGCAGCGCATGATGTCGGATGCAGCCAACCTTATCGACAAAAACTTCTCAGAGAAGTCGGCTGGAGGTCTGCAGTCTATGGTCATTGACTTCAACGAGTCTTTCAATGAGCGGATGGAATATTTCTTCTTCCGCAATGTGGCATTGAAAATCACGCCGGAGGCCATCACGCCTGTCAGTTACGACCATATCAACTTCTTCATCCCCGCTTTGGCAAAGAAGCCTTACGACTTCACGATGAGGGTGTTTCATCCGCCGTTCACCATCAGCGAGAGTCAGGAATATCTCGACCGCAAGGGTGCTATTGACCAAAAGGCGGTCATGCGCAATGAGGACGGATCGCCTGTTTTCAGCAACGAGGAGATCACGCAGATGCGCGTTGAGTTAAGCGAATGGGCGCAGACCTTCAGGTGGCAAGTTGACTGGCACGGCAAGCAGGAGAAAGAGCTGTGGCCTGTATTGCGAGTCATACGCGGCTGTTCCAATACATTATGGCGACTGGAGCAGGATGCCATACGCAACAAGAAAGAATTGGACTCCACCGCAGTGGCTACCATTAATTCTCATTTCGCCAACATGATTTCCTGCATTGGTCGTATCTGCTATCGCTCCTGGAAGGACATGCAGAGTGTTTGTCCTTACCTCTTGGAAGACCAGGTGGAAGACGAGAAAGAGGCGAGTGGCGGTTCAGGAAAATCGCTGTTGGTCAACACGTTTGTTGCTTCGGCGATCAATGTCCTGCGTGTCGACATGAAGAATTTTACGACTATCAATAATGCCCAGTTCAGCCTTTCCAACCTCCTGATATATCCAGGTAAGTATAGGTTGATACATTGGGAAGATAAGCCTGCTTCATTCCCAATGAAGTACTTCTACAACAAGGTTACAGCAGGAGCGATGATAGAGCGAAAGTTTGGTGACCCTGTGACACTCAAGTTGGAGGACTCACCTGTCAACGTGATTACCAGCAATTCGCAGTTGAGTGATGATGACTCGTCGACGATCGGACGTTTCCCCTTGGTGTCTTTATCCGACCGCTTCTGTCGTGCGAACCACATGCAGCATCAGTTGGCCCGATCACCACAGGAGGTTATGAAAAATCTCGCTACAGACCCCGAGCAGTTGAATGAATACGACCGCAACCAGGCGATATACATCTGTGCCTTGTCCGTGCAGTTTATCATGAAATATCATGAGTTCGTCATCGCACCGCAGAAGAACGTACAGCGCCGACTGATGGTAAGAGAGCTGACCGAGAACTCCGTGAAGTACTTTGAATGGTTCTTTGCCCGGCAGGAGGTGTATGCCGCGCCTATCTGTACCGATGAGATGTTTAATGAGTTCATGCGCGACTGGGCGGATGCTTCCGAAGGAAAGAGCAAGGAGTATAGCCGTGCCACCTTCAAGAAGAAGATACGCAAGTACTGCAAGAACATGAATATCATTGTGAACCCCGAGCACCTTTTGGTGAGTGAGGACAACAAACGGCATGGGTGCTTTAAACTCCGAGCTTGGGTAACGAAGGAATACTTCGTTGGCAAGGAGTGGGAGAACGACGATACCGTAGAGCCGAAATACATCCGTAAGGTGGAAACCAGCAAGCACGTATATTTCTTCTTCCGTTCAGGTAAAGACCATATACCTGACAATTATGATGACCTGAAGAGAATGGCGAAAGAGTACGTCGAGGGACCAGACCCCCTGCCTTATCGTGATGACGATGGCAACATCGTTACACTCACCACCGAGGAGGAAGAGCGATGGAAGACTTTCGTTTCCCGTCGACAGGGCAGAAGGACAGGCAATCAGAACGCCAACAATGGCAGTAACCTGGCGGAACAGGTACCCAAGATGGAAGACAATGGTCTACCATTCTGACAGAGTTAAAAAGGACATTAATTTTTTAACAACATAAAACATTAAAATTATGGCAAGCTATAATGGTAATATTGATTTGTTATCGTTGAATGGCACACAGGTGCTTGTAGGTATCGATGCGAAAAATCCACAAAGACCCTACGTTTGTATTCCTTGTGACCTCAACGAGATTCGAGTGGAAGTGTCGAAGAATGACGCGAACAGACAAATGGCTAAGTTGAGAGTGAACATTTGGCCTTTCAACGAGCAGTATAAGAATAAGGTACGCCAGTCTGCTCAGGAGCGAGGCGACAGCAACGTGAGTGTCCCAACACACGAGATGCAACTGTCTTTCTCAGTAGACTATATCAAGGCTATCGCTAAAAACTTCCCTAAGTTGGTAGAACAGGTGAAAGAGGCCAACAAAGAGAAAGATCCAAACATCGTGAATGAAAATTTCAATGATGAGAACACTCATCTCTTCAAGGCTATCCGTGCCAGGATGAACAAGCGTATCGCACAATTATACCAGCCACAGTCGACAGGCAACAGCCAGCCTTATCCTACACAGGCTTATTCGGCAGTCAACGGCGCCAATACTTACGTACCACCAGCCGACGGCTCTTCCGATCCGTTTGTACCAGATGCGGATATGAATCCCGACGACCTGCCATTCTAAAAAAGAATATTCATTTTTTCTAATCTTTAGTTGTTTGACGAGGCAGTCCGACTCTGTTTCTGCGAAGGATGCTTTCCCCTTCAGAATTGCAGAGCGGACTCCTCACTCTTTACTTAGTAAAAACATAAAACATTCAGTATATGAAATTACAGACTCCATCTGTGCTTCTGCTTCGCCAAGCCCTGCAGAAGGCAGCAAAGGGCATAGAGAGCAAGCCCTCCGTTGCCCTTCTTGCCGATGTCCTTCTGCGACAGAGCAAGAAGGACGGTAAATTCTTCTTCGTCACAGGCACTGACGATACACAGCTCACCATCCCTGCGCCTCTCGACATCGTGGAGGGCAGCTTCTCTAAGCCCGTCGTCTTGCCTATCGTCAGCATCACAAACCTGTTAGGCACGCTGCCTCCTGAGTGCGTGCTCACCATGGACTTGTCGGAAGACGGAAGTCACATGATGAATATTGAGTATTGCACTCATAACGGCGACAATGTGAAGTCGGGCAACATTTCTCTGCCCTTCTTTGCCGGCGATGACTTCCCAGAAGCGAGAGAACTCAATCAGGAGAAGACGCACATCTCTCTGCCTTCGTCTGTCTTTAAGTCAGTCATTTCAAAGGCAGGCAAGTTTGTTTTCAACGACGACCTTCGTCCTATCTTGAGTACTCTGTGCATTGATATTGCGGAGGACCGCAGTGAAGTGGTATTTGTCGCTACCGACGGACGCATTCTTTTCAAGGTGACTCACAGCAATAACCCCGAGACTGGCGGTAGCAATTTCTATCGCAGTGGAGAACCTACACAGATATTGGTCCACTCCTCATTCTTCCGCACATTGTCTGTCTTTGATGACAGCGAACAGATAGACATCCAGACCGACGGAAAGGCTATCCTCTTCTCAGGCAACGATATAGAGTACCTGTGTAAGGCAGTGGAGGGCAAATACCCCAACTATAAGTCTGTCATCCCTACCAACAATCCTTACTACGTGGTCGTGGACAAGAAGGAACTTATCTCTGTCGTCAAACGTGTGGCGCTTTTCAGTAGTGCAAGTTCCAATATCGTTGCATTGAAGAAGGACGGAATGTTCCTGAATGTCTGCGCAAGTGATATTGACTTCAGTAAGAAAGCTGAAGACCAGGTGCTGATAACGGACAGCAAATGCAACGACGGATTTACGATTGGTTTCAACTATCACAACCTGCTTGATACCGTAACAGCCATTCCAGACGACACCATCCGTATTCAGCTCGCCGACCCCAGCCGTGCGGGAGTACTGACAGCCGATACTCCAGCACCGACAACGTTGACGCTGTTGATGCCTATACTGCTTGACGAATAACCCTTTTTAGAAAAAGAAGAAATGGACGATACCTTGTTATTTATCCCTCCCTGCTGTGTGAACAAGATGTTGCCGAAGGCAATGAAGGAGGCTCCACGCAGGATGCTTTCTTTCTATACGCACGGCGACGTGACGGCCGAGAAGTTCTATCGAGCCATCAGCTATGAGATGATCAGCCGGCACGTCCTTGTACTGGCGATGCCGGTGGTCTCCAACGAGATGCTGGCATTCTTGGCGCAGTGCTTTGAGCGAGACTGGATTTCCCATCTCATTCTTTCGACAGGGCGCAACATAGACGACATGATGGATAAGTATCTGAAGGACTATAAGGACAAGATACTCTACACCTCCAGCGGCGATGTGTCGTCGGTAGCGGCGCACATGGTATTGTATAATAATGCCCGTGCGCTGATCCTGCAGGGACACATGACGGAACGACCCAGTGGAAGGCTGTCGGGCTATACACTCATGTTTTATCCAGACTATAGTCTTAGCATCAACGACCTCGACTGGGGCAATCCTATCAGGAACATTCTCTTCCCCGACGTGTTGCGACACCGACAGCGCGTACACAAGGACAAAAGGGAGGTGAACGAGGCAGAGCTGGCGGCTTTTCTGCGGGCAGACTTCCCTCCCTATAAGAATAAGGAGGACGAGGACAGCTCGCACGACCATCACAATTTTGGAAATCTATAATGAAGGAATATGAATAAGACACCCCGACAATCATATACGGAGATACGTCGCTACACCGAGAAGTGGCGATGGATAGACCCACGCAGCGGGCGCGTAGTGACAGGTTACGTACATCCGCAGACAGCGAGAAAGGTGGAGCGTGTGCCGTTCTACATCAAGTTTCTCACCAAGACAGGCCATGTCGATGAAGGCAACTGCGTATGCCTGTCTGTTGACGTGAATCGTCATCAGCGCAAGGTGCAGTTTGTCGATAGTGGCGAGGTGAGGGTCGTGAACGACATCCTGGTGCTTGAGATTGACGGCACGAGGTTTATCACCCACTAATCTTCTCGTCTTATCAATGAAATTATCTTATTATATTCATTTCTATATAATTTTTACTTAATGTTCTTAGTACCATTTAGCGAAATGGTCCGTATTAGGTTTTTAAGAAATTATAATGTTACACTTTCTCCAGCTCTCTCGTGAGAAAGGGCTGGAGAGCAAACAGCGCAGCTTGTCTGTGCATCGTTGTTTTTTAAGAATTTCATACTTTCGCCCTTCGGTTCGTGAGAATAGAAGGGTTTTTATTTGAAACGTTTTAAAAATATTAGATATGAAAAATCCATTCAGAAAAAAAAGTAAGGGCAAAAGCATAAGCAAGAAAGCCCGGCAGCGTGAGCTTCGCAATGTGGCTGCCTCCTTTGCCATTATCGACGAATTTAGTCGGCGCAATCTCATTTTCTGGCAAGTCAAGAATCGTATGCTTCTCATCGAGGAATCGTTGGCCTTGGTGGAGTTAGGACTGGGCGCTGCCCTATTTGAAGGTTTCCTGAAAAAAGTTTGCGACTGGCAGAACTTTAAGTTAATCAGCGAGGCTTACGAGCAGAAGCGCATCGAGATAGAGGTTGCAGCCGCCCGTAAAGCCCAGGAGGAGAGGGGAGCGCCCCTGACGGATGCTGATGTATTGCGCATCCGACAACATGCCCGCAGCTTCATGGAGCAGATACCTTTAGAGCAACTGCCTAATCTGATACGAGAGTTCGACATTCTTATCATCCGTGCGTCTGCTACCACCGCCGACTCTGCCACCGAGGAGAACGGACAGCTCTTGGCTGTTGGTCATTACGACGGAGAGAAGTTGGAGATGGCAATGTATGATGATGTCAAGTCGTCGCTCGTGAGCAGCTACGGCAGCGACGAAGATTAGGACGCGTATGTTGAATTTCATCGTGTACTTGTTTTTTATCTATATGTTGTGTACCTTCGTCATCGCCTGTCTGCTCACACTGTTCGGTAAACCCGAGCCTGGTGATGACGAGAAGAAGGACACAAGCAAGTCGCGGTTTAGCGACAATGACGACTTCTACAGAGAAGGGTAGTGAAAAAAGCTGTTCTTCCCAACGCCCTGAAGGGGGCTAAGAGCTTCTGCCCCTTCAGGGCGTATTGCTGATGGCTATTATATGTATATCTGCTTAACACATTTCTGACTTATCAACGGACTATTGTTAAAAATATCTTAAATATCACCGAAAAGCACAACAAAATACCCGAGATGTTTTGCAATTACGACTTTATTTCTTAAATTTGCAACGGAATAAAGAATAAATATCCGAGATATTGCAATATGGTAAACAAAAACCACTACAACTTATCGCAGACTTCATTGTCTTGCCTCGTTTGTCTGACCTGTAGTTTCAGCAGGGCTTGCATTGGCGGCATCTATTGTTTGCGCCACAAGAAGTATGTGCAGTATCAGCGGATAGAAAAATGTGAGGAGCTTTCGGCATGAAAAGTATATTAATGACCAAGGAGAGTTGGATGACCTCCTGCTTCAGCATCGCCCGACATACGGGCGGTATCGTCGTGAAAGGCGACGATGGCAAGCAACATACCTTTTATGTTGTCAACAAGGAGGGCGACCGAAACTGGACGTACATACCGCCCAATGAGCCAGCCGACCTGATAGACAGCGAGTTTATTCCATCTTACAAGAAGTTGGGCAGGGAGCGGTTCATCCGTGTCGTGCAGGCCAACAACCGAGCCGACCACGCCGAACTGAAGAAAGCACTCAAGGCCGAGGAGTTTCGCCTGCGGTCAGAACGTATCAAGGAGATGGCTGCGATGGAGGCGAAGCGGAAGCTGGCGAATCCCTCGCTCTTCCCCGAGGAAGACTGAAACTGAGAAAATATTAACCAACATAAAAAGAAAGAAAATAATGAGAACATTAAAGCAATTTCAAGACGAGGTTCTTGCACCGTTGCGAAAGGAGCGGGAGGACAATATTGAAAAGAAAACCAACGAACAGACTCAACAACTTGCCAAGCTACAGTGTGAACTTGATAGTTTGCGAGATGACCTGCTTGAGTTTAAGTTGAAGCAACATGCCTCGTTGGCTGCGTTTAGAAATAAGCAAACGGCAAGGCGCACAGAGATTAACGAGCAGATTTTTGCTTTACGATACAAAATCAAACATAATCGCGTCCTCATCAACGAGGAACACCAGAATAAGTTAGGTCTTGCTTTTGCTGAATACAACCGTGAACGGCGCGAAGCAGGGCTCTTGCCTATCGGCTTTGATATGCAGCCGAAGCGCCATCCCGACGATCCAAACTCTGTTAGTGCCAAGATAATAGAAAATGAGACGGAAACCGAGACACCCCAACATTAAGCATAAAACATCAATAAACATCAAATGAAGAAAATATTTAAAACCATCAGTGCCAGTTTAGTAACAGCTCTGATAGTATTTGCTGCGATTTTGACCGCCGTAGTTTTACTCGAAATGTTCGTAGTGAAGCTTTTCCCCGACGTGAGCTTGCCGATATACCGTGCATGCTGCGTGGCAATATTCAATGTGTTGTTTGTCATCATCTTCGGGTTGGGTATCATCAAGTTCGCCGTTTCCCGCCTGTCTCGTTTCCTGAACAAGAGTGACGATAATCAAAACGGCGATTCTGCCGGGGAATATGTAAAAAATGAGCTTGACGAGACGAAGAAAGAACTGGAACGTCGACTTCACGAGCGTTATCTGATAGAACTTAGAGGTTTTATGAATGCTATGCAGACATATACGTTTGATCCTTTCGAGAAAGTGCTTGTCCGCGACTTCCGAAACTCCGAGTGGCGTGCTGCCATCTTTGCATGGCATGACGACCGTGAGGACCATTATCCTTTCCGCACTACCGACAACGAAGGTTACAGCTTCTGTCTGCCATACAACTATATCACTGCTCGACTCGTCAATACCACCCTGTCGCTTGAAGAGCTGTTGGAGCAGAAAGAGAAGGAGTACCAGGAACTAAACAAGGATCAGGCAGAGTGTATATGAAATCTGTATTTTTTAACGAGATGGAAACTTTCGACCTACCTTCCGACTTCATTGACAGTGCAATGAAAATAGGAGGCATTGATGATAAAGAACAACTGAACTCAGCATGGAGGAGACTTCAAGTGGACGTGGACACCGCTGCAGACGGAGTACCATCAGGACTTGGCTGTGACGTGTGGATAGCAGATAAAAGAGATTTAATCACTCAAAAATTAGACCTGTCTTCTGATAACAGTATATCTCTGGCTCACCACCGCCGTGTTCATTATTGTGACCCTTTAGGCTTTCATTTGGATGATGCGGCGTGCGAAGATCCAGTTTTCTGGACGAGCAAGTTGGCAAGTGACGTGATGCCTTTTCGTAGTATTATCCCCTACGTCTGTCGGAGTCCCGTGTCTTCCCCTAACGAGAAGCCTTGGGAGGTTCAGCTATATTGGACGATAGTATTGCAGTGTTGGCAGGTGCCTGCTGATTACGGTTATTTATTGGTCTATACAACAGGAGAAGGTACAGAAATTTTCACTCGTTGCGAAATTAACAAGCCTGGATGGTATCTTCCTCATCCCAACGCCCTCCCTGTTTACGTCTTCAGTCAAAACAACAAAAAATAAATTAATCAAAAAAATAAGTAATTTAAATGATGGAAACAAATATCGGAAAGAAAGTAATTATCCGCGGCGACAGAAGCGGAGTGGAGTTTGGAGAACTTGTAGAACACAAAGGTAGAGAGGTAACTTTGAAGGATGCTCGCCGCATTTGGTTTTGGGCTGGAGCGGCTTCCTTGTCTCAGCTTGCCAAGGACGGAACAACGAATCCATCATCTTGCAAGTTTACGGTAACTGTAGATAGCATCACTATCTTAGATGCTATTGAGATTATTCCTTGCACAGACAAGGCAATCAAATCTATTGAGGATGTTGAAGTATGGAAATGTTAGAAGACAAGATATGGGCGTTTTCGGCTATTAGTAATGGCAATGGTGCTGGCGCTGGCTCTTGCGATTTCTATGGCAAAGGCTCTGGGGGTGGTTGCTCTGGAAATGGCGATGGCTCTGGTGATGGCATGGGTGATGGCATGGGTGATGGCTCTGACTCTGGCTTAGGTCATGGCTCTAACTATAGCACCTATGGCACCTATAACGATGGCAATGATTGTGGCTCTGGATCCTTATATTGCACAGGCTCTGGCAAAGGCTATGGTGATGGCATAAAAGAAATTAATGGTAAAGAAATCTATATGGTAGACAATATTCCTACTATATTTAAGTCAATCCGTAATAATATAGCGAAAGGCTTCATCGTTAAAAACGACCTACAATTTGAACCTTGCTATATTGTCAAAGAGAACAATCAATTTGCTCATGGCGACACTCTAAAAGATGCTTTCATGTCTCTTCAGGAAAAGCTGTACGACGACAGCACCGAAGATGAACGAATCGAAGCCTTCATGAAGCAGTTTCCTGAGTATGATGTTAAGTATGACAATATGGATTTGTTCGTCTATCACCACGTGCTTACCGGTTCCTGTCGTATGGGCAGAGAAGCTTTTATGTCAAACAAAGGGTTATCCCTTGATGGTAAGACTTCTGTTCGTGAGTTCGTCAAATTAACGCAAGATGCTTATGGCGGTGATATTATCAAGAAGTTGCCAGAGGCATACGGTATTGAGTAACTAATCGCTCTCGGGCATAAAAAGAATAACAATGAATAAAGAACAATTAGAACGTGCTAATCTTTTAGCTAATATTTTAATTCCAAAAGCGGAAAGGCTAACAAGTCCAGAAACTGCTAATAAGGCAACTCTGGGAGAGTGTCTTTATGTTTTGCTCCAATGCGACGAAGAGTTCAACGCTAAATTCTCGCAACTCATATCAGAAACAGAACAGAGATTTCGGAAAGAGTTTGATGAGCTTTAGTAATTAACCATCCCTTATGGGAGAATGGATAGGAAGAATATAAAAATGATTAATTATGGATAGAAATGAAGCAAAAGATTTTTATCCTATCCTGCATGCTTTTGCTGAAGGAAAGGTAATTGAGTGTAGGCTAAAACCAGATTTTATAAAAGGTTCTGGTTTTTCGAATGATTGGACTGGGGTAAAAGATTTGTGGTATATGAAAGGTCTTGAGTATCGCATCAAGCCAGAGCAAGAACCAAAGTATCGCCCATTTGCAAACGCAGAAGAGTGTTGGAAGGAAATGCTAAAGCATCAGCCGTTTGGATATACGTATGATAGGTTAAATAATATAAGAGATAGTATCACAAAGGTGGCTACCACTGGTGTTTCGTATGATTCGCCAACTGTTATATCTTTCGCAGAGATTTTCGGTAGATTTGTTTTTGCTGACGGAGTTCCATTTGGTATGAAAGTAGAATAGCATGGCGTATTGTTTTTGTGATTTTTGTGATTACAAGGATAGATGTAAGTACTATCGAAAGGTAGTTGCTTGTCCTTATATGAAAGAGGAGGATTAGTTATGGCATGGGTAGCAGTATCTAAACAAGGACAAGAATTTATTTCCATGTCCAAGCCAATTAGAGTGACGGATGAAGATAACTATCATGGTTGGAAAGATACCTTTGTTGAGATTTCTCTTTGTAGTGGCAGCATCAAGAAGCTCATTGGAAGAGAATTATCTTGGAACGATGAGCCTGTAGAACTTCAAGAAGAATAGCGTATGAAGAAAAGAATATTAGATATGTGTTGTGGGTCACGCATGTTTTATTTCGACAAGCAAGACCCTCATGTACTCTTCGCAGATATAAGAGAAGTTCATGAAACTTTGTGTGATGGAAGGAAATTGGATATAGCGCCGGATATAATTGCCGATTGCACTAATTTGCCATTTGAAGACGAAACATTCGACATGGTAGTTTTCGACCCTCCTCATCTGTTAAAAGTGGGGGAGCACTCCTGGCTATGTAAGAAATATGGTAAGCTGCCCGAAAATTGGCAAGCATTTATCAACGACTCAATCCACGAAGGTATGAGAGTACTAAAAACGAACGGAACGCTAATATTCAAGTGGAACGAAAATCAAATAAAGGTTCACGACATACTCAATACGATTACTGATTATAAGCCGATATTCGGGCATCGCACTACGTCTAAGAATCAAACTATTTGGATGGCGTTCATAAAGTAATAAAAAGAACTTAAAGAAAATGTAGCGTATGAAAACAGAAGAATATGTAAGCACCATCAAAAATATGCAGGCATTCTGCAATTTGGTAGAAAAAGTTTATCCTGACCAATACAAGTTTGTATGTATGCAGCATGCCATTTCGGAGCGTGTGGCGATGGATATGTACGGCTATTTGCGCAAGGTGGCTTCCGGGCTGTATTGGTGTATCAACGATAAATCAGACGACTATTTTCACACTATGATAAGTATGGCGCAGGAAGCTCGCAAATTACAGATGCTGAATAGTCTTATCAAAGATACCTCTGCCTCTGGTGAGTATGGGAAATCAAAAATCCTTGCCATATTTCAAAAAGGTGATGAATGTATCCAGAAGGAGTTTGATCTGCAATGTCAGGCTTCGTTTGTTGAGATAGCCGAAATGATAAAAAATGGCTATGTATTGATGACTATCGCCCGACAGGTAGATTATGTTGATGCCAGGGAGTATGTAGGCGAGAATGAAGGTGAGAAATCACATATCCCTATCTACGATGGTGATGTGATGCTCTGCTATATAAGAAGGCCGGAATTTTGGAGTTTGGATTATAAGGACTGCGGTCTGTATCTCTGTCAGAATGGTGGTTATCATCGTCTAATCTATACTCCTGGTAAAGGTTACGTAAGACACGGCGAGCCTGATACCGATGAGGAATTTGAATTGGAAATTGAAGATAAAGCCTTCAGCAGTTACGTAATGACTATCAGCCAAAAGTGGTATAAGCTTGGTAACATTCATGCCAGCATCGGGTTCTTGATTGAAAAGCCAAAAGATAAAGAAGAGTAGCGTATGAAAACAGAAAAGGTTCTTACCCTCACAGTCAGCAAGCAATGGTTCGACATGATTGTGACTGGCGAAAAGACCGAGGAGTATCGGGAGATTAAGCCGTACTGGGTAAGGCGTATATTTGATATGTCAAGAGCATTGGTTGGAGTAGATACCATTTCTTTGGCTTTACAACACAATGTCATCAGAGACAGAAAAGACATTTTTAAAGAGTGTGGCAAAGCACTGACTCACGTCCTCTTCGTCAACGGCTACCGCAAGGATAGTCCACGTGTTAAGAAGGAGATTGAAAGTATCAGCATCGGTAAGCCTAAGAAAGGTATGTGCACCGACAAATGGCTCGATACTGAGTTCTTTATCATAAAATTCAAATAACTGTATCAACAAAAATATAGAGGACAATGAAGATACATAAAGGAAGACAATACATCGTGACCGTTAATTCGGAATATATCCGTTATTTGTATGAGCAGCAGACTGGTGAGAAGAAATCGCAAATCGAGATTCTCAGCGCTGTAGTGGATACTATAGACGATTTTCTTGAAGGCAATATAAAGAGGATTGTCCGTTTTATCATGTCAGATGGGTCGCCATCGTTCACCATTACGCCACTGGTGCAGCATAACCTGCAAGAGCGACGCAAGGCGAAGCGAAGAAAGAGATAAAACGATATGAGTATTAACGAAAAGATAGAGAACAATGAGAACAATTAAGTTTAAAGGCAAGAGCCTTATGTATGGACAGTGGGTGTCAGGTGATTTTGCCCATTCTCTTGATGGCAAATTAAACATCTTGGGATTTGTTGAAGAAGAAGGCAAAATGGGTTTCACCGGGGCATATCAAATTGACCCTGATACCGTCTGCCAGTTTATCGGTCTTCTCGACAAGAACGGTAAGAAGATTTACGAGGGCGACGTGTTGCGATCGGACGAATATCCGTACAGTTACTCAAGATTAAACAAGCGCGACAGTTACTACGCCGTAGTGTGTTACAGCGAGGAGGATGCTTGCTTTGACCTCGTGAAGGTAAAGAATCCCGCCTCTGACGTAAAAGGAATTTCTGACGGCATCCTCGATTGCGTCTCGCGAGAGAGAATGAAGAACTTCGAGGTCGTCGGCAATATCCATGACCCCGAGTGGAAGCAATATGGTGAGCATTTACAAAAAGAAGATAAGGAACAACCATCATGAGTTTCCGCAACACCAAGACTCCCAACAAGCCCACCACTCCAGCCAAGTGGCAGATACCTACGCGACCGAAATACAAAGCTGGCAAAGATGAGTATTACCTCGAAGGCGAGTTGAAGGAGCGTTTCTGCAAGCTCTTCCCCAAGAACTCCAACCGCCGCATGATGACGTGGTTCGGTATCGGCTTTTCCACCCTGCAACGCTTCAAGCGCGAGTTGGGGCTTGAGAAGGACATGAAAGCCATCCGTAAGCAGCAAGCCAAGGACACGAAGAAGATCTGCGAGCGCAACGGCTATTACGACTCCCTGCGGGGCAAGGCTCCATCCGAGGCTTGTATAGAAGCCAGACACCGTCTCACTGCCGCCGGCTTCTGTCCGATAAAGCAACTCAAAGCCAACAATCCTCGAAAATACAAGCGAATGTTGCGCAAGAAGAGTGAGCAGCGCAAGGAGTTATGGCACAAGGAGCATCTGCGTGCCTTCTACGGACTGGAGCGCAAGACCCGCCTTCGTGTTCCCACCATTCCGCTATCATACAAGGCTTCGGCTCAGAAACATGCTATGATACGCCAGTGTAACTACTTTGCCGACCCATTAGGCGACCCTCACATCATCTGCTACGACAGCGAGACACGGCGGTCAGCACGGCGCGAGGCAACGGCTGCAAGGCATGGGTTGAAAGTGGTGGAAGCGGATGAATGAACTTTTGTAATAATAGAATATAACAGAATAGAATATATGGTGAATACATTATTGTTGATTTTTAGTGTCGCAAGCATATCACTTGTTGCTATAATAGGCATATCCTGTGGTGCAGTACTCGTGTTCTGCATCATACGTTTTGTACTCAGAGTGTTGCTTGCTGGTAGAGGAAAACCGACCTCGGAAAAGACAATCTATGAAAGGCGTTATTTTCCGTTTTGCTCTATAGAAATTGAGGATGGTCGTCTTTATGAGATATTATCATCTCCCCGTTTCGACATCTGCATTGCGTGTGCTGAGAAATACAAGGAAGAAGAAAAAAGACTCTACTGCTACGCCTATCTGTCGATACTTCCGAGTGGAGTGTACGAATTGCACGTCCGTGACCTTAGTGATACGATAAGGCTTCAAGATATTGTTATGGGCCATAACTTGAATATCATCTTCGATCGATGCCCCACCATCTTCCTTTGGGGTAATGAAACCCTTTCGCCCTTTATTCCTCTCAGAGACTATCTGGACTTTAGTCGATGTTTGAAAAAAGCAGGGTGTCAATGGAATATAGAGCAGGGAGACTTTCAACGACTGGGCGATTACACCTACAAGATAATGAAAAAGAAAAGACGATGGTTGAAGTCAATAGAAGTGGCAGGAGAAGTTGAACCTTAAAAATAAATGATAATGTTATGGGAAAATTCGCAACTCGCAGAGTATTAAAATCTCTCTTATCACGAGCCCAACTTACCCTCTATCGCCATCAACTCGATGGAGCTTCCTACCAGTATTATGCAGGAGGTTATGTTGTGAACGGATATTTAGGACGAAGGCTTTCTATGTCTGAACTGAAATACGAGATGCAGAAGGGCTTGATCTTCTTGCTGAAATACGGAGAGAAAAGAACTGCACGATACAACGATGGAACTACCATTATATGTTATAGTGAGCCCTATGCTCCCCTGCCGTTATCTCATCCATTATGCGATACCTACGGTTTGATATATACACTTGGTGATATTGAATATGATGAGCAGTTGCAGGACTGGATAAATTTTAACAGTCTCAGATGTGAAACTTAAAAGATAATATGAATGATCCTCACTACAAGCGCGGTACTATCCGCAAGGACGGCAAGCTGTATGGCCGCTATCCCGACGGATCGCTCTACCGAATCTACTCCACCACCGACCGACCGTTCCTTCAGTTGGTGGACCGAGACGGCGCAACGTTTCTTCGCATACGTCAAGCCACCGAACTTGGCTACACCGACTGCCCATGCCCAGGAGCAGCCGACCTCAGTTATCCGTCTTCAGCTCTAAGGCGCAGCCGCACAGTCGGTGGGGGTAAACTCGTAAACGCACTGACCGCTGCAAGTAGCGGAATCTGCGTGTTTGTTGAATTATAAATAAAATGAGAAATAAATTATGATTATAACGAATGATTGGCGGCTCTGGCTCGCATCAATGTTGTTTACGTTTGTCGTAACAATTTTGTTTATGGCTTACATTTGGTGGACAGAGCGAAAGCTAAAGACAGAGATAAAAAATGATAGAGAAATAGACTATCAGAATTGTGATGGGTATTTCTTGTGTGTGTTTACCAAAGGTGGTGGATGCGATTTGCACAGAGCCTCGGATGTCAAGCAGGTTGTTTCGTCTGTAAATAAAGATTATATCAACGTAATAATGACCGATGGTGAAGTAACGCATTATGAAAATGTCGTATCGTATGAGTTCAAACACGTTTTAGATTTGTCCTTGTATAATTTGAATACAGTAAAAAGAGTAGCTGAATAGGCTTATAGAACATTTAACTAATAAGATTTATGAAAAGAGAATACAGACTGCCCGACGTGATACTCATGTCAAGGGATGCTACCGACTTGTTGGAAAGTCAGACTACGGATAATTGCGTTTTTGTCGATTCCGACAAAAAAGGCGTGAGCTTTAAGGATTCCTTGTCTGACGATGTAGAAACGGATAAAAGAGCCGAATATCGTAATATCGTTCAGTTATGGCATCCAGCCAGAGAACAACCGCATTGCATAGGATCGCTTCTCTGTTGGCGACTCGGTGGTACATGCTTCGTACATGAACATTTCGATCATGACGAACAGAATTGGCGAATGTTTATCAGCGAATACGAAGTGCAGCGTTATTGTTATATTGGCGACTTGCAATCTGAAGCGTTCTTTTGATTGAAGAATATGATTAATCTTGACTTCTACCAATATCCTCGTGGCAATAACGATGGAGGTCGATTAGGTACAGACGTTTGCCCGACCGTAACAATCAACTCGTGGCAGCAAAATGTATTTTTGATTGAAGAATATGAATAACATCACAATAGACTATCACGCTCATGCAATATCGAGCATTTATTGGAATGTTTCGCCTGACTATAAAAGACCTCCGTTAGAAGGAATAAATAGATGCGTCAAGGCAGATAATCATGCTCCAGGAATTTTAATAGAATACGAATAATAACAGCAACAATATGATTACAAAACTCAATTTCACCGACCGCACCATCAAGAGCTATGCCATCCGCAAGCTCACACCCAAGGAGTGTTTTCGTCTGATGGGCGTTCGTGACAATGTAATCGGCACGATGCAGAGCAGCAATGCTCAAGCAGCCGAACGTCTGCCCGACTGGAAAGGCAAGGGCAAGCCCGAAGACATGGCTATATCTGCCTCACAGCAGTACAAGCAAGCCGGAAACAGCATCGTGGTGGACGTGTTGGCCCACATCTACGAGCAACTTTTCTATCCTACGCCCAAACCTCGTAAGCAAAAGCAACTCTCGCTCTTCGACGACCTCGAAGACACATTACCCGCCCTGCCGCCCACCGCAGCCAACAAGAACGAGGAGAAGATATTCCTTACCACGTTCTCCGGCTACGACTCGCAGCTAATGGCAGCCGACGTGCTGCGCGAGTGGCATCCCGACTTCCGTTGGACGTGCAAGGGATGGAGCGACATCGACAAATACGCCTGTCAGATGCACAACCTTGTCTTCCCGCAGTTTGCCGACTGCGCCCTGGGCGACATCACCAAAATAGACTGGCACGAGGTAAAAAACTCGCTCGAAGGTCGCGAAGTAGACCTCTTCACCTATTCCTCGCCCTGCCAGGACATCAGTCAGGCGGGCAAGCAGATGGGCTTGCAGGAGGGCAGCGACACCCGAAGCGCACTGCTTTGGCGTGTAGCGGATGCCGTGGGAGTGCTTCGCCCCAAGTATCTCTTGCAGGAGAACGTGGCGGCACTGGTAAGCCAGAAGTTCTTGCCAGACTTTCAGAAGTGGCTCGACAAACTCTCGTCGCTCGGCTATGTGAGCCGTTGGACGCGACTCAACGCCAAGAACTATGGTGTGCCACAAAACCGCGACCGTGTGTTCTGCCTCTCCATGCGCCGAGACGTGGCATTCGACTATCAGTTCCCAGAACCTTTCGAGCTGCTTACCCGATTGGAAGACGTGCTCGAAGAGGAAGTGTCTGACCGCTATTTCCTCAAGGACGATGCCGTGAGCAAGTTCCTCAAGGCAAACGACTCCGACAATGCCTTATTCCTTCAATTCGACCTGCCACCGACACATGAGGCGGCAATGTTCCTCAAGACGTATTTTCAGATAGAAATGGAGCGGATGGATTTGTGGGACAAAGACGTTAAGGCTTGCGAGAAATACCTACGGACGATACCTGCGACAATGATGTATGAGCAGTTTTTATCCTCGCCCGAATGGATGGACGCTCATTATTGGGATGGTTTCGGAGAAATGTTCAAGGAGAATATGGAGAGGAAGAATGAGAACTGATAATCCACCCGACCGTGTAATCCGTATCATAGCTGATATGATTGGGGGGGGTAGTTTGCTCACCTGCCCTGCCTCGATGTTCAGCGCAGAACGCTTCAACGGAGCATTTCACGGTATAGCAATAACCATCATGTCGCGCACCGATTGCAGCGACGTGTTCTTTGTAGCAGTAGAATTATGACATTCCCTTTCAACACCGAATCCGATGGCACATCACGCACTATCAAAGCCAATTATTTCAAGAAGGGTGCATACGATGTTCTTGACGTTTCAACCCAAGGAGCAAATTTCAAAGCCACTGGCGTAATTGTAATATATGAATAACAACCCTCGCCCCATCATCCTCGGCTCCTACAGCCCCTCGCAGAACGGCATCATCGTGTCGCCGCGCGGCATAGCCTTGTGCATAGCCGGGGGAGGTAAAGGTCACGACGTGGATAAACCGAAAATATTGATAGAGTATGATTAATCGTTCCGTCCTCGTCCACTACCGCACCGAGGAAGCCAAAGCCTTCCGTCGTGAACATGGCGACCGGGGAGGGTGCAAATACAGCGACAAGTATCACCGCCCAAGTCCGTGGGCGTGGAGCAATTCGATAACAACAGTAACAAAAGACAACCTCCTATGCTACACTTTCGCATAGCAGCCTTCCGAGGCCGTGACCCCGACAATCCGTCCGACCGCAAGCATCCCTCCAACGGACGCTTCTGTCAGCGAATGGAGATAAACGGGGGGGTACAACCAACACTCTCACCTCAGTTGGCAAAGACAACATGGTATTGATAACGTATGATTAAACAAATCCCTTTCGTGCAACGCACATCCTATCTCTGCCCACGTCGGGGGTACTCCACCGCACTGTCCGCATGCTACGACGGATGGGCAGGACTCTACGACGAGCACGGACAGCACACCATTGTATTGATAGAATATGATTGACAAGTATTACATCGGATGGGTACGTTCCGGCAAGGACGGCAAGGGCCTCGTAAAGTACCGACCGCGCAAGCTGATAGCCAATGCCGTGACGACAATGGTCGGGAGAGGTATTGCCGACCCTCGCGACGGACTGGGCAATACCACACCGCATATAGTATATAAATTTGAATAAGACATGAAATTGAGAATTATCCCGAAAGAAGCCTATGATGGTTGCATCCCTGTGACCGTTTATATGGCTCAGAAATATGTCGGAGGTTGTATCTTTGGTTTCTAATTAAATATAAAAGGATTTATAGAATGAGAACAATTAAGTTTAAGGGTAAGAGTATAGAGGACGGGAAGTGGAATTACGGCGATTTGTCCCATGTGGGTGACCAGACTCTCGTAAAAAATAATCCAGTCAGTGATGGACGCCCTGTTTTTACGTTTGCTGTTGACCCCTCTACTGTATGCCAGTTCACTGGCTTCACCGACAAGAACGGCAAGGAGATTTATGAAGGCGACGTATTGCGATCGGACGAATATCCGTATAGCAGAATCGAATACAATACTTGCGACGACTACTATGCCGTAGTGTATTATTGTGAGAAGAAAGCTTGCTTTGGTATCGTTACGGTAAAAAATCCCTACTCTGACGTAGGTGGTCTTGAAGACGGCATCCCAGATGATCTCTTGCAAGAGAAGATGAAGAGCTTTGAGGTTGTCGGCAACATCCATTGTAAGGAGTGGAAACTATACGGCGAGTATCTTCTATAGTAATATGACCCACATCTACATTTCCGTGCATCCCGTTAGCCATCGGCTCGAATGGCGAGGATGGGGGTAAGCTTGTAAACGCACTGATCGCTGCAAGTGGTGGAATTTGCGTGTTTGTTGAATTATTAATAAAAGGAGAAATAATTAATGAGTTTTAATACAGAAAAGATAATCGTAAAGAACGAGGACACAGGAAAGGAAGAGGACGTAAAGCTCTTCTATTCTACCATTACTGACAACGTAGGCATCACTTGTGGCGACCAGGAGGTCTTTCTTACTCAAGACCAGTTTAAGGCATTGGCGTACCTTATGGAGCGTTGCTTCTATACGAGAGAAATGTTGCATGAAGTGAGGACAGCCAAGAACTGTTGTGAACTTACCTATACCGTCTATTCCTCTCACGATGAAAAGACATGGGAATTAGTAGAAAAAGGGTAATATGAATAACATCACAAGATAGAATATGAGTAATAATTTAAAATAGAAACATAATGAAACAAAGAGCAACAAGAAGCATCTCTGAGATAAAAGCTAAATTTTTCGAGAACGAAAAAATGGCAGCCTTCCTCTACGGTTTGACTGAAGGTGACACGCTTTACTCACCTTTGTTCGGCTATCTGAATGTGAAAAAAACAAATGCTTCGGACATTGAGATGGCCCTACCTAATCCAGACGAGGATGAAGCATACGACATTCTTTTTCGTTGCAATGGGCGTTTAGCGAACTTTGAAAGAGGAGAGTGTATGCTGTTTCTATCGCATCTTTACCGAAGTTGGAATGTGCTCAACTTCCAGCCCGGCGACATCGTGGCAATGGATATTAAGAATAAAGATGGCAACATTCTGACCTTCGTTGTGATTTTCAACGAAGTGGAATTTATAGATTCTTATCCCAAGATAAGAACATACGCCTGCTTGTGCAAAAACAGCGACGAACTTACTCCTAACGTCCATCTTGATCTTCTCGGTACATGCGCAGAAGAAGTAAGCATCGAACTGAGATACGCCACGCCTACGGAAGAAAAACTTCTCAACAATGCCGTGGAGAGAATCGGGAAAATATGGGACAAGAGAAAGCAGCGTCTTGTGCTATTAGATTCAGAAACTCACACTCCCGAGCAACTGCGCGAGGATTTCAACGCCTTGCAGAAAGAATACAATCGCCTAACTGAATATTGCATGAAATTGGAGCATGAGCGTGACGAAGCTCTAAAGAAAGCTGGGTTAGAGGCAGGTAGAATGCAAGGGGAGTCGTGCAAGGCTAATGAACGAATGTATTTGACCATACCACAAACCGATGACTGACAAGTATTACATCGGATGGGTACGCAGCGGTAAGGACGGCAAGGGTCTCGTAAAGAGCCGACCGCGCAAGCGGATAGCCCATGCCGTAACCTCAATGGTCGGGGGGTGTTACTGATCCTCGTGACGGACTGGGCAACACCACACCGCATATAGTATATGAATATGAGTAACAAACATAAAACCCAAGAAACAATGACAACAGAAGAAAACAAACGCATGTTGGCTCTTTCCTATATCGTAGCTGACTTGAAGGCAGAGAACATTGAGATGACGCAGCGCGTGCATCAGCTCACGGATGACTACAACGATGCCGTGCGCCAACAGCACGGACTGGAGAAGCGCAAGGATGAAGACTCGTCAAAGCAGACGCTTGGCGAGATGATGAAGATGCGCGACCATTGCGACGAACTGGAAAGAAAGAACGGAGAACTTGAGCAGCGCGTGCATCAACTCACGGCCGACTACAATGACGTAGTGCGCCAGTTGAGCAGTAAGGATGCGCCACAAGTGGAAGCCCCGTCGAGGCAGACGCAGAAAGAGATGCAGCAGATGCGCGACCGTTGTAATGAAACGGAATTGGAAAATGTGAAGCTGAAGAGGATTGCAAAAGAATTTCACTACTTTGTGGAGGACAAAAAAACTCTACATGAAAAAAGAATCGTCTTGCGGCTATGAACAAGACCGTCCTGTTGTAGGTTTTAAGCTCTGTCAGGAATGTAGCTCATTCCTGGGTGTCATTGAAGGCCTTGGTGTGATTTGCAAGAAAAGAATGGCAGAGGCAAAGGTCAGCTTTTCCGCCGATGAGTGATGAAATAGAATTAAAACTCGTGGGCTGGTGCTCATGTTCGGACAGCGACCAGTAAAGAGAACAGAATGTTTAATCAATTTATTAAATGTATATATTATGAGCCAGAGAAATTTAGAGAACGTGAAGGAGGTTCTGTTTCAATACGGCAGGGTAGGAATGCAATTGTGGTGCGACCTGTGCGGTTGGATGACGTTGATAGACGTGACGGATGACGAGATTTTCTGTGCCATCGCCGATAAAGAAGCCGACCCAAAGACCGCCTACCTTACGTTCAATAAGGAGGGCTGTCTGAAACTCAAGGTAGGAAACATCGAAATCTCAGACCTTTTAGGTTCCGACTGTGTGATACATCCCAATCCAGGTAAAGCGAAATGGGACGTGCTGACGTGGCGCAAGGGCACGGTAGTGAGACGTACTGACGAGTACGACTACAGATACTTTATTGTCGATAAGGTAAACAATGATGATTATAACACTTTTATCCCGCTGGTGGAAGTTTTTGCGGACAGATATTCAGAAATCCAGAGTATAGAACAATGTCCCAAGACCTCGGATGGCGAAAAGTGTAAGATTTCCGTCAATAGCTACAGCAAACTCAACGAAGAAGACACCCGAGAGTTTTACCGTAAAATCGAAAAATTCACGGGTCGTCTTTTCTCCAGTCGTAAAGGTTTTGAACTTCTTCCGCCATTCGAGACTGGTCAGTACGTAGAGCTTACCTACGCAAAGCCTGGTTGCGGACTGTTTTCTTCTGCAGCCATTTTCAACTGCTACGATGTAGAGAACAGAACCGTCCACCTGTATTCCATGGTGAAGAAAAACAAAGATATTGGAGGTTTTGAGTACAGCATGACCTTTATTGGTTTTAATGACGGCATATACTTTGGTCCATGTATCTATCTCGACCACCTCTGCCAAGATGGTGTCCCTCTGTCTATCATTCCAGCCGATCTTGCGACTGAAATCACAATAGACAATGCGCTGCACGCCGCCGGAATCTGTTGGTGTCCAACCAAACGCAAATTCGATATTTATGAGAAGCCTGCGACCAGTGCGGTAAAGGAAGAAAACAATAAATAAAAGAAAAGATATGCGACACTATAGCTCTCTTTCCGAAGACGAGATTCATTCTCTCTCTTTGGTTTATCCGACAACTGCAAATGTCATGCTCTGTTCACAGTATGATATTAGCCGTGCTGGATTACATCGTCTTGCTGTTTCGCATGGATGGGAAAAAGATCGTGTTACAATGGCAATGATAAGGGCGCGAGGCGAAAGAATTACGGGCAGTCAAGTGAAATGGCTGTGCGACAATTACGCCACCATGCCAAATTCTAAGTTAATGTTATATTTGGGTATAGGCGAACTCGCTTTGGCGAGATTGGCTTATAAATACAAATTAAAAAAATCGCCTGAATATCGCAGACAAGTAGGGGAAAAGGCTTATAAAATGCTAACTATGATGAAAGATTTTGCCCCTCAGAACGAGCCGATTATTTCCTCTCATTCACGCGGTGCCCGTCGTACCGGCACTATCTATCAGGAGATACAGCGCGACGCAAAAGGACGCGAGCAGAAAGGCAGGGGCTCTGCAGGTCATGTTGTCCGAGGTATCGGCTTCGTGAAGTCGCAGCGCATCCGCTGGGTCGGCGAGATAACAGCCAACTACAAGCGTTATCGTTTTCGCTCTACTGACTATCAATCGGTGGTGAGCTGGCTGTCGATGATGCGGAATAGATTGGCAGATTAAAGATTGAATTAAACAATTTATATAATATGGAAACAAAACGTAAATATACTGACGAGCCGGGAGCCGATAAGGGAGCCATTCATTTGATGATTAACAGATGGTGTGGTAACTCTTGTCCGTTTTGCTGCAACAAGCAGTACGACCTCGATACGGTGCCAGTGGCTACCGTAGAGGAGCTGAAGGCTGCACATACCATTATGCTCACTGGTGGAGACCCATTCTATGTGACAGGTATCATAGATATATGCTCACACCTGCGCCATGATTATCCTAACATCAAGCAGCTATATATCTACACTTCTGGTAGATGGATGTTTCTCAACGAGGAAGTAATGGTCCACTACGATCAACTCTTTACCTATGTGGATGGCATAAACTTTTCGCCTAAAAACAAGTGCGACTATGCGGCGATTAAAAAGATGCTGACGAAGCGAGATTTTGCGCCAGAGTTCTTCATCCATGTCCGTAGCAACCGCATCATCCTCATGCCTAATGACTTTATGACTCGTGAGGAGCAGGAGAAATTCATCGAGAGCCTTCATCTCAAAGGTTTGGCTTTTTATGGTGCAAAGTTTGAAGTGGAATATCGGGAATGGCAGGAGGAGTTTCAGCCGAATGGTGGCGTGTGGCGCAGACTGCCAGTGTTCTTGTAATGATAACATCCCAATCCACAAAGCAATTTGTAATGCTGAAGGAAGAAAAAGAGTAAATTTTAAAACATAAAAAGATATGTGTAAACAATTAAAAGAAAAACTATTGCAGGCATTGATGGACAATATGGGGTCTGTGATAGACACGTTCGACGAGCACGCTAAGAGCATTAAAGAGCTGGAACAGCGCATAAGCCAGTTGTCCGCAAATGGCAGTGGTGCTGAGAGGAACAAGAATATAGAGTTTCGTATGGGGAGTGCTGCCCCTGGAGACCGTGACCTTTATGATGCTGCTAACGGCATATATTACAAGTTTTTAGATTCCGAACATCCTGGGACGTATATTATTGCCATTTTGAAAAGTCCATGTGAGAAAGGAAAGATGGTCATGTGTTACGCTTTTTTGATACACGAGTCGAACAACGTTGAGACCCTCTATGTGGCAGACGATACTTTGCCGATGCCATATAGCGACTATTCGATGGGTTTCTGTAATCTTATCGGCAGGTATGCGTCTTTGCATCTACGAGGGACATACAAAATGGCGACCCTCACGATGGAGGATGTGAAGCACATCAACGGTTATATAAGAAAGGTAGGCTATATGGTGGATTTTAGGACAGAGATATGCAATATTCCGTCTTATTACTCAGTCTCTGCAAGACTTACTCGTCCTCTTTTTAAGAGGCACAAACATCGTCATGGTAAACAAGGAAATAAGTAATCTTTAATCATATTACATCAAAATATCCTGAATTGTTTATTCAAAAAGAAGGGCAGCCGTTGTGATAACGTCTGCCCTTCGCCTTTCTTATGCAAAGCTCAAAACTCCCTATCTGCCACTCGGCAGCACAAACCAACCGCCACCGACTCGGAAGAACTTGCAACCTAAGTACAGCGTATCGAAGGCATCCGTGAAGTCGGTACGTTGCTGCAGGGGCAGCGTGTCCTCGCTTTCGGGCTTCTTCTCCTGACTCTTGTCTTTGTGAAATCCCTTGTACGAAATCTGCACCTCACAGAGCTGCATGGCGATGATAAGGTCGGGATTGTTTACCTGGTTGATGCGGATGGCGGGGTAGGAGAGGTGAGCCAAGCCGTCGTTGATGATCTTGTGCTTTACCTCGTGCTTTTCGGGAGCACCCATATCTATGGCCGTCACGTTCCAACCGTGCTTCTCCAATTCTTCAATCACGGTCATGTAGAATCGCTCGTCCGACGAAGCATACGACGCTCCCTGCTTTGCCGTAGCATCATAGAAATATGTCACGTCGCGGTTGATGGCTCGCTTCGGTGCGTAATAGTCGGAGAAATCGGCTATCACATCACGCAGCTTGCGCTCGTTCTTCACATAGAAACTCTTGATGACGTTCAGACATTCCATGCCGTCACGCTCATACATCTGCCCGACCACCAACGTATTGATATTGGCATTGTAATCCAAGGCTATATACAAAGGTAGGGAGTTGATGCAGTCGGAGTCCTGGCGGCAGTCGTTTCGCTCTCCCAACTCCTTGAAGTCGGGTTGATAACTCTCGCTCGTGACTTTCTTTCCACCGATGATGCCCGATACCTTTTGCGTAGTGAATTTTGCAGACGATAAAGGGTCTATCTCGTCGGGGATATATCCGTGGACATGATCGATGTCGAGGTTGGAGTAAAAGCCGTCATTACTTTTTTGAATCTTTACATTCAGAATTGAAACGGCGAAAGTGTAGGGTGGAAGGTCTCGCTTCATCTGACGGATATAGTCTTCACCCAGAATATCCACATTGTCGAGCGATGACGCACGGCGCACACAGAAAGCCACACGGCGCAGTTCACGCAGATAGTTTTCGGAGAATTTCTTTGAGCGCTGGAACATCTGCATCTCAAAATCCTCTTCCGGCGTGATGAGGTATTCGTAATCGTAAATCAGTTCGGCATCGTCCTGCGAAATGAGCTTATAGTTTACCGCCATCTCCACCATACCCTTTGTGACGTGTTGCCCATGGTTGGGCATAATGCGGAACTGCCCTTCATGCTTCATCATCTTCAGAGCCACGGCACGGATCATCGTGCGCAACTCCTTCGGTACCACACGCACCGAGTGACTGGTCTTCTTGGCGTTATACAGTAGGTCGTTGTAGCGTATCACCTTGTTGGCGTAATCTTCCAACTGCTCCTGCACCCATCGGTAGGTATGGCCCTTGTATGGTCCCGTCTCCACCGTCAAGTCCAACTTTTCCTCCTCTTTCTCCAGCCACGACCCTTTGGCTGTGAGCGAGGCATCGGATAGGAAGCGTGTACTTTTATACATCGGGTTGTGGTCGGAGAAGTTGATGTCGCCCAAGGGATGCGTCTGTCCTGAAAGAGCCGGCATCAACTCGTCGGTCACTTTCTTATAGGGAAAGAACCTCGCCTCGTCGCCTACCATGGCCGAGAACGTGTAAGAGTTGGCAGAGGCAGTCTGCGAGAGCGAGATGAGCACCCAACCGGAACCATTGGCAAACCAGATGTAGTTGTCGTAGTTCTTAGGTTTGAAGATACTCTCGCGAGCATGTTTCGGTGGGCGACCCCAACCGAAGTGTATGCCCTGCGTAAAGCCGAACATACGCTCCATGGCCGCCATCGTACTTGGTATGGTCTTGCCGAAGCCTTGCTGACGGCTCACAGCCACCCATGCGCCAAGCATACCAGGCATGGAGTTTGATGCCGTCCAGACATAGGGAGCCACCAGTCCGTCGGTCTTACCCACACGACGGGCAGCAATCACTCGCTCGTCCTTGGCTCCCATGTATAGCGACTGCTGCTGGAATTTGGTTAAGTAAATGTTATGTGCTTGCTGCATTGTTGTTATCCTGATTTTGTGTTGTGTTTCTTATTCGCTACGCGTCTTATGCCCCACATGCCATTTGCTGCACGTCCTGCACCGGTACACCGTCATGCCCTGCGCCCTTAGCTTCGGGTTCTGATTGAGATATTCCCAAGCATCATCCTCCGTCTCGTAGGCCTCCTTCGCCTTCCACGAGCGCTGCTTGCGAGTGTAGTGTTCGGGGTCCGGCTTGAACGGTGGTACCTTGTTGAAGTATTTGTGTCGGTTGTTACTCATGTGTTGTTTTTGTGTTAATTGTTAGTTATGTTGTTAGAAGAGGGTCGGCTGCGCCATCTCCAATTTAATGCGCTTGCAAGCCTTGTTGTAATACTCCTTATTGAGCTCGAAGCCGATGAAGTTGCGCTTGGTCTGTATGCAGCCTATCTGCGTCGTTCCCACTCCCGAAAACGGGTCTAAGACAATATCGCCTTCGTTACTGCTGGCTTTTATCAGCCTACGGATTAGTTTTAACGGCTTTTGAGTGGGATGGATATGTTTTTCTTCATAGAAGTTAATATCAGACCACACGTCAGTAACCCCTATTTGCGGATTGAATGTCTGAGCGACTTTTTCATACGGACAATCAAAGGAGAGTACATGGGAAAGTTTGTCCCAGAGCTCCTTCGTAGGAAATTGCTCACATACGTTATTGCCGGTGTAAATACTCCACATGCCACCGCCATTAGACTTAACACCCAACGCTTCATTGATTTGCTTGGCAGTCAGTCCTAATGCTTCTTGGCGTTCTTTGAGGAATGGCTTTACAAACTTCTTATTGTCTTTGATTATAAAGAGTACGCTTTCCGTTACGTTAGGAAACATCTTGTATCTTCGTGTAGCCCGTCCGCTTACGACACGCATACCCTTATCAATAACAATTTGCTGTCTTAATTCAAGTCCAAGTGATTCAAGGTAAGGAATGAGCAAGACTAAGATTCTGAAATAACCAAAGCAGTAGAATGTTCCACCTATACGCAAAACTCGCGCAACCTCCTTCAACCATTTAATGCACCATTCCACATAGTCGCTCTCAGTTCTCCATTGATAATCCCATTGCTCGTCAATTACCTTCCAGTAAGGAGGGTCTGCAACTGCAAGGTCTATGGAATTATCTTGAATGGCTTTCATCCCTTCCAGGCAGTCTTCGTTATATATCTTATTCAGTTCTATCATGCTTTGTTGTTTTGTAAAATTATCAGTTAAACCATTTCACAGTTGTCTCGCCTTTATATCCTTTCTCCCACACGAACCAGGCGTAAGCCGCAGCGCTGCTGCCGTACTTGTCGAAGTCGCCATTCATAGCGCATTTCAGTCTTGACGAGCTTACCCAAACACGAATGGGTGGGGTAGAACGGAAGAGAGCGCGTCGACCCTTGCCTTCGAGGAAAGTCAGCTTCAGGAACATCGCCACCTTCTTTCCTTCGGGGATGATGCTCAGAGCCTTCTCCACAAACTGCTGCGCATATTTGTATGGAGGATTGGTAACGATGTTGCCGTCCCATTCCATATTGTCAATAGAGAGAAAGTCGGCAACCTCACCGTACCCTCTATCCACAAGATCGCGGCTCACCACCTCATACCCTGCTGCCTCCAATACTCTACTCATGTGACCCTCGCCACACGAAGGCTCAAGAATCCTGCCCTCAAACCTCTCCAGCTTGCACAGCCATTCCGTCGCCTTTGGCTCAGTGGCATAGTAATCCTCCCGCTGTCTATCCGCATTCGTATGGTTGCTTGCGCCCAACGTCTTGAATACAGCATCCGAGCCGCCTACCCAGTCCTTTCTTTTTATGTTGTTATTCATGTTGTGTAGAGTTTTTGTTGCTTATAATGAAAGTTCCAGTCTTAGAAGAATTTTGCGGGCTGACATTCATCGATTAACTTGCGTGTTTCTTCAGCACAAGCAGCCACGCATTTTTCTACTGCTTCTGTGATGTCTTTGATTTGATCCTCACGCATATTGTTGTATTTATCACAAGTGTCCTCTATTATTTGGTAGAGAGTCTGTTTTTGTAAAGCCTCCATATAGTCCACATACTCCTTGCACGTCTTGCGCCCTGGCTCCTTTACCCAATCGATGAAGTCCTTCTTCCAGTCCTTCCATGTCTTGATATTTATTGTTATCATTGTCGCTTACATTTTGAATTGTTTTTTCAAGAAAGTGTTGCTTTTAATAAGCTCTATCATTTCCTCCTCGGAGTGTATTCCTTCCCAAAATACTTCAGTATGCGACCCACCCCTTTCATCATCTACGGAGAACGGCACGGCATAGTTGGTATATACAACACCGTGATGTTTTATCAAGTGACGACCGGGATTCTTGTAGATGTTATTGATCCACGTCTCGTTGTCACATTCAGTCCATATTTTGCATTCTTCGAGGGTAAGGTATTTGTCGATACCCATAGGGTAGTGTCCTGCCCGCCCGTTGCCTTCTGTCCCGAAATAAATAATCTTTGCCATATCGTTATTGTTTTGTGTTGTTTATAATGTCAAGTCAATACCGAACTTGTCCTCCAAGAACTTCTTGAAGTCCGGCTTACCGAACAGCCCTGTGCTTACCTTGTTCCAATCTGCATTGGAGCTGTAAAACACGTTGCTGGTGAACCATTCGTAAACGTTGTCGTACCGCTGGCACGCCTTGCTGTCAGGATGCGTTTCCCTAAATCGTTGCCCCGCACGGAGATACGCCTTTGCTATCTTGGGATATTTCTGAAACTCGATAATGCGCTTGCGCCTTGATACGAGAGGGCAGCACATGCAGCCGAGACGTTTCGACACGTCGATTTGCCCCGAATTGTAATAAATGGGTGCGAGTTTCAACTTTCTGTCTATGATGAAGTCGCGCACGTCCTCATCGGTCCATTCCAGAATAGGATAAATCTGTTCTACGTGATTTTCCTCTTTCTTCGCTCCGTAGTATCGGCACACTGTTGGCTCGTCGTATCTTTCGCCTCTTTTTCTGCTCTCAGCTTTGCGCACGCCGATAATACTTTTGTTGAGCACCTTATATTCCTTCAGTTTTTCACAACAGAAACGAGTAAAGCGAGATGGAAATCCTTTCTGCGCCACGAGATGAAAAAAGGAGGTCTTGGCCCGCAGTATCTCCACTCCCATCTCCCTGACGTGCCCCAACGTGCCTGGCGGGTCGATGGTCGTATTCTTGTATATGGCCCGATACTTGATGCCGGCCTCTTTCGCCAGTTGAAGGATCACGTCGGAGTCCTTACCGCCCGAGTAGGCTATCTCTATCTCGCTGTCGTATCGCTTCTGCACACTCTGCAGGAGTTTTATCGACTGTTTTACCTTTTTCTGCAGTTGTTCGTTTAACATATTTTTTATAGTCTTTTTATAGTGTTTTTATAGCGCATTTATGCACTATATATTTGCTGAGGTTCGATTCTTTTGGAGAAATCAGCCGACTCTTTTGATGAAATCAACCGGCCGCCGTTTTTCCCATGTGCTAACACTTTTGATGCAAAGGGCTAACACATTCGATGCAAAGGGCTAACACTTTCGTTTTAATGTGTCGGCACATTCGCTGTTCAAACGATGCCCATTGTTTATATCAAACGATGCCCATCACCTTCATAAGGTCATGCCTATTCTTCATTATCCGTCTTTTCGGAATCCGTCAATTCGCTTTCTTTCATGTACCCGTGTCTAATCACATCCTCCTCGTCCTTCTGCTCCATGTACTCGAAGTAGTCCGGCTCAGTATCTTTGCCTACAGCCTGCAGGGATTCCTCTTCGGCTATATCCCGCATATCCTTTGCCGTAAGACCATACTTGCGGGCCAGACGTAGCTTCTCCTCCTCAGTATAGTTGATGCGGTCGCGTTTCACGATGCTCACGTCCTGCGTGATGGCAATGCGACTCATGTCCGGCATCTCGTCCGTAGCGTCCTTCTCCTCGATGAAGTTGCCGTATATGTTGGTCAAGGCCTGCATACCCTTATCCACGGCACGGTCGTTGTTCTGCTGTTTGCCCGTGCGTATCAACCATTCTGCCGAATTGAGGTACATGGCCTTGTGGCGCGGACTCTCGTCGGTGGTGAAGAAGCGGATGATATGATTGCACACCGCCACGTCGTTGTTGAGCTCCGTGATGGTGCGATTTTTCACATTACCCTCGTCGTCCACCGTGATGCCCAGAGCCTGAATCATCGCCACAGCCTCCTTGTTGCCCTGTGCGGCTTGGTTGATGAACAACTCGTAGTCACGTCGGGCAATGTTGCGACAGGTGGTACGAGGGTCGATGTCCTTGTTCTGCACCCACCTTTTGTAATATTCCGCACATATCTGCATACGATAGCGCTGCTCCAGGTTCGGGAACATCGTCTCGATGCTGATGCCTTGCGCCAACCATTTGTCGATGCGTGCCAATGTGCCTTGTGTTATCTGACTCATCTTGTTTATGTTGTTTGTTACGTCGGCAAAGTTACGAAATCATCCAAAAACGATTGGGACATACCTCTCTGCCTGTCCGTATGCGAAAAAAAATATGTCCCACCCGTTTTTTCTCCTTTCATTACCTTTGCATCGTATCTTAATCAAAACAGGATAACACTTCACATTTACATCACACATTAAAAATCAAACACAACAATGCAAACGATCTTACCCAACATTACCCGATTCATAGCAGCCGCAATAGGTCTGCTGTGGTGTTACATCGAACCCTCACTCAACTACATCGGTGTATGCTTCTTCGCCCTTCTACTGGATTGCTACACGGCATGGCGGCTCAACCGCCGTATCTACAGCCGGTATCGTGAGGCTATCAAGAAGAACCCCAAATGCCAGATGGACGGCAAGCTGAAATCCAAGAAGATGACCAAGATGGTGCAGGACTTCTCCGTCCTCATCCTCGCCATCTTCCTCGCCACCGCCATCGACACCATCGTACTCGACTACATGAATCCGCTCCATCTCGCCAATTATCTCGCCGCCCTTTACTGCGGAGTCCAGTTTGTCAGCATCCTTGAGAACGAAAGCACCTGCAACGGAGCAGGGTGGGCGCGAGTGATGCAGAAGATAGTAGCCGACAAGACCGAGCGCCACTTCAATATCAAGTTGAAGGAACTCATGCGGGATGAGGAAGATATGAGTAAAGAAAAATCCCCCGACCCCGAATAGTAGCATGGGCATCGCCGCCCATAACCCTAATAAAGAGAAAAGAGAATGGCAACAATAAGCAATATCCTTGAGCATTGGGCTTCCATTTACAAGCCTTTTTCTCACAACCCCGAGAGCAAGCGCCTCGAAGACCAGAGTTTCTTCCGCATCCGCTACATCGACCTTGAGAACATCTTTTCCCGAAACGCCAACGTAGTTCACTCGCCGTGTATGCTATACAGCGTACTGACCACCGGCGAACTCGTTGACGCAAAGAAGGCATCTGTCTCTCACCAGGTGTGGTTTCTCGCCAAAGTGAAGGACACGCCGCAGACTCTTGGCCGTTACGACGGCAACAAGATAGAGCGCACGGCCAACGACCTCACCGACTACTGCAAGGACCTCATAGCCTGGCTTATCGAAGTGAAGCGCACAGGCCGCTGTCCCGTCACAAAGCGCAGTTTTGCCGACGATGCCATGGTGATGGCGGAGCTGCAAAGCATCGACACCAGCAGCATCTCCTTCGGCATGGTGGGTGACATCTACGCCGGACAATGGCTCGTGGTGGGCATGGACTGGAAGAGCCTGCAGCCGCTCTACAACTTCGCGTGTGGCAGCAACGGCAAGTATATCGTGCCGGAAGAACCCTAACCTTTTAATAATATATGCGATATGGGCAAACCAATCAAAAATCCGATGTTCCCCTTCAATAGGGTAGCGGCTCTCTTCTTTCAGCAGGCCATCAATCAGCTTGAGGTGAACACCATGACACAGTGCATCTACCCCAAGGAGGTGTATAACGGATATGCTGTCGTCAATCAGAAACGCAAGGAGATGGGACAGTGGTACTCAACTGGCGAGGGCGCAAAATCGTTTGCCGGAAGAATCATCGAAGCCGGAGAAGGAGGCAAGGTGACGATGGCTTTCCAGTTCAACGACTATATGCGCTTTGTGGATATGGGTGTCGGTCAAGGAACGACATACGAGGACGTAGAGTCGGGCAAGAAGGCTCGCTTCCAGACGCGATACGTCAGCAAGTGGGACCGAAAATCGGGCAAGTCGCAACGTCCTGCCATCATGATGGAGCTTCGCCACCTTCAGCAGCGCATCGCCAACTATCTGGTTGACTTCTACGGCTACGAGGGCGAGGTGAAACTGATAAACACCTTCGAGGAAGCAAGTCCGATAAAGATAATGTAACAACACAACACAAACACGCTAAATATGGCTACAGCAAAGAAAACTCAAATCGTCATTACTGCCAATGCCGCCGTCGCCAAAAAGGTGATGGAGGAGCTTCAGCAGCGCATTGACGGTATAAAACAGAAGATGGCTGCGCTCGACGTGACAACCAAGCAGGGCCAGCGCGAGTTTAACAAACTGAAGAAAGAATTGGTTTCGTATAACTCGGCCGTAACGCAGAATATCACAAACGAGGAACGGGTAAAACATGCCATTGACAATCTAAACACAACTTCTCTCAAGGAGTTGCGCCGTGCGCTCGTCTCAGCAAAAAGCGTACTCGGAAAAACGTTTGCTGACGATCCGGGTTTGAAGAAAAAACAGCAGGATGTGCGAACCCTGCAAAATCAAATCGATAAACTCACTGGCTCGGTACACAAGCAGGGTGGAGCATGGCAGACAGCGATGAAGAACCTCACGGCATACGTCGGATTGTTTGCAGTGTTCAATAAGGCGAAAGAACTTGTGACGGGTGTTATTCAAAAGAATCTCGATATGTCAGACTCTTTGGCGAATATTCGCAAGGTCTCAGGCTTACTTCATCAGGATATTGACAAGATGGCGGTATCTTTGTCAAAAATTGATACCAGAACTTCTGTGCAGGAGCTGCAAAACATCGCCTATGCTGGAGCTAAATTGGGTATTGGAGAGTATGGACCAGAAGGCTTGGAGTCTTTCGTGAAAGCGGCTAACCAAGTAAACGTGGCATTAAAAGAGGATTTGGGCGACGAAGCCCTCACTGCGCTGTCTAAGATTACCGAGGTTATGGGTCTTATCCCTAAGATGGGCGTAGAGCAGTCTATGCTTAAAACAGGTAGTGCCATCTTCAAATTGGCGTCCACTTCTACGGCCACGTCAAATAAGATAATCGATTTCAGTAATCGTCTCCTTGCTATGGGTAAGGTGGGTGCGCTTTCCACATCTGATATTCTCGCCCTTGGTGCAGCCGTTGACAGTATGGCTATCGAACCAGAAGTGGCAAGTACTGCTTTTACAAAGCTGATTACCGAGATACGTAAGGGCACATCATCTATCGAGAAGGATTTAGGCCTTGCAAAAGGTTCTTTAAAGTCTTTCCTTGAAGAGGGTAGGGGTATTGAGGCTATACAGACAATCTTCCATAAGATGCACGAGTCTGGGAATGTCTTTGCCCTGGATAGTCTTTTTAAGGATCTTGGTTCCGACGGCTCCAGACTTATAAAGGTAATGGTGACTATGGCCGAGAAAGCTGATATGCTTGATAAAGCCGTATCAACCTCTCGCCAGGCTTTCGATGAAGGTATGGCTGTAACTCAGGAGTATAATATCCAGCAAGACACAGCGAAGGGTATCCTTGAGCGTGCCAACAATATGTGGAATAAATCGTTTGTAAATCCTGATGGTATTAATTCTGTTAAGCAGTTGTCGATGGCCTGGTACGATTTGTCCCGCGCCCTGACAACATCCTCCGCTTCACAAAAAGCAGTTTTAGGTACGATAGATTTAATAGTCCTCTCCTTTAAAACGTTGATAGCATTACTGCCTACTCTTGTCGGCTTTTTCATTGGAAAAGGTATTGCGATGGCTGCCATTCAACTTGTCAATATCAGCAAGGCTGTGTGGGCTTGGGTGGTTGCGCAAAAGGCTTTGAATTTGGCAATGTCGGCTAACGTATTCGGATTGGCTATTGGTGTTTTATCTACGCTTTACTCTTATTTTCAAAAGAATGCCAATGCGGCCCAGGATGCTGCCGATGCTGCCGATCATTTTTCAAAATCGTTAGCTGGAGCTAAATTTGAAGTCGGTCGTGCTACTGTTGAATTGGACGGTTACAAGCGGGCTATCGATGGTGCTAAAAAAGGAACAAAGGAAAGACAAGCCGCAATCGACCAGTTTAACAACAAATTTGGTTCTTATCTTTCTAAATTGATAACAGAGAAGTCTACTGCGAAGGATCTTGCAAAAGCTTATAACGAAGCTGCTTCAGCTATAGAACGAAAGGTTATGGCTCAAGCGTTAGAAAAGGATGAGCAACAACATATCGCACCAAAAGCAGGTAGAGAGACTCAACTGAAATACAATTACGACCAGTATGCAAAGAAGATTCGTTTAGGGGAGTATGGTGGCACATGGTTGAAAGCCATTGCTGATGATAATCTCAAAAAACATGGTTTAAATTATACTATAAGGGAGCTTATTAAGCGAAGTGGCGTTGGCAGTAATTATTCGGCCCAGCGTAGGAATGCTTTGATTGCTGCTATCATGAACACGAATGGTAGTCCGTCACGTATTTATGATTGGTTGACTACATCTAAAGGTGTATATGGTGAAAAGCACATAGACAGAAACAACGCCGAGTTTACGGAACAAGAAAGACTGGTCGCCATGGGTGCCGCTTATCTCCGTCAACGTGCAGCGCGCGAAAAGTCTACGCGTGAAGTAGTCGAGAAATATGAGGATTATCCATATTTACTCGTTACGGAGAATCCTAACGGTGTTAATACCGGTGATGGTAACGGTAATGGCGGCAACGGTGGTGGTGGCAAAGGGGGCAGAAATACCGGTTCTGGTGGAAATCCTAACCATGAGGAAAAGAATGTCGCAAAAGACCGCGCCAATGCGCTTATCGCCAACATCAAGGCTTTCTATGAGGAACAGATGCGCAAATACCTGGAATGGGTGACTCAGATGAACGCCGATGGCGAAAAGATAAGCGAAGGCCAGCAGAAGGAGCAGATGGACTATCTGCAATCGCAGATGGAACGTGCTCTTGGTACGGCTCGCCAGTCTATCGCCACTCTTGACAATGGCTGGAAAGAGTTCTATTCCCACATGGATGAGAACGTAATGGTTTTCGACGATGAGACTTCTAAGCAACTGCTTGAGTCTATTGGAAAGGCGAATGTTGGTGAACTTCACAAGTTGTTCACAAAACTGTCCGGCGACCTCTCTCGCGAAAACAATAAGTCTCTCGCAGAAAACCTCGGCGCATTGCTCGACCAGATATTTGCCAACGGTTCAAAGGAATTGCGTGAGGCAGCAGAGAAGTTGCTTGCCCGTCAGCGTGAGATACAGAAGATTTTGAATGAGCACGACTATACGGGTGCAGTTGATCGTAATACCCGTAGTGAATTTGACCGCTTAGGCTTTCTGCATCCAGCCAAGGATATTCGTGCAGACTCTCCCGAAGGTCTTGAAAAGATGAATACTGCTTTCGATAAGCTGACCACCAAGGCACGCGAGTCTATCACCATATTATATAGCCTCAATCCTGAAAGCGAGAAATTTCAGAATCAGTTTCTTCAGTTCCTGTCTGTAGCTAATGATGGCTTCGATTTTTCAAAACTCACGGCGCAAAATCTCAAGGCTCTCTATCTCGAACTGATAAAGTATAACGACGAATACGAGTCGGCAAGCAAGAAGAGAGATGACGAGCGTAAGAAGCTGAATGATTACGGGTGGTCTAAAACTGATTATTATAAAGATTACCAAAGTAAGCTGCCTGGAATGGAACAGGAGGCGTCCATTAAGGGTAGCTATCGCAATGCCGGTCAGCGTATGGGTATGGAGTCGGTGTCGGCTTCCGATCCAGAACTTGAACTGATGAAGGCTCGCATGGAGTTTGCACAGCAGTATTACGCATTCCTCGAAGAGCACAACGCCACCGAGCAGCACCTTGCTGATGCCAGAAAGAGTATTATGTCAGCACAGGCCAACTATGCTCAAAAGCTCACGGGAGATATGTTCGAGCAGTACAATTCACTCCTTGCCTTCATGGGACCGTTGCAAACCTTTGGCGAGTCGGTGGGCGAAGCTTTCGCTACTATGACCCAAAGCGCTTCCGAAGGACGCAAGGCATTGAAAACAGCCTTTAAGCAGATGATAAAATCGTTTGCCACCAACTCCCTTCAGATGATCAGTCAACAGCAGATAGACCGTGCGCAGACCACGGCACACTATACGCAGTTGCTCCTCATGCAGCAGGCATTTGGTACAGCAAAGGTGCAGGGAGAGGTCGCCACTGGTACGGCAATGATTGGTGCGCAGCAAGCAACTAATTTGACCCAGGAACAGCTCGAAGGTGTTCACCAGCAAGTGATGGCAGCCCTTCGCTCGGCAGGCATCTTTGGATGGTGCGTCAGCACTCTTGGTCCTATTGCCGGTCCTATTGCTTATGGTGCAATGATGTCAATCCTCATGGGCTTGCTCAGTTTTGCTATCAGCAAGATAGGAGGCGACAGTTCTAAAAATGCGACTGTCAAGGGTCAGAATACAAAGCTCGTTACAGGTATGCTCACCTACGACAGTGGTAACGTGCAAGACCTGAAACCTTTCGTCGGCAATGACGGTAGTCTCTATTGGGCAACCGAGGACGACAAACCGCACAACGGTGTGTCGCTCCTCACTCAGCCTACCGCCACTACCATCAACGGGCAACCGTCCTTAGTAGCCGAGAATGGTCCTGAGTTAGTAATCGGTCGTGAAACCACGCAAGCCATGATGATGAACAATCCGGCACTCCTCAAGGCTCTCGTCAACTACGACAGCAACTATTCAGGCAGACGTGCAGCAAGACGCGCATTTGACAATGGTAATGTCGGCGAGCTTGCGAGCGCAATGGGGGACGCAGCAGCGGGCTTTACAGCAGAAAATGGTAATCTTCTGTTGGGCGCACCAGCGGCCAACAATGTAATCGCTAACAACACAGCCAGCCAAGCCGCTCTCATGCAAGCCGTCAAGACCCTCCTCGACAGACTGAATGAGCCTATCTACGCAAAGATAGACATGTATGGCCGTGGCAATCTTTACGACAGTATGACGAAGGCCAATCAGTTTATGAAAGGCAAGGGCTAAATTTACGAATTTTATTTTCTTTATCTTATTTATTAGTTAGTATTTTCTGATGAGACCGCTCCGTTGTGAAACGTGGCGGTCTTTTTCTTTCGTTGTGAGGTATGAACGACCATCAAAAGATACTCTGTACGAAATCCGAATAATCTGGTCGCATTTCGTAAAAATGAATGTGACAGGGTAGGGTAGTGGTATAACTGACTCATTTATTGGGACTTTATTCGTATTTTTGGTCGCATTTCGGGGTCTTGGTCGCATTTTTCATGAATCCTAAGCATACTATATCAGAATTTTGGGTAATTTTTTTATTCTCCTAAAATCAAAAGCCCCTAACCCCAATTTAGAAGTTAGTAGCATTAACGGCTTTGCCGTAAACATCAGACAATAAGTTACTTACAAGATTGAGATGGGGCAAAGCATAAGACGGAATTGAGCCAATTTTGCTGTATTTTATATCTTTTAGATAAATATTTTATTTCTTATGCGCATATTAGTTTATAAAAATAATAATCATTTTGAGACCAAAATAATATAAAAAGCTAATTATTAAGCAAGTAACAGCAAGAAAAAAGTGGGCAACAGGGTGATAATCGTGGGACAATCATGGGACTAAAATGGAGAAAAATATGATGAGTGGACTTTTGCTTTTTGGCTCATTTTTGAAAAATGGGACTTTTTGATACAGAAATGAGACCAGAGTCTTCATTTTGGTCTCATTTTATTTTATTCTCCTTCTCGTAACTCAAAAATACCTGTTATTACGTGAAACAACTGAGATGTTTCGATTAAATTTCTTTTAATATATCTTAAATATTCAGGAAAACATCCCAGGTATTTTGTTGTCTTGATTTTATTTCTTAATTTTGCAACGAAAGTACTAAGTATAATAACTAAGATATGTTTGACGAAGTTTGCTCTATTTATGAGTCTGCCCAAGATGCTTATGGTCGTTTCGTAGACCGCGAGACGGGTGAGTGCATTCAGCAGATGACTATCCGCGAGTTCTGTCTTACGGACAGATGGAAGCCGTATGTTCAGCGCCTTCGTGCTATGCGTCAGGAATTTGGCAGCAAGGCAAAGAAGATGCCCGAGTACATCGATACCAAGAAGCATTTGCCTGGAGCAACTCTTAGCGGCTTGTTCGCCCTCTATGAGGATGACAGTCTGACCCATCCAGGGCAGCGTGTCATGGTTAGCCGACGAGAGAGCCACCTGAAACAGCACACGGGCTGGCTCGCCATCGACATTGATCTGCAGGACAATCTTCAGATAACTGATTTTGAAAGTATATTTAAGCTTGCCCGTTTTCGTCCTGAGATAGGATTAATGATGCGGTCTTGCTCTGGTACTGGTTATTTCGGTCTGGTTCGTCTGGCCTATCCCGAAAGACACAAAGACCAGTTCAAAGCTCTGCTCAAAGAATATGCCGCTATTGGCATCATGCTCGACAAGGCTTGCAGCAACATCGGACGTGTGCGCTTCGCCTCATGGGATGATCCCGAACATATATATATCAATGAAAATGTGGTGCCGTATAAGGGACTGGAAGATATGGCTGTGTTGCCATCGCTAATTCCTGTAACTAAAGTCGCTACGCATTACGAAAATACGTCGTCAGGTCAGAGGTCGGGTTATACTGGTGATTGGGAGAATGATACACCCGACATCATCTTGCGCAAAGCTCGTGTTCTTGTATGCAAGGTAGAGCAGAATGCTGTTGACATTATGGAAAACTATGATGACTGGGTTAAATGCGGAATGTCTTTATACAGTATCGATCCGCATGAAGGCTATGATATGTGGAAGCGAGTTTCTCGTTTCCGTCCCTTTGATGCCAACCACGGACACCGTGAATCAGACTTTGTGGCTCCTTGGAAATCATTCGGAAAATACGACAGAGTAAGAGCAAATACTTTTTTCATGTTTTGCAAAAGAGCCAAGGTAACACTTTCGAGGGAGGATATGCAGGAAATCTATGGCTAAAGGGTCGTAATCACAAAAAACATTTTTTTCACAAGTGTTAAATCGAAAACTCAAAAAATGGCAAAAAAGCCCTGATTTTCGCAAAAAGTGAAGCCTATGCGTATTTACTTCATGTCTACTGATTGTTTACTGATTGTTTACTGATTGCTCAAATGTTAAAATTCAAACAAAAAATATATGAAACTGATAACAATTACTGGTCCGAGTGGCGCAGGAAAGGACACTGTGGCTCAGATGCTGTCCGACTTGGGCGGCTATAAAGTGATATGTTCTTATACCACACGTCCGAAGCGCGAAGGCGAGATTGACGGTTGGCAGCATTATTTTGTAGAGAAGTGCGACGTACCGCACGATAAGATGTTGGCATACACCCAGTATGGCGGCTATGAGTATTGGACCACCATCGACCAGGTGACGGACAAGGCTATTTACGTGATTGACGAGGACGGACTGAAAGCCTTGTGTGAGAAATTCCCCGACATCGAGCTATTCAAGATTTGTGTGACGGCATGGGAAGCAACTCGACTGCGCCGAGGGGTGTCGCAGGAACGCTTAGACCGCGATCAACAGCGCAATCTTCTGTCCTTGTTCTTCTACGATGCAGTAATCTTTAATAACGGCTCGCTCGAAAGTTTGTGCGACAAGGTGAAGCGACGAGTTTTGTGTAAACTTCGGGAAATATGAGAATGCACTATTTTTTAAATAACAAATTAAAATTCATCCATAATGAAATTCATCGAACCACAAGTAGAATGGTGGCAGCAGACTACTCTTGCACAACATATAGCAAGAGTGGGCAGAATATGCTACAAGGCAAAGGGCAAGCAGCCCGAAGAAGGAATGACCGAAGAGGAAGTGAAAACTTTCATCCAGAAGCGCGACGAGGAACGTTGCAGAGGCTTCTGGAAAAGCGGACATCGCTCGATGCTTCGCCACGGCACAGTCTATTTCTTTATGCCCAACGAAAGGGGTCTTCCTAACCACATCTGGGCATATCTGGAGGCATCGCCTTACATCAACTATGCCACCAAGAATCATAAGGTATGGTTCAGTACCAATACTCAGTTTGCGCTTGAGCACGAGGACATGATGAATGCGCTTAGTCAGTATGGTGTCAGCGAAGACGAGTTTATCGAGAAGGCACTGAAGTACGAGTGTGAGGAGGCATTCTCTATTATCCGCATGACGATGGTAGTAACCACGCAGATAAGTACATCGCGTGAGCTCAACCGCACGTCGCCCAACAGCATCGCCGAGCAGAGCACACGCTATTGCAATTTAGAAAAAAAAGGAGGCGTACAGATAGCACGTCCGCATTGGCACGAAGAAGGCAGTCGATGGCAGCGCTTTGTGTATGGCCTTGTATGTCGAGTGTGTGAGTGGGGCTACAACCGACTTCTGAAGTCCGGCTTGAAGCCGCAGGACGCACGAGGTGTTCTGCCTCTCGACACCTATACCGTTGTGGCATATACATACACGCTTTCCGACTGGAGCCATATTCTTGACCTTCGCTTCCATGGCAAGACGGGCACGCCGCATCCCAATGCAAAGATGATTGGCGAGAAAATACGCAACATCATCATCGAGCGTATGCGCCAGTATTGTGATGAGTTTGACATTTAATCATCAATATAAACATATATATATATCATGGCTAAAGATGCGTCTTCGTTTGGGCGTTAATGGACGTTATGATAAATAGTAGATTTTAATATGGGCAAAAGCAAAAAGCAACAAGAGGCAAAGCGCATAGATGCCATCTATGCGCAGCCTACCATTTATTACATTAACTTCAAAGATGTACCTTTGGAGAAATATACCGAGTCGCTTGACCTACTCTTTCGTGATCCTGACTTTAATGAGTTGATGACGAAACGCAATAACCTCGCGAAGGTGGCAAGTAGGTTGAAGCAAGGTTCTTCAGAGATTCAAAATTTGGTGAAGCAGATACAGAAGCGCGATTTAGAGCTGGCTTATACGATGTATTCCTCCGTTGTGTTGGCGAATGTTCGTTCTAACGTTACCTTCGACTTTTTCTCCTTTGGTACTCTACTGAGATATTTTGTAGATTATTCTCAGGATGGTATGCAAGAGAAGGTAGATACATTGTCACTCAACCTTGATAAGGTAGCGTTTCTTTCCGACATGCTGGAATGCGTCGTGAAGGATGTCAGGTCGAATATGTATGCAGTCTTCGGCAATACTACTGAGTTCCATCAGTTCGACGGTGTTATCAAAATGATACAGCAACTTCGTGGCTTTTATCAGTCTGTTATTGGTAAGGATGACAACACTCCTAAAGCACAGCTGTATTTTGAATATTCTGACAGTATCGACGATTACCTCAGCAAACGTTTGACTACCTACAGCAAGAAGCTTCGTAAACTGACACCCATGTTGCCAGTTTATACTGCAGAGCAGATGGTAGAAGCCATTAACCTGTTTTTTTACAATGAAACCCATTTTGATAAGGAATTTATCAAGCATACGGAAAGTGGAGGAACGTATATAGATGCTTTATCGCTCGTCAAAGTTTTATCGCCCAGTCAGACAGAAAGGCTCGACAAGGTGATGAAAGAGGCGGGATGTACTGTCACAGCGGATAAAGATCCAGCCAACTATTGCTTTAGAGTAACAGATATTATCCTGTTGTACTACCATAGAAGTAAAGGTAAAAAAGTAAAAAGGTAAAAAAAGACCCTCTTGCCAATCTGAATGTAAAAAGTAAACATTTTTTAAGATGCCAAATATCTATCTTCGGCTTCCGTTGAGTCGGTGCCAGTTTATCAGGAATCGAGACCCTAACCACGTATTGTCCAAGTGTGATCCTCTGGTCTTTAACAGTTATATGCCGGAGCATTTCATTCTGCGCAATTCACTGACCCCGGCTGTGGCTAATTGTAAGCAAATCAATATGACTTGTTTTTCGCAACAGCAGTGGCGAAACATGATGCAAGGCAGACATCCTTTAGGTGGAAGTATTGTCATCAAGAGAGATGTTCACCAATATCTTTCTTATGGCGAAGTTCAATACTTGAACGGTAAACTTGATTACGCTAAAACCAACAATGAAGATTATCTTTGCATTAAACTTCCGAATGAGGTGGAGATGGTAGATGTAGTCAAGTCGGTTACTCCTTCCTGGACGATTGATACCCATGGTGTGCGTCGCCTGCTTACATCCATAAACAATGACTTCAAGCGAAGCATTGTGGAGTGGTCGCTTTCTACTTTCGATTATTGCACGTCAAAAGGCCGTCTGATAGCTCGTTCCAGGGCTGCTGCGCTGGAGCGATACTTAATGAGATATGGCATAGAACCGACAACCGAAGAAAAGGATAATCTTCGCCGCATCGTCAACCGCTGGTTGAGTACCGAACACGCCAATTATAAGTCGTTTTCGTGTTTCGATATGCAGTATGGCGACGCAAAAGAAAGCTGTATGCACATTGACGAGATACAATGGCTATAAATACCGCCTTTAAAAATGTGTTAATAAGAAAAGTAAAATAAGTTAAAAGTTTAATTATAATATTCGATATATATGTTTGTACCAGATAATTGTAGGGAGACGTTTCTCGATGGCGTAACCGACGTTTACTTTCATGATGTGGAACATTCCTCTATCCCTGTTCCGCCATTTGTCGCTCAGATTATGCAGATAAACAACTGCAATTTTTCCGAGCCAGCGCTGCATATCGCCATGTCTGAAGGAGAACATACGGTATTGGCAAGCAGCATTACAGCAAAAGAAACTCCATCGCAAGGTGGAAACGGAACTGTTTATACCTTTGAGGTGAGTGTAAATGTGTTGACTGGTGGTAATCTTGTATGCGAAGCGTCTAAACTAATGAAGGGTAAGGACTATTATATAGTACTTCGTAGGCGAGACGAATCGTTTTGGCTCTGTTATACGCTTGCTCATACTTTCCGACTTGCCACATCTTCGACTGCTACAAACAGTTCGGAGTCGAGAACCATAACAGCCACTTGTAAAGCAATGTCCGATTTTATTCCTATTCAGTTGGAATAAATTTTATAATATATTCGTTAAATATCAGAAATAGTATTTAGTTGTCAACGTCGTTGTCCGTGAGGATAGCGGCGTTTTTTTGTCCTTTTTGCCTACCTTCAATCTATTACCTTTGCAAACAGAAACATTTGACATAGTACATTCTTTGGTAAAAAGAATTGTTTACAGGATAACATACATTCACAATCTTAATTTTTAAACCCGTATGAAAGGTCTTTTTGAAATTATGACCAACAAGGAGTGGATGATCAACCCCGAGTTCGTACACGGAATACGTAAGGCCTTAGAGCAGAACCTGAACACTCATGCTGCTTTCGAGAAGCCTCAGAAGACTTGCGGTTTTGTCACTGCTATAGACGAGAACGGATGCGTCTACTATCCCGAGGAATATCAGATCTCAGAGGATGGTAATCAGGTGAGAAGTCAGTGGGCTCTCAAAGATGATGATGCACAAAATTTTCCTTTTGTCTCTGTCCTTACAGTTGATGGTCCTATCACCCGCAATGGCGGCGGTTGCTCGTATGGTTCCGTCGATCATCGTAACATGATGATTAATGCAGCCAATCATCCTTTGTGTCGTGGTCATATCTTTATTATTGACACACCTGGCGGTACAGCATGGGCTAAGAATGATTATGAACAGGCCATCAATTACGCACGTTCACTTGGCCAGCCAGTTCTGTGTTTTATCGATGGCGACTGCTATTCTGCCGGTATGTATCTCGCCTCTCTCTGCGATGAGCGATATTACATGCACCCGAAGGACGGTGTAGGCTGCATCGGTGTGATGGGTGCTTTTTATACTGAGGCCGACGGCAGTACCAACAAGTTCACCAACGAGACTTATCACGAGATTTACGATCCGGAGTCTTATGACAAGAATCGCGAGTTCCGTGATATTGCCAACGACGGCAATACGAAGAAGTTCGTGGCAGAGTTGGCTGAACTGGGCGTCGAGTTCCGCAGAGATGTAAAGAAGGCTTGCCCGAAAGCTAAAAAGGAGCATCTCCATGGAAAGATATTCACAGCCGAAGAGGCAAAGGGCATTTTGGTGGATGGTCAATCTACTTTCCTTGACTGCATCCACCGCTGCTTCGATCTCTACAATGGTACAGCAAATCCTATCGAGAGAGAAATCACCACTGATGACCAAGGTACTGATACCGAAGGCACAGAAAAAGAGCCTAAGAACGTCTCTACCCCAGCTACAGTAGCCAGTTCAGCACAAGAGCCAACGACCGCTCCATCTTCAAAAAAGGATAACAACAACAATTTTAACCAAACTCATATTGATATGAAAAATTACCCATTGATTAGCGCTGCTTGTGGAATCAAGGAAGGCGAGATTGAAGTCAATGCAGAGGGCGCATTCATGAATATGCCATTGCTCGACTCTCTCGAAGCCAAGTTTTACACCAACGAGCAGGCTGTGGCCGATGCCAAGCAGAAAGCCACTACAGCAGAGCAAAAACTCGCTGACCTTCAGGCTAAGTTTGATGCTCTTCAGGCAGAACACGACGCAGCTAAGACTCGTTCTGATGAAACGGCTGCAACTCTCGCCAAGAAGGACGAGGAGATAGCTGCCCTTACAACAAAGAAGAATGAGGAGATAGCTACTCTTACAACCGACAAAGCCAAGGTCGAAGAGGAACTGAAAGGCGCAAAGGAATCGCTCGCTACAGCCGAGCAGACCATTGCCGACAAGGACGCCCAGATAGCCGCCCTTACCGAAGAGGCTGGCAAGGAACCTGCGGCAGGAACTGCACCAGGTAACAACGGAGAAGGCGCACAGGTAACCGAACCTCATACAGCCTACCCCACTTGGAACCCTTCAGATCCTGTTGGCTCAAAGAAGGCTATCGAGAAGTATAAACGTGATAATGGTCTTCTCTAACATCATTTCTATTTTTTCAAACTTTCATTCACATTTTTAAAAAGTAAAGTATTATGAATACACCTAAAAACTTTATTGGTATTGATGCCCTTCAGCAGGTAGCTAACCAAGTTTTTAAAAGCGTCGTGATGGGACCACAGTATGCAGCTCCTGAAGATATGCAGCGTCTTGGAGTAAAAGTTATCAGTGGCATCCAGTATCAGCGTACAACTAACATCTTCTTGCGTAAAGGTGGCACCACTCGCCGAAAGGATGTCAATCCTAAGATGAACAGCGAGGTGGGCTTCCTGAAAGAGCGCGTACTTACTGCCAAGCTCGCTTGGTTCCATGGTTCTGATAATATCGACAGATATTGCGAGACAATCCATGGTACAGACGCGCAGGGTGCTTATCCTCTTTCTACTGTTGCTGTAGAGGCCGTAATAAAAACCCATGCTGATGACATCTACAATAACGCCTGGTGGGGTGACATCGACAACGATCACGAGGGCGCTACCGAAGAGGAGAAGGCTATGGGCCTGGCTGATGGTTGGATCACCTGCATCAACCATGACATCGAGGACGGCTTGATTAGTGAGGCTAACCATAACCTCATTCATTGTGAAGCCATCTCAGCTCCTACGTCTTCCACAGATAGTTCTGCTTACAAGAACTTCCGTGATGCTTACATGAAGCTTGATCCACGTCTTCGTCGTCAGCCGATTTTCGCTTATATGACTACAGAGACCGCTATCAATATCTCTGATGCTTATGCTCTCCAGTCATACGGTACTCACAAGCTCGACGTAGTAGCAGACGGTAACTACAAGATTCCTGAGTTGCCAAAGGTAACTATCGCTCCTGTAGACGGTATGGGTGAAGGCGACCGCATCATCTTCTCTGTTGCCAACAACCTCGTGTTCGCTGTTGATTCAGAGGGTAATCAGACTTTCGTCGATGTACGCCTCGGCTCTGACAACGATACACGTGACCTGCAGTTCCAGTGTCAGAGTATTCAGGGCTACGGTATCGAAAATCCATTCTCATGGGCTTTGGCTGTTACGGATGGTGAGCTGCGCTGCACTGACTTTGTATCTGGCGACTATACCAACTCTAACCTTGTAGTGACTATCGCAGAAACTGAAGGCAAGGAGATTACCGACGCTTCAGTAACCGTCAACGGTACTAAGTACGACAAGGCCGTAGAAACCACTCCTAACCAGATCCTGACTCTTGAGGCAAAGGATGGTACAAAGGATAAGTTCTCGCATTGGAGTAATGGTAGCAAGGAGAAGTCCATCACTATCACCGCTACTGGTATGAGTATGGGTCTTACTGCCTTCTTCAAGGCAAGTGAGTAATCATCGGCACGACTGCTCATAATAATAAAATCACGGGCGGCGGTCGGCTGACCTGACGGAAAATGTCGGTCGTCGCCTTTTTTATTAAACCATTAAAACAAGATACAACTATGGCAGAAAAAGCAACATGTCCTGAGCTCTTGGATGTACTGAACGAAAACGAGTGCTTGGAGAATATCGCAGGTATGGGCAATAATGTGTATATCGGTCTGAAGAGTGATTTGGCTGCGCCACTGACTCTCACAGGCAGCACTTATTCTACTCCTACCTTCAAGAGCGGTAAGGGACTTTACAAGGTTGAAGCCAGCGATGACACACAGCAGATCCAGGGTTCTTCGGCTGGTTACAGAGGTGGCTTCGATCTTACAACTAACTTTGCTCTCGACTCTGTGAGTGAGACAGGCGGCAAGTTGGCCCGCGCTATCAACAACCAGGATGTTTTCATCATCGTAACAGGTAAGGGTGGCGACAGAACGCAGATCATGTACGATCCTAACATCAAGGTGAAGTTCGACAATGGCGGCATCAAAACCGACACTGGTGCCAAGAGTGGCGACGAGCGTAAAACCACCTTTGAGGCAAAACTGAACGGTGTACTTTATCCTAACCTCTACGTGACCGATCCTGCAACGGAAGGATGGGATTCACTCCTTGCTTCCAAGGCAGTGGGGGGATAACGGGCGGAACTGATAAGGGCGAGACTGATTCCGCCGACCCAGGAACATCAGCAGCAAAGAAAGCGGCTGCGAGAGCGACTGCGGCAAGGACGAGCACTGCAAGTGTGAAGCCGACAGACGCAAGTACAACTCCGACAAGCGCCGCCAGTACATTGATTGATGATGATTGATCGCTCTAAATTGTAAGGCATAACATTTACGATTTTAAAATTTATACTTTCAAAGACTCGGTATCTTGGCTAATAAGTCTATGATACCGAGTTTTTTGTTATTATAATATTAGCATTTTTAATGCGAGGTTTCTGTTATCTTTAAATATTTTGTGTAAATTTGCGGCATGAATTTATTATTGGTCTATTAACATTTAACTATTATGGAACTTCGTCATTTGCGCTCATTTGTATATGTAGCCGAAACTTTATCGTTCAGTATTGCAGCCACGCGCTGTTGTGTCGCTCAGTCCGCCATCAGTCAACACATCAAGGCTCTTGAGGATGAACTGAGGTGCAAGTTGCTTATCCGCACCTCGCACAGCATTATGCTCACCGAGAGTGGCGAGGCGCTTTTGCCTCGCGCCAAGGAGATACTGAAGCAGACGGATGACTGCAAGGAGCAAATCAATGCGCTCAACAACTGCCTTGTGGGCGAGCTGAGGATAGGTGTAGGCTCTTTTATCGCACCTTACATTCGGATGGCGGCACTTATCTTCATGGAGCGATACCCGAATGTGAGAATCAACGCCGAGTTTGCCAAGGCAGCGAACTTGAACCACCTGTTGAGAAGCCACTCCATCGACCTCGCCTTCACTCTGAACTCTGCCTACAAGAATGAGGGTATCAAGTCAGAACCCTGTATTCCTTTCCGTATCTATGCGATGATGCGGGACACCCATCCCCTGGCCCGACTGGAAAAGGTGTCATACGAGGATTTGTTAAGGCACAACGTGATTATGCCCGATGTAGGCGAAAGGGTGTTCAATACCTTCCAGCAATATCTGAGATATGACTTGATGAAACTGAATGTAAAATGTATTGTGAGCGACCCCAACGAAGACCTTGCCATCGTGGAAGAAACCCATTGTGTTACTTTCATGCCTAAACTTTATCTGAAGAGTCACCCCACCCTTACCGTCCGTCCCATCGTGGGGCTTGAGCACGACCTGATGAGCAATGCCCACTGGATGAAGGACGTGCCGATGAAGCGGTCAGCACAACTTTTTCTCGACATTGTGCGCAACGAAGCCATACCTTATATTAAAACTCTTGAGGAAGCCATGCGATAAAAAGATATTGTTATTATACCTTTATATATTGTGCCTGTTTATGTTTTCATAAGCATTTCTGTTTCGTGGTTTTCCTGTAAGAATACTTCATAGACTTCCCTTTTCTTTTTGTCTGTTTCCCTTTACTTTTGCAGATGATTCCGATATTGGAAGAATTTTGTAAATATCAATCATTATGCAAGTAAAAACTAATGACGGCAACTATGATGTTGCCAGCAAAGGCTTAGGCAACACTGCCCTTGGCCTTGGTATTGCGGGATTGGCTACCAGCCTTTTGGGCGGTGGCGCTTCGCTGTTGGGCATGACGAGAAACGGCGGTCCGGCTACTGCCAACCCTTCCGACCCCGATGCGCGTTTCGTGACCAAGAGTGAGACCAACCTCATTCAGGAGAACTCTACACTCAAGACTGAGCTCGCCATCCAGAAGAGCGAGAACTACACCGACAAGAAGTTGGTAGAGGTAACCCAGTATCTTGACACGAAGTTGCGCCGTGTGGAAGACAAGGTGGATGCCAACAAGGACGCACAGCAGGCGATCAACGCACAGCAGATGGCATACAATGCTGCTGCCAATGCCAACATCGACGTGCTGAAGTCGCAGGTGGCATCTCTTGCGAGTGTCACCAAGGTGTTTATCCCTTCCAGCAACGTATGCCAGACCGGCTGCGGTTGTGGTTGTGGCTGTAACCAGTAATCGGCGTGAGATATGGATTACACCAATTCTCAGATTTTGGCGGCGGTCGTGTCCGAGTGGGCACGGCCAGCCATTTCGCAGATTGCTGCCAGCAACCTGATGCGTCTGCCCATGCTCCAGTCGTTGCAAGCCACCATCGGCAGCATGGGACTGGTGAGCGGCAACTACTCGCTGCAGGCCGACATGGAGCCGATGATACAGCCCATCGTGAATGCGCTCGTCACACCGATGCTATGCAAGTACTTCGGCAACATTCCCGACGAGAGCATTCCGCAGATGGCTCACGACGTGGTGGACCAGTTGCGCTTCAAGGGGTCGCTCTCTATCCTTGAGGGCATGATCACCTTCGACGAGGATGACCTCGACGAGCTGGCAGACCTTCTGCAGAAGAACCTACCTGTGGAGTCTTCGACAGGCTATCAGGTAAAACATTAACGTAAGAAAAAATGCGGCGGCCAAGATGCGTCGCTTTATTAAAAAAGAAAAAGACTATGAACAAAAGAACCATTCCAGCCGTCATTACGGCTACTCTGGCAGTAGGTGCGACAGCCACTGCCCCTTATTACGATGTGAACATCACGCAGCAGCTCTGCACACCTGCCTGTGTGGACGAGACACCCGTGTTCGTGCCCCAGTTTTCGGTGAAGAATATTGTCAAGGTAGGCACTTCGCAGTATCTCGTGGTGATGCACGCCGAGGGTGTCATCAACTACGTGCCCTGCAACTGCGGAACGTGCTGCACCCGCTCCCAGGTGGTGAGCCAGGACTTCACCATTCCCGTGTTCAGTGCTACAGCCATTGCGTCCGTGTCTGCTTCGGTAGGTGCGATTCAGAACGGCATAGCCCGTGTGGCTTGTTGCAGCTGCAGTAAGACCTTTGTGTGCGATGCGCCTCTCACCCTCACCATCACAGCGACCGCTTAAACTCTGACGATGATGACGGAGTATCTGTTAGTAACCCTCGCAGTCCTGACGGCCGCGACGCTCATTCAGCATCTGGGATTGGCTGAAGCCGTAGCCCAGGTGTTGAGCAAGGTGGCATCATGCCCTCAGTGCCTTACGTTCTGGAGTGTGCTTGCCGTACTTGTGTGTATGCGTTGTTCTCCCGTCGGGGCTGCGCTGTTGTCCATTCTTGCAGCTTATTGTTCCAACTGGCTTTTGCTGTTGCTGCTTTTGCTGCAGAGATTATTCACAAGACTATACGATTATGAAAGAAAAGAAAGTGAAGGTCAGTCCCGAGGCTCTGACAGAACCATCGAGTGACGACCTAAGAGAAAATAAGAAAGAAAGAAAGTTAGAGCAAGTTTCTTTCTTTCTTCCCGATTCGGGACAGGCGACGGCGCTTCCCGTCATTCCACATTTCCGTGGTGCTTGCCCCAATTGTTAGACCATTAATTCTTAAAAAATAAATAAAAATCATGAAGTACAATCAATTAATCAACCAGGCCCGTGTTGACGGACAGATGACAGACAAAAAACTCAATGCTGCCTTGGAGCAGTTGTCGTGCGACCTGATGAAGGTGGAGAATGAGAATCCAGAGCTTTACTGGAAGATCATCCGTCACCAGCATGCCGTGCTCTACGACCGCCACTACAGCGAGATGTTTGCCCATCATGATGTCGACCGACTTCTCTACAGCAAGTTGGACGATGAGGGTGTGCCTATGGGCAGGGGCGCTCACTGGACTAAATCGGAGATTGAGCAAGCCACCAAGGACTTCGACTTCCCAAGCAAGGTGAATTGTTGGGACAAGTATGTAGCCTTCAATGCCATGTATGCTGACCTCTGCGCCGAGATGAGCGAAGAGGAGATTATCAAAGCCGCATACTTGTTCTACTTCTGTGATGCCGACTGGAAGGACACAGATGTACTCGACTGTACGAAAGTATGGGAATACATGAGCCATGTTTGAAAAGTAAAAAGGTAAAAAGAGCCGAATATCATTTTGCTGGCGTCAGCAAAATGGTAGTCTTGCCTTTTCAGGATAATATTTCGTTTCAGAAGCCGCTTTGCTCCACGAAGAGTGCAGCATTGCGGCTTCCATTGTTTCCGGCTGCGTCAACCCGGTGCGCAGTCTGTCATACAAAGTAGCTGGGATATTTTTGTCCCGCACGACGGATAGCGTTTTCGTATCTTTGCCCTACATTTATTAACAACAGAACAAGAAAACGATAAACTATGGTAAAGATTGAACCTTTAGCTAAATTCATTCTCTCGTTTGAGGGAGGTTTCGTGAACGACCCGAAAGACCGTGGTGGCGCAACCAACAAGGGCGTGACCATCGGTACATGGCGGCAGCAGGGGTACGACAAGAACGGCGACGGACGGATAGACGTGCGCGACCTCCGACTTATCTCAGATGCTGACGCTACGGAAATCCTGCGCCGATGCTATTGGCGCCGATGCCGTGCCGACGAGATCAATGACCAGAGCATCGCCAACCTCCTTGTGGACTGGCTGTGGATCAGCGGTACGCCTGCCGTCACCCTCACCCAAGCCATACTGGGTGTGAAAGCCGACGGCATCATGGGAAAGAACACCATGGCCGCCCTAAACCGACAGAACCCCGAAGCTTTCTTCTCGCGCCTCAAGGCTCGCCGCAAGTTGTACTACGAGCGGTTGGCGAAGAACAAACCGTCACAGAAGCGGTTCCTCGCCGGATGGCTTCGTCGGCTCGACGGCATCCGATACGGCTCGCTCGTCGACAACCGGGGGAGAGAAATCACCTGGTAGTTTTGATAACTTTCCCATCCATTTTTGGATTTTTCTGGATAAATCTGGTCCAGCTTTTGGATTTTTCTGGATTAAAAATAGTCCAATTTTGGCGTTTTTTGGATAAAATCGTACAATTTTAGATTTTTTCTGTACTAAAATCGTCCAATTTTGGCATTTTTGGGATAAAAACTTAGGATTCTATAAAAATGAACAATCCAAAAAAAATAGACTTACATCTTCCCCGACATTGGAATCTCTGCACTACGGAACAACTGGAGCTGATAGCCGACGTGATACGCGAGCAGGTGGAGCGGCAGGACAGATACCACCCCTTCGACATGCGCAACGTGAAGGTGGCGATCTTCTTCGTCCTGTCGGGTTTGGAGATAGTGGCGCTGCCCGACTCTCGCCTCGACATCAGCGAGCAGTATTACCTCTGCCGTATGCAGGACGACGAGGACAACGACACCTTTCCGCTGTATCTGTGGCAGATCAACTATTGGCTGACGCCCAAGGCGAAGACCGACGCCCGAAAGTCGGCAGAGTACATCGCTCAGGGAGCAGGCTTGCTCGACTGGCTTGACAACGAGAACGGTGCCTTTCTCACCCGCTTCCCCTACCCTGTCATCCGGCGACGCCGCGCATGGTGGCGACGCAAGAAGGTGTTCAGCGGTCCTGCCAACGACCTCGACGGATTTTCGTGGGCGCAGTATCGCTTCGCCTCCGACATGATGCAGACCTACACCCGACTGAGCAACAGCCTCTTGAAGATGCAGCAGCGCGGCACTTTCACCGACGAGCAGATGCAGCGGCAGATGAAGAACGTGAACGCTGCCCGGACGATGTTTCTCGCCACCATCTTCAACGGCACGACCGACTATGTGGACAGCAACACGGGCATGGTGAAACACGACTTCCACTATGAGTTGAACCAGTGGGAGACGAACCAGTCCTATTTCCGCGATTTCCCCGAAACGGCATGGCAGGTGATACTCTTCTGGTGGACGGGCGTGATGCACACCCTCGCTCATCGTTACCGCCATGTGTTCAAGGTGCAGCCCATCAAGTCGCAGAAGCCCTCCACGCCCTTGGAGATATACACTGCCACCACCGCCACCATGCAGAAGTATGCCGGTCTGACGGAGGACCAGGTGAACAACCAGAGCTATTCCCTCGTGCTGGAGCACCTGGAACGCCTGACGGTGGAGAATGAGGAAATGGAAAAGATAAGGAAAAAGTAAGCTTTTAAAGGTAAAAAAGTAAAAAGGTAAAAAAGTAAAAAGAGCCTTCTTGCTGATTTCTAAGACGAAAAAAGTAATAATCAAACCAAACAAGAGAATATGAAATACGGACTACCTTACAAAGGAAGCAAAAACAAGTTGGCAGAGCGCATTGTGCGCCTCCTGCCCAAGCGCACGCACCTCGTAGATTTGTTCTGTGGTGGATGCGCCGTGAGCCATGCTGCCCTGCTTATGGGCAAGTATGAGCACATACATATCAACGACATCAACTGGATGTGTCCTACGCTATTCATTGATGCCCTTAACGGTAAGTACAATGACGAAAACCGATGGATTAGCCGTGAAGACTTCTTTCGTCTGAAGGACACTGACCCTTATGTGGCTGTAGTGTGGTCGTTTGGCAACAATCTGCGCGACTATCTTTATTCTAAAGAGATTGAGCCATTGAAGAAAGCCATACACTATGCCATATTCTTCAGCGACTATTCGCTTGGCAAAGAACTCGGTCACGACCTCTCGTTCATCGACCCCATACAAGACCTTCAAAAGCGATACCTTGCCGTGAAGCATTACTTCAATAAGTTGGGTCACTTCCAGCAGCAATCGTTTGAGGGGGGGGCAGAATCAGCGGATGCAGCAGGAATCCTTCAGTCGCACTACCCGACTTGCCTCAATACAAATGGGGGGGTACTCAGAGGATGCAGTCAGCGGAAGCAAACGAAAGGCTCAATACATTTCGGAATATCATCCCTTGGAAAGGCTGTCAAATCCAGTCTTTCAAAAAAAAAAAAATACAAGCGACCCAGCGAGCTACAGCACAACGAAGGACGAAACATCGTTGCATCGCTTGCAATATCGAGAACGGCAGCACAGTCTGCCCAGATATTCGGGGGGGCAGTTTCTACCTATTACGTCCTCTGTGCTTGACTATGAAGAAGTCACGATACCCGAAGACAGCGTGATTTATTGCGACATTCCATACGAGGGTACAGACGGATATTTAGAAAAAGGCAAAGGAGGTTTCGACTATGAACGATTCTATCAGTGGTGTGAGCGGCAAACGCAACCCGTATTCATATCCTCTTATCAAATACCCGAAGACCGCTTCGACTGCATAGAAGAGTTTACCCATCGTTGCACCTTGGCTCAGAAAGACAACAACCTCGTGACGGAGCGCATCTTCGTTCCCAAGCATCAAGCCGAAAGAGGCAACCGCACCGTGCAGCTCACGCTGTTCTGACAAGTATGTCCCACTCAGGAAAAAGCAAAGCAGTAACTTTGCCATAAGCATACGAAGAAACAAACGATGCCCATTGTTATATGCAAACAATGCCCATTGTTTAACCACAACAATGCCCATTGTTGCATATAAACGATACCCATTGTTTTGTTCGGGTAGATGCACAATGTATAATAACTAAATTTTAAGAAAATGGCATTTTCATTAAAATTGAGCAAGTCGAAAGCCTATAACCCCTCCACCAAGGAGCAGGGCTTTCGCACCACCGTTAAGTCTAACGGCAAAGCAGACATGGACTCTTTGGTAGCGTCTGCAAGTAAGAACACCACCATGCACAAGGCCGAGCTCCGCATGGCTTTTGAGCTGATGCTTGACGCTATCGCCGAAGCGCTCACATCGGGAAAGAACGTCGAGCTCAAGGGTATCGGCAACATCGGTTTCTCATGCTCCGGCGCTTGGACCAAGACCGCCGAGGAGCAGACCAAGGTGGAGCACAAGATCGGTGTAGCCTTCTATCCAAGCAATGAGGTACACGCTGCCGTAGCCACAGCCAAGACATCGTGGACCAAGGATGGCGAGGGCGACGAGCCTACCACTCCCGGCACAGGCGACTCCGGCACCACGGGTGGCGGCGACCAGAAACCTGGTGGCAACCCTCCCGAGATTGAGTCGTAAAGGCAGCGGGTGTATAGCCATTCCAGTTCTTTCCAATTTTGCAAGATTTGGAAAGAACTGGAATACCTACAGACACTCTATAGACAATGTACGATTGTCATATATAAGGATTTTAATGAATCAATATAAACAAAAAACAATTATGAGAAAATTATTTTCAATTCTTTTTGCGCTTATCGCAGTAGTGATGTTATCCTCGTGCTGTTTTGTGTCGCCCGATGCCGACGAGGAAACCGTGTTGGTAAAGAAACCATGGTTCTTCGGACACGGAGGTGTTGACAACGACCCAGTTCAGAGTGGTCTGACATGGTGTGCCCTGAGTACTCATTCTGAAACATTCAAGATTGTGCCTGTACGCCACGAGGTAGTTCTTGACGACATCTTCTCCGACGATAACACGCCGCTCGACTTCCATTCTGTCATAGTCACGCAGGTGGAGCAAGGCAAGTCGCCCATACTGTTGCAGAACTATGGACGCGACTGGTTTGATACCAACCTATACAACTACTTCTGCAATCTTATCAGAGACCATATCTCGCAGTACAGTCCGTTCGATTTGATGTCCAACCGACAGGTATTGAGCACCATCGACAAGAAGATTCTGAAGCAGATGCAGGATTACGTGGCTGCCCTCTCCAAGCACAAGCCGATGCCCGTCATCATCAAGGACGTTATCATCGGTAAGGCAACCCCAAACAAGGAACAGCTTGCCGAAATGAACCGCACGGCAAAGATGGTACAGGCCAAGCAGACACAGGAGCGTGAATATGAGGTTCAGGTGGCTCGCGAGAAGGCTGAACGCCAAAAGGCTGTGGCAGACAAGGCGTATATGAACGAGATGAATCTTAACCCGCAGCAGTTTATTCAACTTAAATGGGTGGAGACCGTGGCTCTGAAGCAGGGCGCAAACATCGACGTGCTCGTTGGTCCGGCAGAGCACATGTGGAATATCAAACGATAATGTGCGACTACGATATGTAGGCGGACGCAACACGACACCCCGACAACAACATAATATAGGCCATAATGCAAAAACGTGAAACATATTGTTAGATTAACTGCGGCTCGCACGGCTTCATTCCCGAAGACTACCAACACTCTCGAACTTTCCAATTCTATGAAGTGGACGGGAAAGGGAAGGGAGAACCGACGGGACCGCAGTTTTTTCGCTCAGACGCGGTGCGCCGAATGAGGCAACCGCACCGTGCAGCTCTCGCAGTTCTGACTCATGTCCGTACCACTAAGACAATTCTTAGTACATTTGTAGTCGAAAAAAGCAACAACAACATACATCAACCCCTAAAAACAGGATAACAGAATATGTCACGCAACAAGAACAGAGTTACCAACTTACAGCAGCTCCAAGATCGTAGTGAGGAGCTGAAGCGCGATGGATATGTGGCCGTGTCGCCCTCTGCTTTCATCAATCCCAACAGCGGCGCACAAGTCTTCTCATGGAACGATTACGTCCGCTCCATGCTCTTCGAGACAGCCGGCATGACAGCGCAGGGCAGCTCGTCCACCTCATCGGGAGCACGACGACAGATTTCCACCATCTTCGCCTCCAGCGGCGGCGAGAACAAGGCCAAGCCCAACGGCGTGGGAACACCCGGACTGGGCTACATGGAATGGGGCGTGGGCAACCGACTGCCCAACCTCGTCTGGATTCTCTCACGGATGTCGCCATTCACCGCTGCCGGCGTCGACTTCATCAAGAAGATACTCGTAGGCCACGGACCCTCGCCCAAGTACCACTACACCCAGTACGTAGGCGGCAACATCACCGAGAAATACATCCCCTACGCATCGGCTGGCACACTGCTCCGCGGACAAATAGCCGACCTCAAGGCACAGGAGGCAGCAGAACGTCAGGCACAACAACAGAACGGCGTAAGCGGCGACCCCGACGATCCTCTGCATTTCGACAGTCAGCAGACCGAAGGCCAGCCCAAGGACAGCGACGAGATGAAAGCCCTGAAGGATGCGCTCGCCAAATGGGAACAAACCAACCGCGAGGTACAGAAATTCATAAAGGACAACGACCTGATGCAGACCTTCCTCAACATGGCGGGCGACATGGCGCTCATGTCGCAGTGCTTCGTCGAGCTGCAACTCAACCAGCGGCAACTCTCCGATGAGGGCAAGCCGGTACCCACCAGCCAGTGGACCCCCAAGGTCGTGGGACTGAAACACCGCAGCATCTTCACCACCCGACTGGAGCGACAGGACTCCAACTATCGCATCAACTATGCCTACGTGTCGAACCAGTGGCTCGACCCCACGCAAGACCGCACCGCACAGTTCGCCGACCTCGACAAGAGTATCGCCGCAGTGCCCTATCTTCCCGCCGTGTCGGCAGTGAAAGACCTCCATGCAGCCGTGCGCCGTGCCCGTCAGCAGCGAGTGAGCCGCAAGGACCGCCCCACCCGCTTCATCATGTCGCCACGCGACTATGGCGGTCCCTACTATGCCGATGCCCTCTGGCATTCCATCTTTGCCGGAAGCATCTACGAGTATGCCTTCACCATTGTCGACGACCGACTCACCCGTAAGCGCAACTCCAACATCATCGGTCGCGTCATCTACATTCACCAGGAATATCTCAAGAACCTCTACACCCAGCAGGGCGACAAGAAGACCAAGACCATGGCGCAGCTTCAGCAGGAGGTGTTCAGCGACATCAACACGTGGCTCTCCAATCCCGACAATGCGGGTCAGGCTCTTATCTCTGCCGTGTTCACCGGCGCCGACGGCAAGGAGCACAAGGCATGGGAGATTGTGGAGATAGAGAGCAAGGCCAACTCGCAAGCGCAAGCCGAGAAGACCGAGCTGCAGGAAATCACAAGCATCATCTTCTTCGCCATGGGCCTCGACTCCAAGCTCATCGGCAACACCCCAGGCGACGCAACCTCATCGGGCGGCACCGACCTCCGTGAGCGTTTCCTCGTCAAGCAGATACAGTTTGCCCCATTGCAGCAGCTCATGCTCCGAGCCTTGGAGGTAATCGACGATTTCAATGAATGGGACACACACCTCGAATGGCAGATAGACCGTGAGGTGCTTACCACCCTCGACAACTCGAAGACAGGCGTCAAGAAGCAGGAACAGGAGTAACCCTCCCCTCCCTGACTTCCGTCCCGACAACAACATCTTTTTTTCACCCAGCACATAACAGCACAACACATCATGATACTTTCCACCAATCAAGAACTTCGGCTTATCCTGCCCAGCAATGCCGTGGACGATATAGCCAACCTGCAGGGCGTGCTCGACAACAGCGAGAAGGACTTCCTGCAGGACAAGTTGGGCAAGCCGCTCTACACACGGCTCTGCGAATACTACACCACCCTGGGCGGCGACGGCTTCTATCAGCAGAAGACCGACGGATCCTATGCCAAGAAACCATGGAGCGTCCTCCTCAACCTCGCCCAGCGCATGGTGGTCAACGACGCCATGGCGCGATACGCCTACCAGCAAATCCTTTCGGTCAACGGCGCAGGCGTCAACATCGCCTCCTCTACCGATTACGACCCCGCCACAGAGATACTCCTCGACAAGGGAGTGGCAGGATATAGGATGGAGGCCATGGTGTCGCTCAACAACCTCTTGAAACTCCTTGAAAACTGGGCAGTCAGCATCAACACGCCAGCCGAAACAGCCGCCCCGAAAGACGGCAGCGCAAGTACAGAAGTACCAAAGGGCGAAAGTACAGAAGTACCTGACGACGGAAAATCCGACATACCACAGGACGAAAATGCCGAAGCCCATACAGCTATCGAGGAGATAGTGCTGTTGTGGCAGGAGAGCAAGTACTACTATCTGCACCACGACCTCCTCTTTCCTACGTGCAGCGTCCTTGAGCAGTATCTTAGCGTGCACGACAACCGCGACAAGTTTATCCGTCTGTTGCCCGACATCCGCTACGTACAGGACGAATACATAGCCGACGTGTTCGGCGACGAGCTCATCGACCGTCTTCAGCATGCCGACGACCGCGACAAACTCCTCCGTAAGGTGCGCCGACTGATGACCGCCTACCTCGTGGAGCGAACCACCGTCATCGCCTTTGACAAGGCTACCCGACTGTTGGCGCACAACGAGTCCATCTCGCTCCGCGATTCCGTCTATCGCCTCCTCAATGCCGAGAAGCAGGCTCAGGAAGCCGCCGATAGCAATGCCTCCTCCTCCACTTCCACCACGACCGCCGCTCCCTCATCATCCGCTGCAGACAAATCCGGCGGCTACGAGAATAACCAGGAGGGCGGCAAGATATTCGTCACACCACTCATGTTCTAAAACCCCGACAACAATAAAAGACACAACAATATGAACAAAGAGCAAATCATTCAGATACTCACGCCGGCACTCAACACCCGAATGCTGACTGCCGAACAGAAAGAAGCCTTCGAGCAGGGACTGACACTGCTTGAAAGCGTGCCCAGCGCACAGGCTTTCGTGCGCGACTCGCATCGTTTCCGCGACTACCACCGCCGTGTGCGCCAGTTGATCACCAGCCTGCAGATTATCCCCATCCCCGAAATTGCCGAAGCCAAGCGCCACGTGGGCCGACCCACCAAGGAGGAGCAGGCACGATACAACGAACAGCAGAAGCAGAAAGCCCTCGACGAAGCCCGCCAGTCGCTCTTCCCCGAGGTGAAGCCCAACGTGGCCGTACAGCCACTCACCTATGGCGGTATCGTGGCCAACCCCAACGGCGAGAGCATCGCCGCCACCATGCCCAACCTCGCACAGATACGTCCTTTCCTCAGTCCTGCCCTTCAACAGCGCGTCAATACCGTGCGCGACCTCCGCAACGAGATGGCGAGCAAGGCCGAGCAAGCCAAGACGATGGCAGAAGCCAACGAGAAGTCGCAACAGCAGAACAAGGGCATCCTCTACACTGAAGCCGAGATAGCGTTGCTCGCCACCCGTGCGACAGAGATAGAGAGCCACATCCTGCCCGATATTTACATGGCAGTGGACCGCGAAATGGGCGAAGTCTATCTCCGATTGAATCAGCGCAACGGCGACCCCGAATATATTGCCTATGTGGAAAAGACTTTCAGTTTGTCGCCACAGGAACTGCGTACCCAGCTCAAGCCCTTCTATGAGAAAGCACAAGAGCGCGACCCTCGTTTTGCCGTCAGCATAGCAGAGAAAATCGCTGCCGACCGACCCGAGGTGAAAGCCGCACGCGACAAGGCAGCCAAGCACAAGGCCGAAGCTGATGCCATCATCAAGTATATCATCCGCAAGGACAAGCCAAGTACCAAGGCAAGGGTGAAGGGACTGAAGGAGCGTATCGACCGTTTGCGCCAGGAGTATGCCGACATCGTAACCGAAGACGAACTCACCGGCTACGAGGCCATCCTTACCAAGACCATCGCCGAAGCGGGAGTCTAAGATGTCGTTTTGTTTTTAGTGCTTATTTTAGTCAGAAATGACTGGAAATTCTATCATAGAGAAGAGTCAGGATATGGAGAAGTCCGAAAAGTTTAAGGCATTGTGTATCGCCATCCTTGCCCAGAGCGGCAACTGCCAGGAGTCGCAACTTGCCTTTCGTGGCACGGAGAGCATACAGCAGATGTGCGCTGCGTGGCACAAGTATTGGCACGGCATGATAACCGAAGTGCCACAGCAGGTCATGGCAGCTTTTCGTGACTTCTATCCTGACTATAAGAGCGAGATAAATGCTGCCGGCATCTTCTACAACGAGGACTCGCCTACAGGCAATGTGCTCATCGGCGACAGCACAGAGACCATCCACCTCTATCATGCCCACACGGCCTATATCCTGGGCAACGCCCGTGTCGTGCTGCACAACATCGCCTCTGCCCTGGTTATGAATCCCGACTGCCATGTAGAGTTGCGCGACTTCTCACGGGCCACCGTCAAGGAAGGTCACGCCGTGGCACGCAACCAGTCCCGACTGACCACCAATGCCTCTGCCGAGTGTTATGACATGTCGGTGGTCAACATCACAGCAGGCACACTCACCGACCATGGCCACAGAGCTGTCTACGCTTTCGGTAATGCCGTCGTCAACTCCTTCACCCGTCAGTTTATCTCTATATACGACAACGCTCAAGTAAATATCAAGAAACAATGAACTCACATCTCACCATACTTATCAACGACCGACCTGTGTCGCTGCCCGATGATTTCTCTATCGATATAGAGGACCAGAACCCTGTGTTCAATGATAACGAGATGTTCGCCTATCCGTTTTCCATTCCGCTCGACGGCAACCGATGGCTGGTAAAGAACATCGATGACGTGCGGGCATCGTTTCGTGCTGTCAACATGGAGCATTTGCCTACGCGCATTCATGCCGACGGACTGCCCTTCCGCAACGGTACGCTCGTCATGCAGGATGCTGAAGAGATAAAGGACTCGCTCTCGATGAGCATTAATGCAGGCAGACAGAGTTTCAGCGACCTCATCGGATCGCTCAACTGTCGTGACATTCCCATCAAGGATGAATTGATTATCGGCGAGAAGATAGGCAACGTAAGGGTAGACATCGAGAGCGACCCTGTTGTAAATGTCAGCGTATTCGTGGAGGGAGGAAAACATAAGGATGACGAGACTGTCACCCGAACCATCCATGCCGAGCACGTAAGCGTGAGTAAGGTGCTCGAACCGCAGGCGCTTGGCTTCTCCTATCCTGCATCGTGCCAGGAGTACACCACCAATATCCTTTATCCTTTACACATGAAGGCCGATGCCAAGAGAAAGTCGTCACGATCCTACCCCAACGGCAATACAGTCAACGAGCCCGCCATCGCCAAGAATGGCGACTATATCAACACGTCGGCTGCCTATGGCGAGACTGATGGCGCGGGCCGTCCCGCAGCTTATTGCAACGCCCGTATCTGCTACAAGCACCACGGACTCGCAGACGATGGCACCACATCGAGCGACGTTATTAGTACGAAGGAATGCAAGTGGACCAACGAGGATCTTTATCCCTATTGGGTGTTGGACGCACGCCGCCCGCAGTCGGGCATCTGTTTCTATGTACTCTATTTTCTCGACTGCCTGTTTCATCACCTGGGTGTCACCTTCGACAAGTCGGCACTGATGCAGATAGAGGATATGAAGCACCTCTGTTTCTTCACCACCGTTTGCGCCTACGACACCAAAGAGCATCCACATCACGGAACATACTACAAGAAGGACGACCCCGAAGTCATCGCCAAGAAAAAGAAGGAAGGCGAGATTAAGGAAGGATATTTCAAGAAGCAAGATCATATCAACTCCTGGTTGGAGTCGCGCGGTTGTGGTGGAAAAATCAACATCGTAAAGGCAGAGGACAAGACGGTCAACGAGCTCACCCTCACCACTAACGAAGGGACTTCCGAACACATACAGGTGGGAGAGACGACAAAAGAGGGCGGCAAGGTGACTGGTATCAGCATCGAGGCGCAAATCTCTAAGTTCAACGTGCAGGCCAACGTGCTCTATATGGTGGCCAACAGCGACAACTTCCCCGATGAGAGTGTCAGCACGATTATCTCATCCTTGGAGAGCGCCTTCGGCATCAAGTTTTCCTACGACTATGAGCAAAAGAAAGTCACGGCCTACCTCATCCGTGACGTGCTTCGCGAGAGTGGACAGCCAGCACGCACGTTCCGCGCAGACATTCATTCTATCATTCCCGTCAGCGAGAAGATAACGGGTGTACGTATGCGATACTCCGAAGAGAGCGATGCCAAGGATCAGCAGCAGAACGTCAAGGACAGCCGCAAGAATAAAAATATGGGCTATGCCACCGATTACGACTATATCGACTATCCCGAACCGGGAAGTGGAGACAACGAAACGGTTTACGATCGAGATTACGTTGACTTCTTTCATAATTTAAGTTCTGGAGATAAAAGATGCTACATCGACCGCAAGACGGGCAATGCCTATCGCGTGAAGGTGAATGGCGACGCCACTACTACAGCCGACCTCAAACCTGTACTTTTCGAGGTAGGCCAGTACAAGGGTGTGGAGTATGGCGATTGCAGCGAGGAGAATGAAGACTTCATCCACGACATCACCATCGACTTCACTCCTGTGCCGTTCAACGATGTCAACTATTTCAAGGAGATAGAGGCTGCTTACGGCTCTCATACGGCAAAGTACTATGATGATTCAAAGACAACAACCTATGGTGTCGTTATCAAGGAAGGACAGCCCATCCTCTGCGCCTATGTCGACGAGGAAATGGAACATGAGTTTGTCGAGCAAATCATCAACCAGACCATCTCCTCGCCTTTCTGCGACTTCTATATGCAGCAGTCATTGAAACTCGTCGAGAGTTACGACCCGTCAAACACCGAAGACGGCAACTCGCCTCTTCAAGACGATTCACGATGGGGATTTGCCTTGGCCATGATGCGAGGCGGCGGTACGAATGCAACCACAGAGCCCTATGACTATAACTATGACCACTTCGGTACTTCCAAGTGGCGCACGGCAGCAGGCGAGTATGCTCTTGCTTGCGACTCTCTTGACATGATGGGCAATGTATTCGACTACAATGGTGTGCAGGAAGGCAGAGGCAAAGGTGAACGCTTCTCGCTCAAGATACGCGCTTTCAAAGAGCCGTCATGGCTCAGTAAGCCGGAATACAAGGATGTTTCTCTCTGCGACCCCGACGAGGTGGATGCCAAAGGCAACGTGATAACCAAGATACGCTCACGCGGTCTTTTTGATACCTTCATTTTGCCCTACGCCTATTTTCTGCTTAACCGCAAGAAGTACATCATCCGCTGTTCGGCTTCTGTCGCACAGATAGCCGACATACCTAACCATTGGAAGACGTGGTGGAACATCGGAGGTGTGAAATGTCTTATCGACAAGGTGAATACAACTATCACGGCTAAGGAAGGCATTGGAGAGGTAGAACTGACCGTCTATGCCCTGTAAGAGTATTCTTTAATCAAACAAACATAATCATGGATAGAAAAATATTAATCACAGGCACAGGTATCGTTTCCAGTCTTGGCAACGATACCTTTTCCGTCGCACAGAAGTTGGCAAATGGAGAGTGCGGTCTGCACCACGATCCCGCACGCAGCGAGAAAGGCTATCAGTCCGACCTGTGCGGAAAGATAAAGGACCCGAACCCTTGGAAGTTATCTGAACTCACAAGGGCTCAACGGCAATGTTTTTCCGAACCGACCCTATATTCCTTATCTGCCGTCAATGAGGCTCTGATGGAAGCCAATATTCTTCCCGAGTTCTTGCAGTCTCACAATGTGTCTGTCATCGTCAGCAATGACTCTACGGCAGGAGAAAGCTATCAGGCAATGACCACTGCCATTACACAGCGCGACACCCGACGTTTAGGGGCGGCTGCAGTGTTTCGCACACTCAATTCCACCGTCAGCATGAACCTCGCCTCTATCTACGGACTGAAAGGACTTTCGCTTACCGTCAGCGGGGCTTGTGCCGGAGGAGGTCATGCCATTACTCTCGCCAAGATGCTTCTTGATACGCGCCAAACCGAAATGGTGATTGTCGTTGGCGCACAGGAGACTGGTCCCTTCTCCATGCTGTCGTTTGATGCCATGGGCGTATTCTCGCCAGACAAGGTGCAGCCTTTCGGCAAAGGCCGCAATGGTCTGGCTCCTTCGGGTGGTGCTGCCTGTGTCATTCTTGAGCCTTCCGACAGCTTGCGTTTTGAGGATTATGAAGTCTCGCCCGTGGCAGAACTTTCCGGCTGCGGCTTCTCCACCAACGGCACCAACATCTGTACCCCGGATGCTTATCAGGAAGAAGTGGCAATGATTAAGGCCATAGAATCGGCAGGACTCGATGCAGGAATGATAGATGTACTCCTTGCCCATGCCACAGGTACAGAGCTGGGCGATGCTGCAGAGGCAGAAGCCATCGGAAAGGTATTCCCCGAGAGCCCTTATATCGTAGCCACCAAGGGCATGACGGGGCACGAGTGCTGGATGGCTGGTGTATCGCAGGCCGTTCAAGCATCCATGATGCTCAACACAGACACTGTCTTCGGTGCGGCTACCACAGCCGAGAATGCTTTTCCCAAACTCAATCTCGTCATGCAGTCACGCGAGTACTCAGCACACCATATCCTCTGCAATGCCTTTGGCTTCGGAGGCACCAACTCATCATTCATCATCTCTAAATATCAACCATCATGAACAAAGAAGATATACGTCAGCGGGTGTTCAATATCGTTGAAGGCCTGCGCACACCTTGGGCATCGACAGCAGAAGTGACCGACAGCGCTAACCTGCGTGATGATCTTGCTCTTGAGTCTATTGACTTTCTCGACCTCGTTCTTCAGACCGAAACCATGTTCCATATCAAGATTTCGCCAGAAGAGGCAAAAGACTTACAGCTTGTGTCTGATGTGACAGCTATCGTAGAGAAGAAAATGTCTTAGCGACTTTCGCAGCCAAAAGAAAAATCTCAGCACATACATTCATCTCCTGTTTTATCTATAGATATGGCAAAGAATATTTTACTTACATCTGGTTCAATCCTTGCTGGCAACCCGGTTACTTTTACAATCTCGCCGTCAGTTCCAGATAATACACCTTCTTTTCATCGTGTCGTCGTAGAGGTCATGTTCGACAATGACGGCAGCTATGATGTCATACAACTCAATGAGCCTGTCACCAAAGAGGGCACTGATGTATCGCTTGATGTATCGTCAGCTCTCCGTGCGGCACTCGACTCCTACGAATATACTCCCGAGCCGACAACCTATCCTTTCGTGAGCTGGTACGTCCATGCCTACGATGAATATATGGATAGCAATGGTGAGATACATACCAATGTAGGCGAGGTGTTTTATCCTCAAAACCCCGACGAAACCGGCAATACGAACCTTCGCAGCATAGCGGGTGCTTTCTCTGATATGGTGCGCCTTCTGTCTGGACTCAGCAAGGGAGTCGTTTCGTTTACCCGAAAGCCGAACACATTGCCGCAACCCGTCGTTGTGGGTGACACCTTTATTTATACTCCATCATACGAGACAGAACAACTGCTCAGTAACAGTCCGACCCTGGTTCCTCCCACGTCTGTCTCTAAGGAGATTACGCAGGAAGGACTACAGACCGTCGGTACTCACCAACTTTATGCGCTGCCTGCTACAGAGGCGAGCAACCGTTACACCATACGCTTCATCAATCTGTTTGGTGTACTTGAGAATGTCAGTCTGCCGAAAGCCTACAGCCGTAAGATGGCGCTTACAACAGAATCGTATATTGTGGCAAAGCAGGAGACGTTCAACTCCTTCTCTCGTGCGTCGGTCAAGAAACAGAATGATCAAGAAACTTGGAATCTCACTACTGACCCGCTCGACGAGAATTGGCTCGACTGGTATCTGCACGAGTTTGCCATGAGCAAACACGCATGGATTTTATTGCACGGCATTTGGATTCCATGCACCATTCTTTTGGAAGACGAGACCACTATCCAGGATGACACTAATACCAACATGTATGCTTTGTCGTTTAAAGTAGTGATCGATATTAATGGTTCACTTCTACTCTGATAGAATACTTTTTTCTTAGTTTATGTCTGGCGAAGGTCATCGACTTTAGGGCTGTGTCCTTCGTTTTTTTTGTATCTATGTGTCACCCTCCCGCGCCATGCTTTGTCCCTATCAAGAAACGTGTTTTCGGTAACTTTGCTACATCTAAAAATAAATAATCAAAAATCATCATGGCAACAGAAGTCAAAATTACGAATTATTGGATTTCGAGCAGTGCGCTCTATATCCAACTCAACGCAATGGGTGAGCCTAACTACATCCAGTGTAGCGTGGCGAGTGGTGCTTCTATTCTATGCTATATGCAGGACATTGAGGGTCTGGGCTACGATGCCGGGCACAACTATCAGCGTTGGCCGTTAGTGGCTTATCCCTCTCTCTTTCCTGATGCAAAGGCTAAGTATGTTTACGTAGCCATTCCGCGCGTCAGCAATGGCGTCAACGGTACGGCAATGGTGGTATTCCCCAGCGAGCGCATTGACATCTACGGTAAGTCTATTGCATCTCCGGACAAGCAGGTGGGCAACGAGGACTATTACTATGTGTATCTGCAAGGAGAAATCTCTGAGGTCCTGACCAAAAATGTAGGTAAGGATGAGAACGATCAGGACATCATAGAAAAGTATCGTGAGTGGACTCTCACTGTGGAATACGGTTCTCTTGCCACCGACGAAGCGATAGCTTCCGGCGGCGAGGGTCAGTGGTGGAGATATGAGTCAGTACACGACACCATCAAGTTCCTGAAGATCATCTCTGTGGCAGCATTTACTACGCTCAAGGCAGCGACAGCCACTATCGCCACCCTTTTCTTGAACGGACATAAAATCGTTGGCGTAGCGACAGAAAACACCGATGATACGTCAGCCAACAAAGTGGTTACTCCTGAGTTCCTTGGGCAGTTTGGTGTACGCCATTTCTTATCCAAAGAGAATGATGACACGGTAAACGGCATGATTACCTTTATCAAAGGACTGGTGAGCGAGGCTTTAGTAAAGCTGAACAGAGGTGCTTACTTTGGTAAGGGAGGAGCGTTGATAGACGAGGCAGGACGTGCCATCTTGGAGTCGTTACAGTCCATCGACTACGACAACGAAGCAGAGCAGGGTTTCGCTGTTAAGAAGGATAACGGAAAATATCACGCCTTCGTTACGAACCTCACCATCTGGGGCAAGGCGATATTCCACGAATTAGATGTACGCAAGCTGTCTTATTCGGGAGGCAACTTCTATTTATCTGGAGCTGGTAGCAAGCTTATCAAAGTTGTGCCTGTCAAGGAATCGGTATCTGCTGACGGTGTGATCTCTTGGGTAGAAACAACTGCGGATGATGCAGAATGCGCTGGCTGGAAATGCTATCTCTTAGCTGACAACGGAACTACTGCCACGATGAACTACTGGCAGGAGGGCGACCAAGTGCGCTGTCAGACTATTGGCGAGATTGTGGCTGGTGGAGCATATAGTGATACAAGTAATAAGAGTTACTGGCGTACTATTCCTGATGGTGGCGTATCTACGCAAAATGAGAAGATATACGGCACTAAAACGGAGACTTATCTTGACGAAGCTGGTAAGGAGCAGACGAGAGAAGAACAGGTGGAATTGTACGATGGTCAGGCGTTTGCTTGGATTGTCGTTGGCAAGCATTCCGAAGGCTTAGACGGATATACAGAGAAGAATGCGCCTGTTGAGATAAAGGGAGACCCTGCTGAGGGCGACACAATCGTGCTGGACGGCAACAGACATCGTAATGGCAATCTTGAGTACGACAAGACGGACAGGCAGAACGTGATTATCCTTGAGACAACTGGCGACTATGCTCCTCGTATCGCTTGCTATGCTAATATCTCTGAGTACAAGCATACTATCACAAAAAGCGTAAATGGCGAGAACAAAGAAGTATCTCTGTCGGTATTCGAGACTTCACCGAAGGGTGGAACGAAAATCAATTCCTCACACTTTGAATTGATTTCGGATGACGGCAGTACTATTAATATCATCAATTATAGAGGTGACTGGGTAGAAGGAAATACCTATCATAAGAACGACCAAGTAAATCACAATAATGCCGTTTGGGTGTGTGTTGCCAATTCAGAGGAGGACGTAACAGGTGAGCCTTCTGACGGCTCGACACAATGGAAAAAAGTTCTATCTGGAAGCAAAGGCGAGAAGGGAGACAAGGGCGAGGACGGCGTGGCTTATCAGATAATGATAACGAGCGATACGGGCACGGTGATGATTAACGGTTCGGGCGAAATGACGCTGAAGGCAACGCTGCTACGCAATGGCGAGGACATAAGCGACACCGTGGGCAACAGCTCATGGTCGTGGTGGCGACAATCGGCTGATGCCGAAGATGATGCTGTATGGAATAAGCTGCATGAGGGGATTGGCCGGAACTGTCTTATAACACGTGACGACGTAGACAGACAGGCACAATTCGGATGTAGTGTGTGCGTATCAGATACAAAGACTATTAATAGTAACATATAATAATATTAAAACAAACAAACGATTATGGCAAAAGTATTAGCTAATGGTCAGATTACTATCGTTGACCTCAATGACGGCAAGGCCGTTCAGTGTTTTACACAATGCTCTAAGGGCGAGACTCAGATTTACACCCCCGACACGGGTGTGTACACTCCGAACTACTCGTCGAGTGAACCAAACGTGATAACAGCCCGTGTATATGTGACGGGCAGTGCTACAGACCAGGCTCCGACCTCGGCTTGTACGGGATGGTCGTGGAAGTTGGATGGTGTGGCTGCCACTCCTGTGAGCGGCAAGTCGTATCAGCTTAACCTCGCCAGCAACATCGACAAGAACGGCAGCGTGAAGAACATCGAGTGGTCGTGCAAATATACTGACCCCGAAACTAAGGCTACGACAACGTGTATCGGCTACAAGACCATTTCGCTGGCTAAGAGTGGCGGTGCGCTTCAGACGGTGCAGATTGAGACTCCCGACGGCAACACGTTCGACTCGACCAACAACAGCAATAAGCTGCGTGCTATAGCCAAGTTCTTCCGTGGCAACGTGCAGGACACCACCATGACATCAATGACTTGGGAGGTGCTGAATATCAGTGCAGGAACATGGGACGCCGTGGCTTCGGGCAACGTGAGCACTTCGGGCGGCGTGAGCACTCTGAACGTGAGCGCCAATGACGTGCTTAACTTCCAGACTTTCCGCTGTACGGTGAAGGACGGTGCTGATACGGCCAGCGCTATCATCACGTTCTTCGATGCGAGCGACCCGTACGTGGTGGAGGTGTATTCGCTGACCGGCGACAAGATAGTGAACGGTTCGCAGTCGACGGAGCTTTACGCCCGACTCTGGAAAGACGGCAAGGTAGTGGAGGATGGTGCAGCGGTGAAGGCAGACAGCAACCATGCCTCGAACTACATCTACAAATGGACGAAGTACAATGCCAGCGGTGTAGCCACGAACTGGAACGGTACATCAAGTGCGGTGAATGCTTCGAGCAAGCCTTACGTCACGGTGTCCAACGCTGACGTGGCAGTGAGAGGCACGTTTACTTGTGAGGTGTCTAAATAAGGGCACCTCACCCTTATTTTTTATTAATAAAAAAAATGAAAGAGTATGGCAGTATTATTGGCGAGGGGCCAGATAACGATAGCGGCGATAAAGGATGGTGCGCCTGGTCCGCAAGGCAAGCCTGGCAAGGATGCCGTTTCTATTATTGTCGAAGACGCTCCGCTCGTTTTTGACACAGATGATAGTGGAATTGTACCTGTTAGCATATCAAAGGCTGCGAAGGTAAAGATAATGAAGGGTAACCTGAATATCTCTAATGAATGCAGCAATATTAGCTCAAGGGATGATTTGTGCGTAAATTGCAAATGTGGTGCAATACAGAAGGATGGATATATCGAAGTATCTGTATCAGGCAGTAATATTGCAAAGAACGACGTGGTTATTGATGGTGTAAATCAAGGACAGGTTTCTGCAACATCAGGCTATGCGGTCGCACAATTTGCTTACGCTGGTGTAGTCTATTTTGCGCAAGTTCCATTCTCGGTAAACGTGTCGAAGTATATGGGTAGTGTAAAGGTTACGGCAAAGCAGTATCAGTCGCAATTTAAGGCATTGGAGAACGACCTCAAAAAAAGCAATCCTACCGTTCTCAACGCCTACACATCTACTATCAAGCAGACAGCGAAGGAGATTACTCTCAGTGTGACTCAGAGCCAGCAAGGACGGCATAACCTACTGCGAGATACGGCACTGACGAGGAAGGGTGATATATATTATTGGACCGGCCTCTTCCAGCCTACGATAACACAGGGCGTGAACGGCCATAATGCCATCCGCTTCTCGGTGACGGGTGACGGAACGCCTCAGTACAAGGGACTTTTCTGGGGAAATCACGTCAACGGCATCGCTGTGAAGAAGAACACCGACTACACATTCTCGGCATGGATAAAGTGCGACACGAAGGACTTACAGGTTTGTTCAGAAGTTTTCAAGATGGCTGCGCTGAATGGCGATAGAGGGGACAGAATTACTGCCACCTCGGGTAACATGTACTGGCTGACAAAGGAGAACGAGGTGAATCAGTGGAGGCAGGTGAACTACACCTTCAATACGGGCGACGCAGAGTTTATCGAGGTGAATATCTTTGTCTACAATGGCATAACCGTGGACGGAACCTTTGGTTATACTGTCTCGGGTAACGGATGGATATGTATGCCAATGCTTGAGGAGGGGAGCGAGTACACAGGCTGGACTCCTGCGGAAACGGACTACGACTATGTGGGAGGAAACCTTATGGAGGACACGATGACACTGACCAAATCGTCTGACAACAGCAATCTCCAGTTTGCCAGCGGACTGATTATGTTTGAAAAATACGAAGGCTGCTACGGAATATTGTACAACAAAAACAACTCGGCAGAGTCTCTGTTCACAGAAGCCTTGCAATATAAATTTCCAACAAGAGCTACCCTTTCTGGGCAGGCGAGAATAGTAAAGAAGCAGGACTATGTGTTTTCCTTCGTTGCCAAGGGCAGCGGGAACATCAATGTTTTTCTCTATGGAGACAGCGTTCATGCAAATGTATATACAGAAACCTGCGAAGGAAACGAATATACGGACGGCAGGGCTGACGGATACGCACAGCTCGCACTCACATCGACCTATAAGCGGTACTGGGTGCATTGGCGAATAGAGGACTATACTGGCGAGGGAGCAGAGGTAATTCCAGACAAGATGCTGATACGTGTTCCAGGAGATACTGAGGCTTGGGTGACAAAGCCGAAACTGGAGGAAGGCGCACAACTTACTGATTATACAGAACGGAAGACCGACCTCATAGACAGAGCCACAGCCAAGGCGGCAGGACTTGAGATTACGTCGAGCGGAGTAACTCTGTATGGCGAGAAAATCAAGGTGGAGAACACACTCTCTACCGGTCAGACTACGACAGCCGCACTCTTTACAGACGGAGCCATCAATGCGGCTCTGATACTGGCGCAGATGCTTACATCGCAAGGACACAACGGGCAGATGGTAAGGATAGCCGATGGCCTTATCAATATCTACGGCAAGGCAGGAACTGCAAATATCCGCTTCGGTCTGAACAGTTCGGGACAGGCCGTGCTGTCGTACTACGACGACAACGGAAACTTTCTCTACGACCTCGGCCCTACTGGTGTCGCCTCGCTCAGCAAGACCGACGCGAAGATAACTTCTGCGCAATATATCAAAGCAGAGGACGCAGGACTGACGACTCCACTCGGAGAGAATGTAGACCTGCCGTGGGTTGACACCACCAAGTCGTGGTACACGGCAACGAAGGACAACAACTACATTCTTTTCGTTAAGGGTGCGACGGGTAAAACGACAACCCTGTATCGTTACTCAGCACCAAGAGTGAACGGAAAAATAGTAGCCGACTCGGCAAACGGATTGGGTACATACGACCTTGCGAGTGCTGCCGACGGAAGGACGTTTACGAGCCGCACAATGGTGAAGAATGGTGCGCTGACAAATCTTGCGGATGGCGTGTTCCTTACTGCGGATGCCACGGTCTACGACAACACAAAGCTGGTGCCTTCCATCAAGAAGGGGCAGAGCGTGACAAGGCCATCCTTCTATGTACAGATAGCCACCTTCAGCGCTAAGTACATGACACTCGCAGGGCATGGAAGAATCTATTCGATACAGACAGAAACCACTTTCGGTAATCTTGACGTAGGAATAATGAGCAACAATAATTACTAAACGAATATGATAACATATAAGGAATTGTATGCTACGCCTTTGGAAACGAAGGTTGCGACATGGAAAAATAATGAGGTGCGTCTTGCTGTGAACGAACGCAAGACAGAAGACGGTGAGTATCTGTACGACTGCGTGTTGCTCGGCATGAATACCGATGAGGTGCCCACAGAAGAACAGCTGACAGAGGCTCTGAGAATCAAGTGCATCGAGCAGATAACGGAGTACGATAAGAGCGCAGAGGTGAATACGTTTTATCTCAACGATGAAGCTCACTGGCTCGACTTCGAGACAAGAGACAGAGTGTATCAGGGCAACGAGCGACTTATGCGAATGGGGAGAACGGAAACGACCCTGTGGCTCGACGGCGAGTGTTATACCCTGCCTATTGACACAGCTCAAGACCTCATCAGCAAGATAGAAGTCTACGCAAAGGACTGCTACAATGTTACGCAGACCCATCTTGATAAGGTTGCGCAGTTACAGACGATAGACGCATTGATAGCCTATGATATTACGGCAGGTTATCCCGAAAAAGTACGATTAACAATTTAATTTTATAGCTATATGAAGAAAATCGTTAAAGGCAATGACTTCACGCTGAAGATACCAGTGATGAAGATGGTGGAGGGGCAAGCACAGGCTTTCCCTCTGCCAGCCTTTGACTACGCATATAACACAATTCTTACGTTAGGTGGTGAAGAACAGCGTGGTTTCATTATGTCGATAGGACAGGAATTAGTACATGTAGCTAACCTTGAGACTATCAAGGAAATTCTGACGGAATTGTTTGATGCAAGCACTGCCACAGCCTATGAAACTTTCGTTAAGAAAACCATTAGATGGACTTCAACGCAGGGTAGTGCCACGTTTGCTGTTTACTGCGCGTATCAGATTGGCACCAACAGAAAGCCCGTCGCCTACTCGGTTCTGCCTGTCTACGCTTGCTGACCTATTTGCCTCTTTGAGAGAGAGAGTAGAATAAAAAGTAACTTTAAAAGAAAGGTAAAATTATGAAAAAAACAATTTCGTTTGTCAGTACGATTATTCCTGCTGACCAGTTTAAAAAAAAATATGAAATCGGTAGTTCAGACAAGAGTGAAACAATCACCATCTACCATCTTGGCGAGGTGTTGGATAGCGAGATAGGAGCTTATCGGTGTTATGAATGTAGCATCCCGACATCGCTATTCGATGAGGACGAGGTGAAGGCTGCTTACGCTAAATTCGATGAAAGAGTAAAGGCGGCAGAATTGGCTTATGCCATCTCAAAGAAGGAGGAAGAGATAACAGCCTACGACACCTCAGACAAGGTAAACGGCTTTATTTTAAACGGTATGCTTATTTCATGGAACAAGGATGACCCTAATTCTCCTAACGTCGAAAAGCGCATGGGCTTACGACAGAATATTGCTGACAAGGTTGCGCTTGGCGAGGAAAATATCGCTATATGGCTAAAAGGTGTATCTTTTACTATGCCATGTGCGCAAGCCGAAGTACTCATGCGAAGCATCGAAAACTATGCTTACGAGTGTTTTAACGTTACGGCGAGCCATAAGCAAGCAGTCAGTCAGCTGACGACCATCGAGGAGGTGGAAGCCTACGACTACAAGGCAGGCTACCCGAAGATGCTTGAGATGCGTGTATAATATCATTTTCCTGATGCCGGGAAAATGATAACCATATTATTGACCTCAATAAAATGGTCAGTATTCCATAAACCCATTAATATAAAAAGATTATGTGTATATTAAGTATTATTTCGTTTCTCCTCTTGGGAGGATTCCTTCTTCTGTCGTTTATGCGCTTCGGAGCACCCGACATGATAAGCGACATTTACTATCAGTTGCAGAACTGCACGGGCAGCGAGGTGATAGGCAACAAGACGAAGCACAACTATGGACTTCTCTTCACCTTTATCATGTTCTTCACAGCCATCGCCATGATGGTATGTATGCTCGACACGGGCAAGGGCATTCAGTGCCTCGCCTTCATAGGTTGCGCAGGACTGATGTTTGTCGGTGCTGCACCCAACTATCTCGATGCCGACGCCTACCCTATCCATAAGGGAGGAGCCATCGTAGCCGCCATAGGATGCGTAGGCTGGTGTATGAGTGTATGCTGGATGATGACACTCATCGTACTGGCAGAGTACCTTCTCTGCCTCTACATCTTCGACCGCAGGGCGTCATTCTACAAACCCTGGTATTGGGCAGAGATGGCGGGCTTCATTGACGTATATTTCACCTATTGGCTCTGCGTATGAAGACATTTCTCCGAAACCTCATCACCCTCAACAAGCGAGACTGGATCGGTCTTGCTTGTTTGCTGTTTGTCAGTATATTTGTAGGTCCGCTGGCTTTGCCTGTCATGATAGGACGCGAGATATACCAGTACCGGCGCTATCACCTCCCACGCTTCGAGTGGGAAGACATTGTGCGATACACCCTCGTCATCTTCCTGGGGAGCATCGCCCACTACTTTATCTTTGATTATGTCTTGAAGATGAATCATATTGTCTCGCTCTGTTGATTGCGGCAGAACTCGTTTCCATTTATTTCCTTTTATTTCTTAGGAAATAATTGGAAACGAAAAAATTTGGTCGTTTCAAGAAAAAACATATAAAACAATCCCTGCCATTCTCACGAATAGCAGGGATCCATACTTTTAATTTTAGATTATGACTCTCTATTTGAAACTTCGAGTCACATTATAGCACTGCAAAGGTAAGCAAAGTTTGCGAAACACGCAAATTTTCTCCTTTATATCTTTAATATTCTATCATGCCGCCGCTTTTCTTACTCTCCAGGCACAGTAAAGTCTATCCACTTCACGTTAGGGAAGTACTTCTGGTAGTTGTCCTTGGTGATGTCCTGTTCCCAGTCGGTGCCGTCCATATACTCTATGCAGACGCTCACGGGCATGGCATGCACCTTCTCCACTCCGATGAAGGCAGCGTTTGCCAAACGCTTATACTTCTTGTTCGTGTCGAAAGGTCCCGTTGCCGACACCTTGCGCAACTGAAGGTTGGGTGTCATGCCTACCGACACGTCGCCTACCTCGTTTACGGCACACCACTCCACCTTGACGTACTTCACCTTCTTCTCTCCGTCGCATGTAAAACTGACGTACAGCGCCTTGGTTGTGTAGAGCAGTGTAGGCTTGAGCTTGAAGCTTGAGAACACCACTTGCGCATTTGCTGTATGGGCAACGAGCATCATTGCCAACAGCAGCAGCATCTTGATTGATTTTTTCATACTTTGATATTTTTATTCGTTAATATGTTCATATTTTCGTAGTCTTACACTCTCCCACTCCCTTATTATGTCCGATGTTTCACGCACGTTTTTTGTACCTTTACACTATGAGCAACGTCGTAGTACTTTCATAGTACTCTCGTAGTACTTTCGTAGTACTTGCTCTGAGTTAATTAACGCCCCCTTTTAGGGGCAATGTTTCACGTAATTCTATTGCAACTATGGCAAAAATTACACCCAGCCATTTGATTAGTTCAATCAGTGGCAAACTGTGCAAGAAGGACACTACTTATATTGGTGTCAACAAACGCACGGGTAAGATGTATTCGGCTGGCTATCATGGATGCTCGCAGCCGAACAGTGAGAAACAGCAGACGGCAAGGGATGCCTTCAAGAAGAAGGCGCAGTTTGCCTCGTCTTGGTGGAAGCAGAACCGCCCGTCGGCAACGTCGGCGAAGGGCACGGAGGCTTACCTCGCCGTGATGAAGGCCTACAAGGCGCAGCACAAGATCGGCAACCCTTACAGCTTCATGCGCTCCCTCGTCACCGATGACCTCAAGGTCATCCTTGCCGGCAACGACCTCACGGGTGGCGTGAAGCCAGGCGGCTCCACCACTGAAGGCGGCGGTCAGAAGCCTGGCGGCGAGCTGGAGTCTTAAAGGCCGTTAAGTGCCAGAAGGCTTAACATTTCCCACGGCAGGCACACGGCTTGCCGTGGGATTTTTATTCTTCGGGCAGGAGCATCACACCGACACGAACCTTTGCACCACAATGAGGACAGAAGGCGGTGGTGTTGATAGTAGGCTGTGCATCGCTCGAATCGCCTATTGGATAGAACAAATCAGTGATGTCGCAATCCAGTTTCTCGCAAAGGTCTTCCAAACGTTTTATTGTAGGGTTGCCTTTGATGTAATTCTGAATGATGTTCTGCGTCTTTAGGTCGAACTTCTGACAGAAAGACGTAATGGTGTAACCGCGCTCTTTTATGGCGCGACGAATGTCTATTTTCGTTCTCATGTTTATATTAGTATTGTTTTGGCTGCAAAGTTAATACATATATTTGTATTTTGCAAGTTTTTCTGAAAAATAATTATTATATACGTTTATTTCTGTTCAAAAGAGTATAGTTTTATCTGTTCGCAGAGTTTTCTTTTGTATTTTTTTTGTAAAAAAAGAGAGGCATATCATCTATTTTTATTGTATCTGAATTATTATTTTACCCCTATAAATAGTTAATAATCAATGTCTTAACTAAAAATCACTCCTGTAAAAGCCATCCCAAGAGGAACACCTAAATAATTGATAATTAGAGCAATCGCATCCAGCAAACTTTCCTTGCAACTTCGATTCGCAAGCGAGAGCGCCGCCGCACTGGGGAGCCTTGCGTGCACCCGATTTAGCTAAAACTTATCATATATGCGGACGCACACCCCAGGCGGGCGAGGGTGCGCCATGGATGGGGAGAGGGTGCACGGCGTAGGGCGTGAGGCATACCAGACGGGGCGAGGGTGTGCCCCTCGCTCGCCCTGAAGCGGTCGAGGGTGTGGCGGTCGTGTGTGCTGTTGCTCGTCGTGGCTGCTGTGGATGCCTGAACGGTGGCGAGGTGGTCCGCAGAGGTGCAGCCGTGCGCCTATATAATCAAGGTAAAAAGAAAAAATAATGATAAAAGCAAAAATAATTGCAAAAATATTTGGTAAAAGGTAGAAAAATTACTACCTTTGCAAAGTCAAACAAATAAAACATATAAAATAATGAAGTACACAGAATTTCACCGAAGAATCAAGGCCAAGGGCTGGAAGTTCGACCACGCCGAAGGCTCGCACTACTTTTACACCAAGGGCGGAAAGCTCTCGCCCCCTGTCCCCTTTCATGGGGCAAAGGAGGTGCCCGAGCCGTTACGGCGGAGCATAGCGCGAGCGATGGGAATTTAACAGAAGAAAGAGGAAAGGGGCGCGCCCCTTTCCTCCATCATAATAAACGATATAATATATATAAGGATATGGCAAACGAAATTATAATGCTTATTTCTGCAAGTGCCGACAGTTTCGGCGCATGCTCTGAGAATTGCCCCGGTATTTGGGCGGCTGGCGACACCGTGGAAGCATGCAAGGCCGACACCGTGCAAGCTATCGAGTTAATAGAAAAGAACATGCCACGCGAGGACTGGCCCGAACCTCTGAAGGCTGGCGAATATACAATTATATGGCGGTATGATACCGAAAGCTTTTTGTATTATTACGGTAGTTTTATATCTCTTGCAGGTATGGAGCGTATCACGGGGATAAATCAAAAACAACTATGGGCCTATATGCACGGACGCAAGAAACCGCGACAGGCACAGAAAGAGAAAATTATAAACGCTTTACACCGTTTCGCCCGTGAGTTGGCGGCGGCCGTTATACTTTAGGTTAGTTTTATTTGTTTGACAGCTTTTGGAATTAGCCGAAGTTATCCCGACAAGGTTTGCACCCTGTCGGGATTTTTTTTGTTTTTACCTCTTTGCTCCTCCCCCCTGCTCCAGACGCTCGACGATGGCGCGGAGCTGCTGCACGGTGTCGGCTGTGTAGGTCTCACCGCCGACACGCACGACACCAACCAGGGCACCACCACCACCGCCTGCGCGCTGCGCCCTGGCTTGCTTCACCTCCTCCACAACTGCAGGAGGGGCGAGAAGCTGCCACGGCTCCACATCCAAGGCGGCGGCGATGCGCTCCAAGGTTGGGAACGATGGCCGCGAGATCGTGGCGGATACACTGGGACGCGATACGCCCAGAAGGTCGGCTAAATCCTGTTGGGTCATGCCCTTTTGTGTTAGTATGTCTTTAATGTATGATTTCATCTTTTTTAATTTGGGTACAAAGATATACATATTTATATAATGTAAAGAAGTCTTTACGTTAAATAGTGTTTAAAGTAAAAAAATAGTTACTTAAATATTTGTTTGGTAAATATATATTTACTATCTTTGCACTCGAAAACAAAGTAACAACAAAAATACAAAGATTATGAAAAAGTCAACAAACATTGCAGCATTGAAAGAGTTAGTTAATTACAACGTATTAGACCGCGTTAAGTTACGCGTTAATGGCGTACAGGCTTACAACATTGCCGAGGGCGAGGAGTACACCGTAATAGTAAAATATGAAAAGCAGCGCGGCCGCTATTACTTCGTAGATCGCGACGGCCGCCGCTTCCTTGCTTCTCACTACGACCGCGCCGAGTTCATAGCTGGTGAGATGCTCGCAGTAATCGCAGAAGAGCGCAGCGCAGCACAGCGCGCAGCCGAACAGGTGAAGGCGTCCGGCTCTGTCGCCGTATGCTCTTCGCTTTGTGATCTCTTTTTCGAGGAGTGCGATATACTCGGTATCAGAGTCAAGAGCACCGCCGTAGGTGTTGACAACCTCGGCCGTATGCTTACATGCTACGACCTGGTAAAGGATGACGAACCAGCACAGCAGGAAGACAGCGACAACAACGACGCACAGAGCAACGAGAGCGACCAGACAACCGCCGAGCCTTCACGCCTCGCCAAGGCAGCCGCAAAGGTAAAAGCATACGCCCGCCGCGCGGCCTTTGATGTGAGCCTTTTAGCCGTGGTTGTTCTCTGCTTCGTCGTCTTCTTCGCCTGCATCCCTGCCTTTAACATGATGTTAAAGGCCGCAGGCATCGAGGGGACAGCCTGTACCGTCTTTACATGGTGCGCCCTTTTCCCTGCTCTTGATATTACTTCGTGGCTTGAGTGTAACGCCTTGGCGGTCTTGGCTCGCTTGTTCCCTGATATGTTCAGAGGCCCGCGCCCTGAGTTCCTCCGCCCCTGCTCTATCTTAGCAAAGGCCGTCCGCAACTCTTTATAACCATTTTAAAATCCTCGAAGATATGAAGACAATCACCGCAACCCCTCAGACCATCACAGCCGCCGCAGTACGTCGCGCCCTGGCTCAGTGTCTCACCCTCGCCGCCACATACGGCGCACAGCGCACCGCCGCAGCTCTGAGAGCTGCACGCCGTTTCGCCATCCTCTCCGCTGCTTGGCTCCGTGCCTCGCATGAGTTTTTCGCCCAGGATGGCGACCCTATCCGCTGCACAGGCTGGCAGCTCGTCGGCTTCAACCTCGCCGCCGCTGCCGTTGTCGTATTACTCAGCATTAAGTATTAACCATTTAAGATATGTATATTATGACACGTTACAACAATTATATAAAGGCTACAGTGCTAACTCCTGGTACCGCTGAAATCATGTATCGAATTATTAATAATACGCCAGAACTTGACAAACTCACGGGCGCACAGTGTGCCGTTGTCGCCGAATTGATGTACCAGCAAAAAGAGTATGGTTTCGACGAGTGCCTGAAGCAAAATGGCCTATAACGTAATATATTATAGCACCCCTTTATAAATCACGGAACAAATAACAACAAAAATACAAAGATTATGAAAGCAACATTAAATGAGATTATCGAGAACTTAGTTAAAGTATTAACCGACAAGGCAGAGACCGCACAGTATTACAGCGATAACGAACAATACACCGGCCTTTGTGGCTGGTGCGGTATCATGTCGCCAGAATCTCGCCCGGCATATATAAAGACCTTCGGCAAGGATACGACCGAGCAAGCCGAGGCCAAGGCCCGCGAGATCATCGCCGAAAAGGAAGCAGCACGCCAGCGCACGAAGTACGCACAGCACGCCAAGGAAGCCGACCGCCTCGAAGGTGTGCCCGCCGTTGGTGGTTTCTTTTGGGCAGACAATAGCGGCCTAAAGTGTGACGGAGGCCGCGGCCTATTCGAGGAGCTGCACGCCCTCAACTACTACACACACGCCGACGAAAAGCCCGCCCGCCTCTGTTGTGTCGAGCAAATTATAAAAGTATCGGAGGCCGATTTTTCCCGCCCAGAACTCGCCGACGAACTCGTAACACGTCACAACCTGCAGGGCTTCTGTCGTTCTGAGGACGTGGACGAGGAACACAACAAATATAACTACAACAACGAGGAATGGGCGACCTTTTACACCGTCGGCGCTCTTGTGGTTGCGCCTTCGGGCAAATACTATCTTATAGACTCCGAGGGCTACGACTACGCGCGTTATATCTACGTGCCGATTGAATGGCCCGTAATGTTCGCCGATGAGGTGGCGAGCATCAAGGCAGCCGAGGAAGCACGCAAGGCAGAGGAGGCGCGACAGGCAGCCGAGGAGAAGGCGCAGCGCCTCGCCGAATATCGCACGCGCTGCGCTAAGTGGCTGCCCCTCATGCGCAACGTGGAGGAGATGGAGCAGGACGGAAAAGCAACCGCCCGAAAGATTGACAACGCCCGAAAGGCGAATATATTGGCCATGTGCTCCGCCGCCTTCCCTGGCGTGAAGTTCTCCGTATCTGTTCGCCGTGGCTGGGGTGCCGATTTCGATTTAACATGGACCGACGGCCCCACGGTCGAGGAGTTCGAGGCTAAAACCGATCTCGATTTATTTTGCCGCAGTCGCGACACCTTCAACGGCTGGGACGATTCAACCGACATTATTTTCTCCGAGTTCTGCGAGTTCGCAGATCTGACCATGGGACGCAACGGCGGCGACATCAAGGCACGCCGCGAAATGTCAGACGAGGCACGCGCCGCCCTATTGGCTGACATCTTCGCCACCGTTCCCGCCACCGACAGCCGCGACAAATACGGCTATACTAAGCCGTACACCTACACCGACAAGGAGGCCGAGGCAGTAGCCGCAGCCCTTGGCGTGGACGTGTTCGATATACTCATACAGGGATACGCCGAGACCGCCGACACCATCGCCCGCCGTGCCTGGGACAAACGCAGCTACACCAATACCACAACGCCAGAGCCTACCGACCCGAAGCCGGGCAAGGCTCAAGCAAAGGCGACAGAGCACACCGAAGCCGCACCCGCTCAGGATGCAGCACAGACCGCCGAAGCACCCGCCGAAGGCTTGCAGCTCGTAGCAACAGCCGAGGGCGTGGCAGTGATAGGCGACAGCCGCACAACATACCGCAACCGAAAAGCCATCAAGGCGCACGGCGCGACCTGGAACAAGACCGCCCAACAGTGGCAGGCAAGCGAGCCCGAGGCCGTGGCACGCCTTCGCGAGTGGTTCGGGGTATCTGTTACCCCGACCGCCCCAGAGGCCGACACAGCCAACGAGAGCGACAGAAAAAAGGCTTTTTTCGTAATCTTTGCAGCGTGCGAAATTGGTGCGCAGGAATGGAACAAAAGCGGATATTATACAGGAGGAACCACTCAAGACTGCGAACCCTTCGAAGCTGTCGCACCGGAAGCCGTGACAGCGTGGAAAGAAGCGGGGCAGCCTCTCAACCGCAACGAGTGCGCCCGCCTCTATGGCGAAGAATTAACCAAGGAGGCCAAGGACGCGCACACAGTTGCCAGACATCGCGCGAAATATTGCGAAGACTGGCGCGACGAACTCCGCGAGATATGGGGTATATATAAAGATCTGACAGCAACAGACCACACAACCGCAAAGACTTCCGCAGATGCTACGTTATACGAGCCCGCCGAAATCACGGCAACCGCACCGACCGACACCGCCGAGGACTTCGGCAGACTGACGCAAGCGGGGGAGCAGCCGGAAGGCTGCGGCAAGGTGTGGCAGTTTGAACGATGCACGGACGCCAACGGCCACGAATTGCACGAAATTCGCCGCGTGCCTTCTGGTTTCATGGTGTTTTTCAATGTGTGCGAAGCAACGGGCGGCGGTTGCTCTACGATGGTCGTATATCCCACATATTGCGAAGCCCTGGAGGTGCTGACCCACTGCCGACCTGGTGCACAACTGATTGCCCAGCCTGCGGCATAGACTCCTTATTATAGCGTGTGCGAAAAATTGAGGACTTCGCACACGCTCAGAAAACAAACTCTATATTATAGACCCTTAAAAATTGTACTGAATTATGGACAATAGAAAAGAATACGCCTACCTGCTTTGTGTCGGTGGCAAGATCTTAAAGATTATAGCTAAATGGTGGAGCACGCCGCAGGAAATGACGGCAACGAAATGCGGCATGGCGACCGTGGCACGCACATTCAGAAAGTCGGCGGGCGTGTTGGTCTATGAGCGACAGGGCGGCGGTCTCTGGAAGTTCGCAGAACGTTGCGAGGTTCGCCCCGACTCTTACCCACGAGAGATCATCCTTACAGCGGACAACGAGATATTATATTAAATCCTATATTATAGACCCTATAAAATTATACTGAATTATGGCAAGAGTAGATTTATACAAGTTTGACGTGTATGAGCCGTATAAGCTATGCGGCGAATGTCATAGAACATTAAGAGAGGCAAAGCAGGCCTATGTAAAGCACTTACAGCAAGCCCATCGCGTTGGTTGTCAAATACTTGGCTGCACCCTAAAGGATGATAGCAGTTTTTTGACCTTCACCCCGTGGTATAGCGACGTACTGGCCTTCGGGCGCACAAAGCTGACCAACATCGGTTACGCCGTGAAAGTTGGCAAGTATAAAATATAATAAAATTCTATATTATAGGCCATTCAAAAAACGACTAAATTATGAAATTCGTAAGAACGACTCACTTATCCATTCACTACACCGAGAAGCAGCTAATGGATATATATTTAGCGGATGAAAACAGTTTCACCTCTCAAATGATGGTGCAGGAATTACTGGAAGATCAGACTCAACGTTTTTTGCAACTAATAGAGAGCCAGGCGCTCGGGATGTCACTCGGATGGATGGCACCAAATGCACCAACGAAAAGTCGATAATAAAAGGGCATGAGAGTCATAGTGGTGGTCTTTGGGCAGTTTGCAGGGACATGGGCAACGATGTTGCTGAGATACGCGCTGCCGTGGATCGTGAGATAGCCGAGGAGACGGCACAGCGAGAGCGCGAGGAGCTTCGCCTGAAAGCGGAAGCCGAAGCTAAGGTGAAGGCTTTACAGGAGGCTCAGGAGATTAGGGCTGCGCTTGCCGGCATGAAGGACAGTGTATGTATCAAGCCTATTGAGGTGTTGCAGCGGTACGACTTGCTGGAGGAGCATCTGGAACAACTGAAGCCTGGTGAGTATGCCGTTTGCATCAACTATAGGAAAAAGGGCACGGTGGAGTTGCGCACGAAAGCACGAACGACCGACCATCTGAAGGTGTTGGCAAAGGTGACGAAGGAGGAGAAGAATAGTAAAGCCGCTTTACATCGTTTTGCCGTGAAGGTGCGCGAGGCGTATCAGTCGGGCATTGTCATCATCGGAAAGACTCACGCCCTTCATAGTTTCGGAAAGCGTATTGTGGACGCTGCTCTTTGTATCAAAGAGAGTAAAAACACCTACTTTTCCTCGGCTGCGCCTCGAAGATATTATGACAAGAACACTTTGGTGTATATGAAACTTGAACAGATAGAACAGAACGGCAATTAATTTAATTTATTATAGACAATATGGAAAAAGACCAAATCATTTACGACAAACGTAAGGCCATGGGCGAGAGCATCCGCGCAATGCGTACCGCACAGGGCTGGGAGCAAGATCAGCTCGCCAAGATTGCGGGCATCTCTATCTCAAACATTCGCAGCGTGGAAGCCGGCAAGTATGCCGTTAATATCGACGTACTCAACAAGATTGCAGGAGCACTTGGTGCGGAGCTGAGAATGGTGGAAAGGTAATTTTAAAGGTAAAAAAGTAAAAAGGTAAAAAGAGCCTTCTTGCTGATTTCAAAACAAAAAGTAAAAAACGAAAGATTATGGCAACAAAGAAAGTTTATCCGTTTATCCATGTTGGCAGCTTTGTCAACGGCGAGGAAGTAATGATTGACGCTCGCGAAGTATGTTTCTATTATCCCGCACCATCCGTAAAGAAGGCCGATGGAACACCGATTGCCTATGTGGTCGGCTTGCGGTCGGGCAAGGAGTTGACGCTATGTGTGGACGTTGATCAGGAAGTATATCCTGGAGAGGATCTTGTTACCCTGATTGACAGAGTGCTGTATAGCCACTTCTGGCATGACAACGAGGACTCTATGCCGGACGAGGATGAGGAATAACATAACATTTTAATTTTTACGAAAGAATATGGCAAAAGAAAGATTTACGTTGACATCGGGCAAGGATCTGATGTGGACAGTGACAGACAATGAGAACGGAATTGCGATTGAGTTTCGCGAAGGTTTGTTTAATGAGAGTCAGGAGGTGAAGCTGATTGCTGAGTTCACTTATGGTGACGCACCGAGAATGGCACGTATCATGCGCGAGATAGGCGACTGGATGGCGGAGAAACACGTGGAGGTGGCTCTTAGCGACTGGCGCTCTCGTCGCTCTGCTATCTGGAAGTTGAGCAACGAAAAATTCTGGCTGGCGATGGCAGCAGCTACCAACAGCCTTCTGCTGTCGGACAAGGACGCAGAACACGCGGCTTTTATGTTGTACGCCGAGGTGTGCGATTGGGCAGAGTTCGAGAAGAGTGTGGACCTGACGGAAGCCGAGGAGGAAAACCTGAAAGGCGTGTTGTCGGAACTGACGGACGCAGAAGCTTGGGAGGTGTTCAAAATCCTGCACGTCTTTTGGAACTATCGCACGGAAGACACAGACATGTTCCAATGGGCTTTGGATGTGACCTGGTGGCCTGCATGGTTGCCAACGGATCTGAAAGAGTCTGAGACCGCAGATGATGATATTATAGACGAGAAATAAAACGAGGGAAATATGGAAATAATAAAGACTGAAAATTCAAGATCAGGTCGCCCTGCCATGGAGGGCAGGACACGAAAATATATCGTAGCCGATGATGTGCACGAGTGGATTCTCCAGCACGGAGGCGGCCAGTATATCACAGACACCATGCGCACGATTATGGCAGTGCAGCAGGGAAACGAATAAAAAATAGCAACAACATACTTTTAATTTAGAAACATATTATAGCATGATGAAAACAATAGAGAACTTTGACGATTATCGTGCGCTGGTGGACGAGGTGAAGATGCACGACTATAGATATTTCGGGCTGAACCGCCCGACCATCAGCGACGAGGAATACGACGCGATGTACTTTGCCTTGCAGGAGTACGAAGAGCAGCACGCGGACGAGATATTGCCCGACTCACCTACTCAGCAGTGCTACAGCGAGAACGGCAACGGAAAGCGCACGGTGGCACGTCGCACGGCTTGCCTGTCGATGAAGAAGTTGCACGATGCCAAGGCGGTGGTGAAATACCTGAGAGCGCAGCAGAGAGCTGCCAATATCGGCAGCAAGGGCACGGAGGTGGCTGTAGAGTGGAAGTTTGACGGCGAGACCGTGAGCTTAGTATATCGTCAGGGAGTGTTGGCAGAAGCCACATACGGACACGGCAAGGAGTTGTTTGGCAACGACTGCCTGGACCATATCAAGCATGTGCAGGGCGTACCCGACAAGGTGGACGTATGGAGTCAGTACGACCGAGTGGAGGTGAGAGGCGAGGTGATCATTTCGCTTGAGGAGTTTGCCCGTTATTGCAAGGCTGGCAAATCACCCCGTTCTACGAGCAACGGCATCATGGCGAAGAAGGTGGCTGTGGCTGACGAGTGCAAGCGCCTGGAGTTTCATCCTTTCCGCCTCATTATGGATGGCGTGACAAGACACATGCCGGCGATGCAAGCCTTAGAGCGCAACAGCTTTAAGACTTCTGGTTTCGTGTCGGCTCTCAATCTTGAGAAGACGGATACCGAGCTGGAGCAGGACATCGAGAACATCGTGTGCGCTGCCGAGGTAAAGCGCGAGAAGCTACCCTACCCTACCGACGGACTTGTCTTTAAGTTCGACAACTACGAGTATTACGACTGCATCGGACAGACCGACCATGACGCAAAGTATAACTGCGCGTTTAAGTTCCGTCCCGTATTCAAGGCCGTAACCACCTATCGCGGACATCATACCACGGTAGGCGAGAAGACTGGCAAGATAACATTCGTAGCCGACTTTGACGAGGTGGAAATGAACGGACACCTTTTTGCTCATGCCAACTGCGGCAGCGAGCGCACGTTCCTTCAGAAGGATCTTACACCTGGATGCAAGATTGAGGTTAGCTTGCACGGCGATGTGATTGTTTGCGTTGATGGAAAGGTGGAGGAAGAATCTATCATTGAGGAAGAACCTCTTGTTATAGACGAGGAGCCTCTTGTTATAGACGAGTCGGGGATGGTTCATCATCCAGAGCCTCACGTTATAGGGCAGGATATTAATCAGAGCCAGGAGTCTGAAGCAGAGCCAGAACCTATTCTTCAGCCGGAGCCTGACCCTCAGCCGAAGCCGAAGCGCAAGCGTAACTATCCGCAGGTAGGCGAGCCGACACTGCGAGGAAATGAAGAATCGGTATCTGCACAGCAGGAGATGTCTTCTTGTGGCATAAAAAAGGCGTTGACCTATATGTTCGCGGCCTTGGCTATCGTATCAACGGGTGTTGTTCTCTTCTCCATGATCGGTGCTGCTGTTTTCTTCTTGCCATTGTTGGCAGGAGCTTTCAAACAATAAACATTAATACAAAAAGAAAATGAAAAAGAAACTATTTGATATTGTTATTTCTGTGGAAACCGACGGTAAGACTGTGACGGCAGACGTTTGTTGCCAGAAGGACGGGGAGAACTTTACCCAGGATGCACTCGAAGGCGAGAACCTTCGACTGGCATGTGAGAGTCTGAGGCACACGATGGGATTGTTTGCGAGACGTTTTTTCTATGAGCAGAAGGAAAAGGGAGTAATATCCGAAGAGGAGTATAACGAGATTGTGAACGGAAAATAATCAATATTTTTAATATTTAGAGAATTATGGCAGAAACAGAGAAATTTTCAAAGAGTCAGATTGAAACATTGAAGCACATTCAGAAGAAAGGATTTGCGGCTTATCGACGTGTAGACGAAAAGCCAAAAAGTCCGGAACTGGAGGAACTCGTAGAAGCAGGGTATCTTGAGACGTGGTATCAGAGAATGTTCGGCGAGGATGTGTATAAGTTGACGGAGAAAGGCGAAAATCTGGTAAGGTCGCTTGTAGGGTAAAATCCGTTTCGTCTACTAAATTCTTTTATTAACTAAAAATTAAAAGAAAATGAAAAAGAAACTATTTGTTTGTTGCACCATGGCCATGGCTGCAGCTCTGCTGATGCCCACGATGACATCATGCGAGAGTTTTCACCTTCAGGACGAGCAGCAACAGGAACAGCCTGCTGGTAAGGCTCACGTCAAGTTGCGTTTCGTTAGTGCCTCACAGCCCTCATCCTTTGCTAAGGCAGCCGTAGCTCCAATGTTCGATGCAACTACGCGAGCCTCCCTTGTTGCCAACGGCAAAGAGCTCACAGACCTGTATATCCTGGACTACGACAAGGCGACAGGCAAGTTGCTCCAAGTGCTCCATCAGACGAACACGGCAGCCGACTTCGCCGAGCCTGACCTGACGCTCGACTATGGCGAGCATACCCTCAAGGTGATAGCAACTCGCAGCACCGCCTCTACCCTCCTCGACGCAACCAGCACACCCTTTGCACTTACTGACAACCTGCTGACGCCTGTATCATCCACCACGGAGCCCGTCGTCTGGACGAGCGACAAAACCTCAGACAGCTTCGGCGCAGTGAAGGACATAACGGTTGCCGTGGGTCAGAACGAGGTTGCCGTTATTGTCTTGGAGCGATTGGTGGCGAAGATGGTGATCAACAGCACCGACGTGTTCCCAGACGATTGCAGCACCATCGATGCCATATTCAACGAATACCGCACTATCAACTGGCAGACCTTGGATGTTATGGACTATGTGAAAAATCAGCGCAGTTCTGATGTCTCCTCTCTTGCCGGTACTGTAGGCACCACCATCGCCTACTTCGTGCTTTGCCCGGAAGATGGCTACTCAGCCGACATCACCTTCACGATGAACCGTAAGAACACCTCCACGCCCTATGCAACCATCACGGTACCTAACGTCCGCCTGGAGCGCAACAAGATAACGACTATTACAGGTTCATTTTATAATCACAGCGCCTCCCTCTCACTTTCCATTAAAGATGAATGGCAACAGGAAGGTAATGATATTAACATATAAATTCAAAAGAGTTCCCCCAGCACGCCCAGAAAGGGCAGAAGCTCTTAGCCCAGGGCAGCGCCCTGGGTTATCATGTTCGCAAACTTGGCGCCCTGTTTTACTCTAATTGAGCAAGCTTTGAGCGTATTTTTTAACGTTAATTA